ATCTGGTCAGCGCCGCCCCAGCGCCTCGCCGTTTAGGACGTGAGGCCCGCGGCTATCGGGTAGGAGAGTTCCCACTCTTCTCGTGCTCCTCCCGTATCAGAAGGTCGTCCGGGTCCGGATCTTCCCCGCAGCGGTACGCTTCCACGATCCGCTTCTCCACGCATTCCCATTGTTTGCGATCGTTCATATGTCCTCCATGCGGTCAAAATTCAGTCACCCCAGCCGATGGTCCCGCTGATCTGTGGGTCCAACGTGATGCCGTAGCGCGCGAGCCCCGAGAAGCCAGCATTCATCGGCGAGTCCACGTGGCGCACTCCAAGAGACGCCCTGAGCGACACGCCTCGCGTGGGCTCGTAGGCGATGCCAGGAGCTACGCGGACCTGCGTCCCCCACACCCGAGCGGGCCACCCCCAGTTGGTCACCATCGGCCACTGACCGTAGTCAAGGCCGACCATCGCCGTCCCGTACAAGCCCCACGCGTCAGGCACGGTCGGCAACGGGAAGGTAGCGCCCACCTCTGGGCCTGCCAGAACCGCCATCCAGTACCATGACGAAAAATTGAACGCCGTGACGCGGGCGCCAGCGACGATGCTCAGGTGCCCGCTGCCTCTGGCAATCGGACCGTGCACGAACAGTTGTGGCGCTGGTCCTCCGGTAGGCCGTTCGTCGCCCACGATGAGATAGGACAAGCCTGCTCCGGCGGTCCACTTCGTAGGCTTCTCCTGCTGGGCCATCGCGGACGTCGTCGCCGTGAGCATCACGATCGCGCCGAGTGCAGCAACGAACTTCATCGGTCACCCCCGTGATCGGGCGGCGCCGGCTCCTGCCACGTGCCTGGATCCGTAGGGTCGTCTGGGCATCCGTCGATCTCCAGAGGACACAGGACCCCCATGCGCCCCAGCAAGCCGACTGCGGCGAGTATGGCCTGGATCTCAGGCGGCGGCGGCTCGTGCAGCCCGAGGATGACCCGGATAACGTCGCTCAGGTCGTGCTCGCTTTCGTCGTAGTACGGGTCTTCTTCCGGATGAAAGCTCGGCGTCCATTTTATGTCCTCGTAGTCGCGGCCACATGTTGGGTGCTCGCCGGTCGGGTTGGCCGACTTGAATTCGACGAGGCGCTCGCGTATGAAATCACTCGCGCATGTGAAGTATGTATTGGTCGAGCTTTTTAGCAGACAGTCGAGCATGTCCTCGACAAGGAAGTCGTACTTGACCTCCGGTTTCTTGTCGTCCTCGTCGGCGAAGCACTCAACCGTGCCGATCTTGAGCGTCTGCCGCTTCCCGGACAAGCGACCCTGCGCAAATCGGTTCGCAGCGAATCGCTTCAGCCGATCCATTTGGTCGTCGGATAGGCTGACAGCCATCCGCGTTCCTTGCTCCCGCAGCGTGTCGTCGTCCAGCATAGAACATCCGGCGAACACGAACACGAGCCCGAGCGCCGACGGTAGCAGTAGTGATAACGATCTTCGCAACGTTCCTCCTCTCCCGCACCATCGCGGGCGCCCGACCCCGCGCGCAGGGGCAGGCGTCCACGGTGCCGCCGCGGTCGCTGCGACGGCACAAACAAGAATCGGACCAAGTCCGCTCGATCTGATTTCGCGCGGTTATCGGCGATGCCGTGAGACGACTCGGTCACTCTTGGCCGAGACCAGGTCAGATCTGGCCTGTTGCCGACCCCGCTCACTCCGCGACGACTTCCTCCCTGCCGAACTCCTCCACGCGCCCCGCCACGCAGACCCGCGTCCGCCCGTCGCTCGCACGCCCGACCAGCTCGCACGGGATCTCGACGACCTGCCCGCGGCACCGCGCCAGGACCAGCCCGTCGCGCTCGACCCGCAGGCCCTGCGCCAGCCACGTCGCCTCCAGCACATCGACGCTCCTCACCAGCATCAGCCCCTCCGACGCGGCGAGCCCAGTCTGGCATGGCCAGCCGAGTTGCGGCGGGATGGGATGTGGCGGCGCGAACGTCAGGCGGTGGAGGTCCGCTGCCGGGCCTCCCGCGCCTCGCGGCGGCACCGGCGCGCCGTGACCAGACAGGCCGTGAAGAGGAGCCGATCGTGCCGGTACCACCGCGCCTCACGCAGCACCTTGCGCGCCCGCTCGTAGAGCTCGGCGATGAGGGCTGCGCGTCGCCGTGCCCTGGCGCGCTCCCTGGCGTCGATGGCGATGAGCGCGAGATCGAGCGCCCACATCCTGAGGGCGGTCGCCTCCTCGCGTCGCCCATAGCTTTCGCGCTCCTCGGCGAGACGGATCGCGCGCCGTGCATCCGCGGCGTTGTGGCGAGCACGCATGTAGTAGTCGCTGATGGTGGTCGTCATGGGTCCCTCCACGGCCGAAGGCCCGCCGGGCCGGAGCTGGGCGGGCTGCTGAACGACCGCGGCCTCGGTTCACTGCTCGTCGAGGATGTGGCGCGAGGCGTCCTCCGGGCAAAGCGACCACGTGACGCGCGATCCGGGGAAGGTGAACGCCCCGCCGGCGCCGCGGTGCACACGCACGCCGCGCACAGTGAATTCGCCGCTCGGGAGCTTGCACAGCTCGGTCGCGAGCGCGCCGACATCGTTGGCGCTGCTCGGCGCCTTCGGGATCTCGACCACCACGTGCCGGATCACGCGGTACTCGATCCGCCCCTTGCTCGCCTTCGCGTTGATCGCCTCCACCCACCCGAGCGCATCCCGCTCGGACGAGAACGGGAGATCGTTCTCGATCATGCCGTTCAGGATGTGGCCGGGCATGAACTCCTGCACGTAGACGAGCAGGTGGGAGTACGGGGTCTTACGCGAAACGTGCTTCTCGATCCGCCCGGAGATATCCATCCGCACATCCTCCTCCGCGGCACCGCGCCGCTCACACCAGAGACTTTGGCCACAACATGGCCAAACGTCAAGCTGGCCAGTGCGCTTTTCTTCGAGTCGACCGGTCGTCGGTGGCACGGGACTTGACTTCGGCCACGGCGTGGCCAAGTCTCAGCCGGGTGACGCAGCAGAAGACGAAGGCCCCCAAGATGGGACGGCCGCCCGAGCCGATCCCGAGCGACGCCAGCAAGGCCCGCGTGCGCTTCCGTGTCCCGTCGCGCGTCCTGAGTCGGTTGGACGACATGGCGGCGGACGCATACCGAAAGCGGCCGGCCGAGGTGCTTGAGGCCCTGCGCGCGTACTTGGCACCCAAGAAGCTGCCGCCAGCGCCAGAGGCGCATGAGGATGGGGAGGAAGTGCGGGTCCAGCTCCCGGCCGCCCCCGTGCGAGAGCTCGACAGCCGCTCCTCTCCCGAGGAGCGAGACGCGCGTATCGCGGATGCCGTGGTGCGCTGGACGCAGACGAAGCGGTAGACGGTGTCTCACGGAAGAAAGTGGTGTGGTCCGGTTGACTTTGTCCATTACGTGGCCAAAGTAGAGGCATGCCCCGTCGCCCCGCATCCCAGGACTGGCTCGGCACCCCGGAGCAGGCTCTCAAGCTGCTTCGCGTCGAGTACAGCTACCTCCTCGCCGCGCCGGCTGCTCGCCTCTGTGGCCGGCCGATCTGCCGCCATATCGCCCATGTTCGCGCGCTGCGGTCGATCCCGGGCAGCTACGCCCGCCGGCTCGGCGTCCTCTGCGCGGCGGCTCCGGCGGAGAAGCGCGCGGCGATCAAGGCGGCGTTCTCGGAGCTGCTCCCCGCCGCCACGCCGCCACCATGCGCGGCGTGGCGGATGGCACGGAGTACGCCTTCGAGGTCACCGTCTCTGGCGCCGATGGCTTCTACCCGGCCGACCAGGTGATCCTCGACTCGGCGGGCGGCGACGGCGTGCGCCGGCTCGCCTACTGCCGCCGCGTCCCCGCTGACCGGCAGGGCGCCGAGGAGCTCCGGGAGCAGCTGGAGCGCGAGGCGTGGGACGCGGGCGCGGAGCACGTCGACGTGCGCGTGAGGGCGGCGTGAGCCGCGGAGGGGACTCGAATGCCCAGGAATCAGCCGAAGAGCAAGGCCGACCGAATCGCTCACGCCGAAGCCGAGGCCGCTAGGCACCTCGGCAACTACAACGAGGAGATCGCGCGCGGAGCAGTCAAGACGGCCGAGAGGAGCCTTGACAAGGCACAACGCTGGCTGGACAAGGCCAACGACCTGCGGGGCTGGGGCGAAGGCCGATGAGCGCCGCCCCTGCCCTTGCCGCCGCCCGCCGCTGCATCGCTGGTGCCATGCGTGACCCCGGCGCCGCAGCCGGCCTGCTGGGCAGGGCCATCGACTACATCAACGCCGCGCTGCTCAGCGTGACGCCGAAGACGCCGGCCGCTGCGCGCGCGGCCATCCAGGCGGAAGCCGACGAGCTGTCCACGTACATCCAGTGCTTCGAGGAGGGGACATGAACACCGCAGAAACCGAGTCCAGAGCCTGGGCGCTCCTGGCGCAGATCGCCGAGCACGTCCGCTTCTACCGGCCGCACCTGTACGCCTTCGTCTGGTCGCGCGACGCCGCCGACAGGACCGTGCCAGAGCACCTCCGCCTCATGGGCTGGGAGCTGGCCTGGCTCGCGGCGTCCGAGAGCGACGAGTTTGTCGAGCTCGTCCAGCGCGCGCTCGCGTGGGCGTGCTCCGGCGACGGCTACGCGACGCGGGAGATCGTTGGGCGCTTCCGCGGCGCCGTCCGGATGGCGCGCGTCGTGACAGCGAGGCACCCGGAGGAGAGCCGGCCGCACATCCTCATCGGCATCATGGAGCGGTGTCACGCGACGGCGGGGAGGCGGTCGGTGACGCGGATGACCAGAGAGGTGGCGGCGGAAGCGTGTTAGTCGGTGGACGAGACGCAGAGTCTGTGGCAGACCACGTATCCGCGCCGGCCCGTTCGCGGCGCGAACAACTCAAGAACTTCGGAGGCGACGTGAGCGGAACCGACGAGACCATCATCTATTCGCCGAGCGAATCCGAGCTGGCGTACTTTGCCGAGGAGGCTCGCAAGGACGAGGAGCGGCGCCAGCACGAAGCGGAGGGGCTACGGAAGCTCGCGGCCCGTTTCGCGGCTGACCCGAGCGCCGCCGGGCGCTGCGCCCGCATCCTCGCGAGGCTCGCCTCGGACTCGTCGTCCTACTGGGACGCGCGTGATGTCGTGCGAGAGCGGCAAGTGCGCCACATGGGCACGTTCGACGAGTCCACCACGGATGGTGACCTTGAGGCGATGTGCGGGGCCGGGCTCCTCGAGGCGGAGGAGCGCAACGACGGAGACGAAGACGCGCCGCCGACGACGTTCTGGGGCGCCTACGCCGTGCGCAGAGACGATCTCGAGGAGATGCTGATGCTCGGGACCGAGCGCTGGCTGGCGCAGAAGATCGCCGCGGCGTCCCGGGAGCCTGCCGCCGAGGCACCTGCGCCGGGCGCCATGCGGCCCGAGACGCGGCGGCGCATCGAGGAGGCGGTGCGGATCGCGCCGGTCCTGACGGGGACTCGTCCTGCCGCGACGTACATCGAGCGGGCCGAGGACGCACTCTTCCTCGCGCGCAGCCCGCGGGCCGCTCCGGAACAGGCCGCCGAGTTCGTCGCAAACGCCATCGCCTACCTCGTGCGCCGGCTGGAGCTCGAGGCGCCGAAGGATGAGCCGAGATGAACAAGCGATTCAGCAAGGCGACGGTGCTGGAGTACATCGAGCAGCGCGCGACCAAACTTCAAATGGAGCACCGACTCGACCCGCACAACGGATGGGCACAGGTCGAGTACCGTGACACGGAAGCCGCCGTGGCCTATGGCGAGTTCCGCGGGCTGCTCGATCTGCGTGACGCCATCGAGGAGGGCGACCTGTGACCATCTCCCCCTCCAAACTCGCCGCCGCCCGCCTCGCTGCCGCGGAGGTCTTCATCACCGATGGACTCCAGGGGACGAACTGGACGAATCCTGATGGACTGAGAGCCCTTGCCGAGGTGGCCGGCTTCTCGGTCTGGTATCGGCTGGACGAAGCTGCCGGCGCGTGGGTCGACGTCCGGGAGCGAGAAGATGGCCTGCGCGTGAGCGTGACGGTTCGTGGATTTCGAGACCTGGCTGTCCACCGAGCCATCGAGGCGGCGGCCGTTGTCGCCAAGGCGGCAGAGATCGCCCGCAAGGTCGAGGCAGCCATCGCGAAGGTGGCGGAGGCGGCCGCCCCGTGACCACCTTCCGTCTTGCCTCGCACCGGCGCCTCGTTGCCGACCCTCGCCGCGGGCGGCTGCTGCTCCAGGCGGCCTACGTGGCGACGGCGGACGCCGATGCGATCTGGGACCAATACGCGTGGCCGCCGGTGTCGTTCGAGTCGCTCTCGGAGGAACAGCGCGCCGAGATCGACCGGTTGCGGGCGCTGTCGGACGAGCTCGCTGCGGACGCTGCCCGGCTCGGGGTGCGCGGCGGCATCCGGGAGGCGTTCGGCGAGGTGTTTGCGGCGGCGGCGAAGATGGATGTGCGGGAGCAGAGGGAGGAGCGAGCGGCATGAGGAGGAAAGCGGGGCAGGAGCAGAAGGTGGCCGAGGCTAAGCCCACCACGTTCTCGACGTGGCTCGACTTTGCCAACGTGGGGCAGGTGTGCATCGAGGTGCACGAGCGCGACGGCGTGAGGGTGACCGTGGAGCGAACCGATGGCGGGTTCGAGTCCCGGAGCCTCGGGGAGGAGAAGAACCGCGAGCTCCACCGCGCCCTCTCCGCCTACATGGAGCCGCGCGAGAAGGCGCGCCTCCAAGCCGAGGCGCTGGCGAAGCTCTCGCCGGCGGAGCGGTGGGCGCTCGGGCTGGAGGAACGACGATGACCAAGCTCACGCCCCTCATCCCCGCCATGGCCGCGCACCCGGTCATGGCTGCCGCTGCGCAGCGGGCGCAGGCGCGCGAGGAGACCATCGCCAGGATCGCGCTCCTCGTGGGCGACCGCGGAGAGGCGCAACGCGCGGTGGAGCTGGCAGAGCGCGTCGGCTTCGACGCCAGCGCCATTTACAACATCGCCGCGCGCGGGGAGCCGCTGCCGAAGACGGAGGACGAGCTCCGGGCCACGGGCGAGGTCGGGCGCCGACGGGCCGAGGACCTCGCCAGGATCCTGGGGCTCCTGTGAACCAGGACCAGCGCGCCGCCCTCCTCTCCGCCCTCGCGACCCGCGTCGCGTGCACGGTCTGCCACCACGAGGCCGGACGCGACCGCCACCACGGCAACCACCGGCTCGACATGCACCACGCGCCGGTCCTCGGTTCGGTGCCGCTCAGCGGCGGCTACGGCTCTACGCTGGAGTGGTGGTACGCGCGCGACGCGGTGTCCTGGTACGCCTGGTTCAGGCACCCGGACGGCCGCGAGGAGGTGCTGCGCCGCTGGCCGGACGGGCGGAGCGAAGCGGTGACGCTGGAAGCGGCGCGGGGCGGAGGCAATCCATGACGTGTTCGTGTTGCGAGGCGAGTGTCCACGATTGGAAGGCGAGCAACTGGGTAGAGGAGGCGCTCCGCCAGCGCGGCGCCTGCGAGGAGTGCGGGCGCGAGGTGGCCAAGAGCGTCCTGGAACTCGTGCGCCAACGCGACGCCATGATCGAAGAAGGCGTCCACCCGACGATCGCGCATCACGCCACCGTTGGCACGGCGCGGACACGGTACATGGACGCAGCCAAGGCGTACGAGGCTGTACGGCGCGGAGTGAAGACCGGGAGCGCGGCAAACTGACCGGCGATCGACGCTAGCGCAGCGGCGCGGAACGACGCGACCAACAACGGCGGGATCGGCCATGTCTGTGGATGATTCCGTAGAGGTAACGGCTGGTTAGCGACGCGACCAAGGATTCGCTCGGTGCCACGCAACCCGCCCCGCGCCCGCGTCGACATCCAGGCATGCGCGACCTATCCCACGACGACCTGGAAGACCTTGCTGCCCTCGCTGACGCCGCCCTTGACGAGCCCGTCGAGACGCTCGTGGTGCCGCATCCCGCTGCGCCCGGCGTGCTGCTCGAGGTGACCGTCGACGGCGGCGGGATCCTCGCGGCTACGTGGCGCCTCGGGGACGCGTGGCGGGCGGCCGAAGTGGGGGAGGGGTAGGGCAGTTGTTGCGGGATGCGCAATAACTGGGCTACCGCCGCAGCGCGGCGAGAGCTCGCTTCGCGTCGGCTATCCGACTCGCGAGGGCGACCCCGTTCTTGCCGCAGATCGCGGCATGCGCGAGCGCCGCGTTGACCTCCGCCTTGCCGAGGGCGGAGGCGACCTCGCGCATGGGGATGGAGGCAAGAACCCTCGCGTCGCCCATGGGAGTCGCGCTGAACGCGCGGTCGACAGCGCCCATGACGCTGTTGTTGTACTGAATTTCGTGAATTTTCATGGCCTCGTCTAGCGTAATCGCCATCGCATACTCCTGTTGAATACAACCAGCGTCGTCGCGCTCAACCGCTGCGCGCAATCAATGATCTTCACTCCCCTAAAAACCTGGGATCGTGCAACTGCTAAATGCACAAACGCGATCCGTGCGCCTCCCGTGCGCGCCAGCAGCTGCGAGGTCAAGTGGCTATCGGACTGGTCACTGAACCGCCGCTCACCACCCCATCCCGATCTGCCGCGGCTCGGGCTGCCGTCGCGCCGTGGGCACCAGCCTTTCTGGCGGCCCTACCTACTCCCGCGCTCCAGCATCACCCGGGCGTCTGCCTCGGCCTCCTCGCGGCTCTTGTAGAACTCGATCCACGCCGAGCGCGGCGCCGAGCTGTGGACGCACCACGGGTAGCCCGGCACTCCGTCGATGGGCTCGACGAGGAGGTGGCCGACGCTGGCGCCGGCGAACAGGACGAGCTGCGTCACACGAACTCCCGCCACCCGTGCGCCTCGCAGAAGGCCTGCACGGCACGTCGTCGCAGGTCCGCGGCCTCACCCTTGGCGCTCAGGTAGCGTCGGTGGGCCGTGGGCCTCTCGCTGCTGTCCTCGTCGAGCGCATCCCGCTCGCCACGCAGGACATCCACCTTCCTCTCCGCAGCCTGGACGTCCGGCAGCGCGCCAGCATGAGCCTCGGCTGCCCGGTGGCGGCGTCGCCCCGGCGTCTCCACGTCCTCGCTGCGGATGGCCGCTTCCAGCATCGCGCGCGCCGCGAGCACCATGGCGGCCGCCTCCGCCGCAACCTCGTCCTGGGTGGCGAAGATCTCGTGCTCCGACCACCCGGTCCGGGCCTCGTCGGGGAGCTCCAGGTAGACGCTCGCCATCCACCGGTGAGGCTTCCAGCCGAAGTGCCGCTCGATGCGGATCCAGAACCCGGCCTTGCACCACGAGCCGAAGTGCGGGTTCCGGAGGGTCACGTTGCAGAGCGCGACCGTGCGGCCGTCGGCGTCGTACTCGAGGTGCTCCTCGAGCGCGGGCGCGGCGGACGGCGGCGGTCCAGGTCGCGCGGCAGGTACCGCGGGAGTGGGCACCACCGCGGCCTGTGCCGCCGGAGGCGCGAACGGCTCCGCGGGCACCATGCGCCTGGACGGCGCGTCGTCGAAGAGGCCGAGCTGGTTCATGACCAAAACAGCACCACCGGCCATTCCGCCGGCAGCGCGGCCACGTACGCGAACGCCGCCCGGTTCCTCGGCGACACGGTGACCTGCGGATGCTGCGCCAGCGCGGCGAGATCGCCCGCGCGCGCCCACTTCAGCAGGTTGCCGAAGTCGTCCTCCGTGACCTCACCGAAGGCGTGCTCGCCCTCCTCGTTCCTGGCCAACCGGCAGCTGAAGTGCCGCGGGACGTCGCGCGACGGAAGGCCCTCGAGATGCTCATCCAGATCTCGGCGCTCGCCGCCCCAGTCGAGCTCGACGTGGAGCAGGTCGTCTGCGCGGGCATCACGGTCGCTGTTCGTGGCGTACGGCAGCAGGTACACGTTGCGGCTCATCCTTCGGTCCTCCTCGGCTCCATCCAACACCCCGCCGCCGCCAGCTCGATCACCTCGGCCTCCGCCGGGTACCACCGCGCCAGCTTCATCCGCGCCACGCCCAGGTCGAGCGGCGTCACCGGCTCCAGCGCCACCACGCGGATGCGCAGCCCGTCGGCGCCAGCGCAGCAGGGGACGCCCAGGGCGAAGAAGCCGATGCGGGCGGCGGCTTCCAGAGCCTCGGCGCCAGGCTCCGGAGGCGGCCCGATGGCTCGGGTCTTGGCGTGCGCTGCCTCGATGTCGGCCCACGTGAGGCTCGCCGGCGTGCCGTAGTTGCTGAAGGCGCCGGCGCTCATTCGTCGTCGTCCATGCGGTCTGACCGAAGCGCCTCGAGATGCTCGCGCCACGCAGCATTCGATCGCTCAGCCGCCGCCAGCTTCTCCCGTAGGGCGTCGCGCTCCCGCTCCGCCTGCTCCAGCGCGTCGAGCAACGCGAGCACGGCGGACGGCTGCGTCTCGACGACATAGCGGGAGATCGGCTCGACGTGAAAGTACGGGTTCGGCTGGAGAATCACTGCGCGGCTCAGAACTTCACCCGCATCGCCGCTGGCGTCACAGGTGACGTCATGGAATCCGAGCCAGATCCCAGCAGCGCCCTTCTCGCCCGTTTGCCACTCCCCCGGCGCCTCGCGCGCAGCAGCCTCCGCCGTCTCCCGCATCCGGCGCCGCCGCTCGGCGTCCATGGGAGAAGGATCCTTCTGGTCGGCGGTAGCTTTCTTCTGGTCGGTCATCGCTTGCCCATCGGCGGTGGCCACGGGTTCACCCGCTCGACCCCGGCGGCCTTGACCCACATCGGGTGGTGAACGGGGCACAGGTGCCGGTCCATGCCGATCTCGCGAGCGTGGTCGTCGCACAGCGGCAGATCGCACGTCTTCCCGCGGCCCATCGGCCAGTCGCAGAGGTTGTCCCCGACGGCGCCGCATGTCGGCTCGGAGCAGTGCTCGCCGAGGTCACCGCAGATAAAGACCTCGCCTCCGTCGATGAAGTTGGACTGCTCGCGCACCACCTCCTCTGGCCAAAGGTCCGGATGCTCAGGGTGGCCCTGGCCCTTGCCGGGGCGGCGAGTCTTCCACCCGTGCCTGTAGCCCGCCTGCTCCTTGGCCTCCCACATCGTCATGGGCCCCATCTTCTCTCGATAGCAAGGCATAAGACGCATCCCTCCTTGGGCTCACCAGCCAGACGCGACGATGTCCGGCGTGGCGTCGGCTTCCTCGATGAGCGCCGCGTCGTGGATTGCGAAGTAGCGCGCGATCTCTGCGTCCCGTGCGATGTCCATCATGATCTCCTCCAGCGAGCGGCTCTTGCTCTTTCGCCGCGCCCGCTCCTCCGCGTCGACATGCCCGGTGAGCTCGCGACCGATTCGCTCCATCTCATGCTGGATGAACGTCCACTCGACCCGTCGAAACGGCGCGATCTTGTCCATCCACTTGTAGCAAGCGCCGAACGCCGCGCTCCACAGCGCGTCCGGGTCCTCATGCGGCAGGAACTTCGACGCCTCGGCGAACGGGTCCTTGTTCAACGGCTACCCGCGGTCTGCTCTGCTGAGTCACCGAACAGCATCGCGTCGTCTGCGTGATTGAGCATCAGCACGGCGGAGTCGTCCGCCGGGTCGTAGCTCGCCGCGATCTCCGCCTGGCCCGCCTCGCGCCGCCCGTTCGGCACCACCTCAACCCCGCGCTCATGCACAAGATCCGCGAGTCGGTTGGCCTCTGTCACAAGGTCCGCCGGGGCTACGATGCAGACCACGTGCGGGTAGTCGAGAACTTCCTCCGCGTCGAAGCCGGCCTCGATCTTCGATCGGCCGTCTCCGCTGTCCGTCGTATCGAAACCGTGCTCTCGGAGCCACCAGACCGTGCGGCTGATACCGTGATCCAGCTCCGCCAACGTTCTACCCATCATGGCTTTTCCATCCGTGTTTGATTCAGACATGGCACCTCTCCTCCATCAACCGCACCGAGCGCCGGCAGGATCTCCGCGCGCAGAATGCCGCGGTGACATCTGCGGTCGTCCATGCAGAAGCAACACAACACCGTTGCGCCGCGCGCCAGCAGCCGCCGCCACGCCTCCGGGTGCGGCCGCGCACCACGCTCCCAGGCTTCCTCGGCCATCGCTCGCCCCTCGGGCGGCAGCCGAGTCCAGGCTGGCGTCCCGCGCGCGATGCCGTAACTGACCCGCATCTCGGCCAGGAAGTGCGCCCGGAACCACGTGAACCACTGCGCCTCGACCCGCTCCGCTTCGGCCGTGAGCGCCGCCGCATGCTGCTCCCGCGCCTCCACGTCGGCCCGGGTATCGCCTAGGTCGAGCTGGCGCTCACGGAGCTCCGCCGCTGCCTCCCGGAGCTTCTCAGCCTGCCCGCGCGCCGCGAGCGCCCGGTCGAGCAGCGCCTCCGACGGCGCGAACGGCAGCCCGGCCGGGTCGCAGCCGTCCCCGCGGCGGGTGATCTGAAAGCGGCCCGGCCGGGAGTAGGTCGCCCGCGCCGAGAAGACGAGCAGCCCTTCGGCCCCGATGTCGGGCGCGTGCTCAACCCAGTCGACGCCCGATGCGTCCGCCGCAGCGAGCGCCGTGTCGATGGCGCCGTCCGGCTCGGCCCAGCGGAATGCCTCCACCCGGTCCGCCAGAGCCAGCTTGAGCGGGTGCGTCTCGACGGCAAGCCCCCGCTGCCGCGCCGCGATGCTCGCCACGGCCGCGACGTCACCCTCCGGCGGCAGGACCAGCGTGGTGTCCGCCGGGAGCTCGTGGACGCGGCTCCACACCTGGGCCAGGGCGCGGTGGGCACGGGCGCCGATGATGGCGACGCGGGTCACGATGCTGCCACCGCCCGGAGAGCCACGTCGCGCGCGGCAGTCAGCGTCTCGAACCGCGCCCGGTCCCCGCCCTGGTCGGGGTGAGCCCGCTCGGCGGCGATCCGCTGCCGGTAGGCCCGCTGCACCTCGTCGGGCGTCGCGTCAGCGTCGAGGCCCAGCTCCGCGAGCGCCGCGTTGCGCTCTGCGCTCTGCTGCTGCGACCGCGCTATGGCGCGTCCGAGCGCTTCGCCGAACTCCCGCGCCTCGCGCTTGTAGCGCTCGTCCAGCTCGACCGCGGCGGCGTGCTCGCGCCAGAACTGATCGAGCTCGGCCTGCGGCGGCGGGGCGAGGTAAAGGCGCACCCCGTCCGGGCGCGGCCCGACGTGGCTCCAGCCCTGCTCGGCCAGGTCGCACAGGCACGGGGCGCAGGTTTCGACGCGCCACTCGGCCCGCGGGCGCCGGACGTCGAGATCGTACCTGCTCCCGAAGTCGCGGTAGCCCTCAGGCCGGCGGATCTGCACCTTCTCGACGCGGTAGCGGCCATCTCCCGGGCTCGCGAGATAGGCGTGCTTCGGCGTGCGCTTGAGCATGGCCGAGAAGCGTCGGCGGACCTCGAGCCAGCGCGCGCGCTCCTCCTCGGTCGGCTCATGGTCGAAGACGTCGATCTGGAGGTCACAGCCGTAGAAGAAGCCGCAGATAGGTGGCTCCTTCCGGTAGTCGAATCGGCCTGACCCCGTGGTCCGGGCACGCCCGCCGCTCGCGACGCTCGAGAGGTCGTCGGCGTGAACCGACATGTCGCCCCCGGGCGTCTCGATCAGCACGAAGTTCTCGTCGCCCTCGGAGAGCACGCGGCGCCGGACCGCGAGCGGCGGCCCGTCGATGCGCCCAGGGACGCGATGCAGGGTCCAGACGTGCCGCGGCGTCCAGCGAGAGCAGAGGTTGGCCTTCGCCGGCCCCGGGCGAGCGATCGCGTTCGCGCGCGGCGTCGGACTCGGCGCCCAGGGCATCCCCGTCTGCGCGCTCTGCGGCGCGCCGCGGCTGCGCTTCCGGGTCATGCCAGCTCCCACACAGCGCGGTTCGCCTCTGCGCTGCGAGGCGCGGGCGCCACCGCGTCCTCCACCGGTTTCCTGCTCGGCGGCTTCAGCGGCCGGATGGCGGCGACGCAGGAAGCCTTGGCCTCGGCAGGCGTGAGCGGCCGCCGGGGCTGCGGAGGGGACGGCGAAGGCGGCGGTGCAGCCGGTGCCGTCCGTGGCTGGATGGCCTTTGCGCGCGGCGGATCAGGGGCAGACGCGGCGGGTGCGACGACGGAGACGGGGGCAGCATCGACGGCAGGCGCCTCGGGCGGCGGCAGAGTCGGAGGTGGAGGCGCTGGCGGTGGCAGTGGAGGTGGAGTTTGTCGTCGTGCCGGGATCTCCGGCGGCTCCGCACCCCACAGCACGGCGTCGTCCTCGGCGACCAGCCGGCGAACCGCGCGCTCGAGCTTCTCCAACGCCTTCACCTTGATCTGCCGGATGCGCTCCCGCGTGCGGTCGAAGCTGGCGCCGACCTCCTCGAGCGTCTCCGGGTCGTCGGCGAGCACCATGCGCCGGACGACCTCCTGCTCCTGGGCGGTGAGCCACGTCATGGCCCGGCCGATCAGCTCCCGCCGGCGCGCCTGCGCGTCCTCGTCGACCACGGCGTCCTCCGGGCCGGGCTCGGCGTCGGCGGTCATCTCGCCGAGCGTGGAGCCGTCGTCCTCGTGTCCGAGAACGGGAGCGTCGAGGCGGCGCGGCTCCAGGAGCAGGCGTGCCGCGGCCGCCTTGTCCGACATGCCCTCGCCAGCGCGTCGCTCCTTGCGGATCGTCTGGTGCATGTGCGTCGGCACCCGGATGTCGGACCCCTGGTCGTCGAGCGCGCACTGGAGACGCTGCCTCATCCAGATGATCGCGTACGTGGAGAGCTTCGCGCCCTCCTCCGCGCGCCACTTCGAGGCCGCGTGGATGAATCCCATCCGGGCCCACTGGATGAGGTCGTCGTCGTCGAGGCCCCGGTTCCGGTACTTCATGGCCAGCTTGAGGATCAGGCGCTCATGCGCCTCGAGCAGGATGTCCCCCGCGCGGCGGTCGCCGGCCTGGTAGCGGCGAATGAGCGCCACCTCCTCGTCGCCAGCGATGTCCGTGTGGGTGGCGCGTGGCTTCGGCGACTCTTCATGGGTCGCCGGGCGCGGATGCGTCGGCTTCGGCGCGACGCGATCGGACTGGGGCGGCGCCGGGCGCACGACGGCGCAGGCTTTGACCGCGCGCGACGTGGCCTCAGCCACGGGCACGACAGCCGCTGCCCTACGGGGCTCTCGGCGGGCGGGCACGTCGAGCAGCAAGACCGGCGCGGGGGCCACCGTCCCCGAGGCGCGGCGCTTCTCGGCCCAGGAGGCGGCGAGATTCATGCGCCAACCTGAGGTTGGGTCCGGAGCGCCTTCGTCATCGACGCTTCCTCAGCCGACATGTTGAAGGTACGCATGCGGTAAAGGATCGTGGCCACGGCCACACCGGACACCTCGGAGATCTCCTTCATCGTCAAGCTGACGCCATAATATTGGTGCCTCGGAGTCAGATCCGCCAAGCGTTTCTTCGTCGCCGCAATCTTTCGGCACCCGCAGGACGTCGTAAATCCGGCCTTCAGGTTGTTGGCCAAGGCAGCAAACGTATTCCCGCAGCGGTTGCACAGACACTCCCAACGTCGCTTCTTTCGGCCAGCTTCCTTCTCCGCTTGCAGATTCATCGGTCGCAGCACGAGAACGTCTCCGTTTGCAAACGTGCGTCCGGCCAGATCTTCGCCGCGCAAGATGGCCCGCTCAGACGCCTTTCTCCGGAACACGCACCCGCATGACACCACGCGACCGGTCTTGAGGTCCCCGCCAACGATGACCTTTGGCGGACTGCCACAGGCGCACTGGCACAGGTACTGCCTCTTGCGATGGGCGCTGAGGTCCACCTCCCGCAGTACGGCCATCTGCCCGAATGTCTTGCCTACGATGTCGGCTGATGCTCGAACCGGCTGCGCGATAGCCTTCTCTGGTGCCATCCCGTGTGCCAACCTCGCGCACATCGTGTTGATTGATGTGCCAGCGATCAGAGCCATCTCCCTCGCGGTGAGGAGCTCGCCGAACACCTCGTACGTGGCGCCGCGGCTCAAGCGGCAGCCTCTTCACCAAACTTCGCGGCATAAACCTTCTCGGCCCAGCCGGGCGCGAAGCCCTTTGCAGAAGCAAAACGCTGGATGCGCAACAGCTCTGCCGCGCGCTCTTCCGCTGTGAACGCCGGCTTGTACTCCTCGAGCTCGGCATCTTGCTCGTTCGGCACCGACCCAATACGCGGGAACACCGCCGAGCACTCCGGGCACACCGCGCACCCAGCCGGCACCACGGCGCTGCACTCCGGGCACACCGCGCACCCAGCCGGCACCACGGCGCTGCACTCCGGGCACGCTTTCGCCGGCGCCTGCCGAGGCCCACCGCCGCGCCGCATCTCCAGCGACCACTCCCGGTCCGCATGCGGCAGCCCGTGCCCCTGCACGACGACGTTGCCGGCGTGGTCCAGAATCATCGGCCGCACGCCATCCCACGGCCGCATCGCGCGCGACGCCTGCTGGATCATGAGCGCGAGGCTCTTCGTCGGCCGGGCCATGACGACGCACTTCACGGCGGGCACGTTGACGCCCTCGCTCAGCACGCCGCAGCTCGACACCACCTGGACCGTGCCCGCTGCGAGCGCCTCCAGGATCCGCTTCCGCTCCGCGCGCGGCGTCTCCCCGTCAAGGTGTTCCGCCGCGATGCCGGCCGCACGGAACCTGGCGACGATCGCCCGGCTGTGCTGCAGCCCGACCGGGAAAACAATGGTCCGGCGGCCCTCGGCGAGCCGCTGCCACTCGGAGACGATCGAGCCGACCAGCGTGCGCCGGTTCGTCGCGCGCTCCAGCTCCCCGAGCTCGTAGTCCCCGCCTGTGGTCTTCACGCCCTTCAGCTCGGGGAGGAGCTCCGGCGGCACCGTGAAGATACGCGGCGCCGGCGCGAGGTGCCCGTCGGCGATCAGCTCGCTCGGCTGGGCGACGACGATCATGGTGTCGTACTCCCGGCCGAGCCCGCGCCCGTCGAGGCGACACGGCGTCGCGGTCAGGCCGACATGGAGCGCGTCGGGGTAGAGCCCGCGGAGCTTCCGGCGTCCGTCGCTCGCGTCGCGGTGGGCCTCGTCGGAGATCACGAGGTCCGCCGGCGGCTTCGTCCGGTGGTGGAGCGTGTCGACGCTGGCGACCTGGATCGGTGCCGCTGGGTTGTGCCGCGGGTCGCCGGCCATCACCACACCGAGCAGTTCCCGCGGAACGCCGCACTCGATGAGGTGCTCGTACATGCCATCGACGAGCTCGCGGCGATGAGCCCAGGCGAGCCCGCGGAGTCCCTGCTCGACGGCCATGGTCCGGAGCAGCGTGGCGCCGATCAGGGTCTTGCCGCCGCCGCCCGGGACCACGAGCAGGATGCGCCCGTTGATATGCTCGACGGCGTACGCCAGCACCTGCTGAACGGCGCGCTCTTGATACGGTCGAGGCTGCATTGTCAGGCTCCGATTCTGACACCGTCTCTCGCGGACGCAATCGCTACGTCGCAGATCCGCTGTCTCGCATCACCCGTGCTCCGCCACAGCCTTCCTCGCCGGCCGCAGCGGGCGCACTGCCGCGGTCTGCTCCGGCGGCTTCCGCGGGGCCACCTTCGCGCGCGGACGTGGAGCCGACGCATGCAGCGGCTCTCGCCTCCGCATCGGGCCCTTCGGCAGGTCGCCGCCCCAGAGCACGGCGTCGTCCTCTGCCACGACAAGCCGCAGTGCTCTGCCCAGCTTCCGCATCACCTCCGCCTCCACCTGCCGCGCGCGCTCACGGCAGACGCCCCAGCTTTCGCCGATGGCGACCAGCGTCTCCGGCTCCTCCGCGAGCAGCCGGCGGCAGGCCAACTCGCGCTCCCGCTCGCTCATGCAGGTCATCGCGCGGTTGAGCAGGCGGCGCATCCGGGTCAGCGCGTCGCCGTCGACCGCGGACTCCTCCGGCAATGGTTCCTCGGCTGGGACGATGTCCTCGAGCGTCATGTCGTCGCCGCCCATCGGCGCGCTGAGGCTCAGCGTATTCCGGAGGAGCAGCCGCAGCTGAAGCCGCTCCGGGATCTCATGCCCGGCCTTCCGGTGCTCCTGGATCTGGTTGTCGACGGTGCGGCCGACGGCGATCGTTGACCCTTCGGCAGCAACGGCCTTCTGGGCGTACGCCCACGCCCAGTCCTTCGCGTAGGTGTTGAGCCGGTTGCCCAGTGAGGGGTCGAACCGGCGGATCGCCTCCAGGTACCCTTCGCGCCCGGCCTGCATCACATCGTCCTTGTCGAGGCCTCGGCCGAACCATTGCCGCACCGCCTCGTGGATGAACGGGTCGTGCGCCTGAACCAGCAGGCCGCCAGCAGCGGAGTCTCCAGCCTGGCATCTGCGGATGAGGTCCGCCTCGATCTCGCGCGTCAGATGACGGTAGGTGAACCGGCTGGTAGTGAGTAACTGCATTGGTGTCTATTGTGATGCTGTTTCGGGGAGAAGCAATCGGTCAGACGCGTCGCCTCGCCGCGACCTCGACGGCGTCGGCCGCGAACTGCCGCACGAGGACACAGGCCTCGTACGCTCTCGCTCTCTGGTGACGCTTCGCTGCGAGTTCTCTGTCCACGCACGCCCATAGCGCCTCGGCGGGCCTGCGCAGATGAGCCGCCGCTGACACGGCAGGGCGCCTGGCGACACGCTCGATGTCATCGAGGATGCTGCGGGCCTCCCACCACATGTCCTTCCGCGTGAAACCCGAACGCTGGCAGGCGTCCACCAGGGCGTTGGCCCACGACATGGCGAGCCGAAGGTCCTCGCTCACCCCGCCTCCAAGCTGCTCGCCGCCACCGGCCCGAACTCCGCCGCCAGCCTCGCGCCGAGGTCGAACCACGGCATGGGCAACCCGTCGCGCTCGGCGGCTGAGCGATCCCCGTCCCAGCCGTGTTCGATGGCGTCGTACTCGGGTGCGGCGATCTCCACGTCGATGTCGCCGACCTCGTCGCGCGTGAGGTCGTACGCGCCCCACGCGCAGCAGCCGACTGCGACTCCGGTCCGGCGCACCACGGCCGCCGCCCGCACCAGCACGAGCCCCTGTTCCCGCGCCTCCGCGCACGCCGCCCGCAGCGCCGTCTCCACGGCGGAGATCCTGTCTTGCTCGGTCATGACGCCCTCCAGTGTCGCTCGATCATCTCCACCATCATCGGCCCGAACCTGCGATTTGCGCTGTGAACCCGCGGCTTCATCCGCGGCCACGCGCCGTGGACCACCATCCACGCCACCAGTTCAAGCCCCGTTGGCACGTGCGGGCAGTGGTCCGGACCGAGGTCACTCGCGCAGCCCGCACACTGGCCGAGGTCGTGGTCCAGCGAGGCCTCGTCCACGCCGCGCAGGAGAAGCGCCTTCGCCTCGTCGAGCGTCCGACAGAGCGTCCACGGACCTCCGCCATCATCCGGCGGGTTGCGCATGTCGTCGAGGTAGAGTCGAACCGGCTCGCTCATGACATGTCCTTGATCGCCATCGCGTCGAGCAGGTCGTCCAGATCCCCCAGCGTGCGGGCGTAGTTCTGGTCCGGAGAAAGCCCCCAGAGCCCATCCACCTCGCTGTGCACGAGCGCGTCGCCATCAGCGGCCTGCCGCGCCCGCTCCAGCTCGGCGCAGTCGTCGTCGCAGACCACCCGGCCGGCGACGTCCTGCCAGGAGAAGGGGCGCTTCCGGTGGGGGAAGGCCGGGGTGGTGCCGCAGAAACAGCAGCGCTGGTCGGTCACCTCGGCTCCTCTCCGCCGGTCCACCCCTGCGCGCGCAGCACCGCGGAGACGTCGGCCGGAGCCCACCCGTCCGGCTTCCGCGCTTTGCCGCGCTCATCCTTCCCGCCGCCCGCCTTGTTGACGTTGGCCACGTGCACGGCGGCAATCACGGGCGCCTCGTCGATCCCCAGCTGCACCGCCGTCCCCGAGACGACGTAGTGGAGGTCGGCGAGCTCGTGGACCAGCGCAGGGAGGTCGACGGGTCCCACGATCGCCTCGTCGATGAAGTAGCGCACCCGGTCGGCTCGCTCGTCCCAGTCGAGGATCGGAAACATCGCCGCCATCACCTCGAAGAACTCCTCCGCGATGAGCCGAGCCCGCAGCCGCACCTCATCGTCGCTGGGCACCGTCGGCGCGTCGCGCACCGGGAAGTCCAGCGCGCGGTGGAACTCGGCAACCTGCTCCTGGAAGCTGCGGCGGGCACGCAGCCGCTCGACCTCAGCCGCATGCTCCGCCGCGCGCCTCTCGGCCTCCTCGGCTCGCGCTTGCATGAGGCGGAGATCCCCAGCGAGTGCGCCGTTCTTGGCGGCCCAGAAGCCTGTCGCCTTCTCGACCTCGCGCTCGAAGTGCGCGTTCCGCTCCTGGATCTCGCCGGAATGCTTGTCGCACCACGCCCGGTGGTCATCGCGTGCCTTGTTGAGCTCACCGACGCGCATCACGAGGAGGCCGCTTCGCTCTTCGAGCAACCGCTGCGTGTCTTCGAGTTCTTCACGCAGCCGTTCAACCTCAGCAACAGCGCGCTCCAGCGTGGCATGCGCACCAGAGCCGGCAGGTTGCGCGGCGAGGAGGGAGCGGAGGGCGGGGAGGAGGTCGGCCGTCACGGAGCCACCGTCCGCGCCGGCATCTCCGCCCACACCTTCCCGTCGAGTAGCGGCAGGCTCACCTTGTGGCCGCGCGCGTCCAGCTTCTGCTTGAAGAACATCTTCACGCCCTGGGCCTTCGCCTGGTCGCGGATGCTGCGCACCCAGTCGTCCCACATCGGGCGCGCGCCGGGCCCGCTCTCGGCGCCCGCGATGACCTGGTGGATGCCGGCCAGGTCGAGCTCGCCGAGATCCTCGAGCAGCGGTTCCAGCGAGAGGAAGCGGACGGCGGCGGGTACGCTGCGGAGATGGTCGATGCGAGCCTTCCGCTTCTGGTCCTCCACCGATGCGCCGAGCCAGACGTTCGACAGCGGCCAGATGTCCGGCATCCCGAGGTAGTCAACGTTGGCGCCGTGGTTCGCTGCCTCCACGCCGCACAGCAGGGCGCTGGGACGACCGCTCAGGCGATCGGACTCACTGCCCACCCACCCGAAGAAGCAAGGTAGCCGCTCCGCCCGCTTCGTCAGCACCTGAAAAGTATGCTGCGGGCACGCCGCCATCACGCCAAACAGCGCCGCGATCTCCTCGTTCGTCAGCGCCTCGTGAAACGGGTCGAACATCGACAGGAACCACGTCGTCGGCTTCTTCCGGTGGAGGGGCTCGGCGAGCTTCTCCGGGACGAGCGCGACCTTGCCGGTCCAGCGCGGCCCGTGCTCGGTCATCTCAGCGAACCCGTGAAACGGCTGCCCGGGGCCCGAGAACCGCGCCGCGATGCCCTCGGCGTAGCAGCCGCCGCGCTGGCCGGCCGTGCCGCTGTAGGAGCCTCCGCCGCCGCACCCTGGCGAGATGCGGGAACATCCACGGATCGGGTTCCATGTCATGCCGCGCTCGCCGTGGGCGCCTTGGACCCACTCGATCTTCGTCGTCATCGCTCCTCCTCCCGCAGCACCACCGCGCGCCGGTGCGCCTCACGCCACCACCGCACCGGGTGCTTCTTCAGCCACCCGTCGAGCAGCGCCTGGAGCTCGGCCGTCGCACCGTCCGGGATCCGCGCGCCACTTGCCTCCTGCCGCTCCAGCGCGTCCTCGATGACCTGCACCGCGTCGAGCGTGAGCGCCTCTTCCTCGCACTCCCAGACGTACTCCGGCGGCTCCTCGTCCACGTCCTCGTATCGGCCTCGCAACTCGTCGATGCTGTCGAACAGCTCCTCGAGCCGCTCGCTCCAGACGAACTCGCCGGTCCAGTCCTTGGCGGATACCTTCTCTGCGCGCTCGAACGCCGCGCGCTCCTTCGCAGCAGCCGCCTCGGCCTGGCGCTTGTAGAGGCAGGGCTCGCACGTCTCCCAGTGCTGGCGCCTCTCCGCGCCGCACCCGCAGAACCACGGACCGCAGTGCTCCATCGCAGCCGCGCGCGCCGCAGCGATGCGCTCGTCCTCGGTGCCGATGAACCCCTTCGGCGACGACGCCACGACATGGCACTTGCCGCACGCGAACGCCGCGGTCTTGCCCGTCGCCTGGTTCAGCAAAACGATCGGCTCCGCTTCCATCGCTCCTCCGTCAGCCATCCCCGCTCTCCTCTCCCGTCCGCGGCAGCTTCCCGGTCCACAACGCCAGCAGCGCCTCGTTCGCCCGGCGCACCATCTCCTCGCGCTCCGACGTCTCGTTCTCGCGGTAGTAGGACACCCGCATGTCCCGCGGCCAGAACTTCCCGCCGGCGCCCAGTTTGCCCATGAAGCGGTACTCGTCGGTCGGGCGCTCGCGGGTAAACTCGTGAACGAAGTGAGCGCGGCTGGGGTAGGACCATTCGCGGCCCTCAGCAGCGCCGCACTCGCGCACGAGGATGTCGTAGATGGCGTTCGCCTCGTCCTTGGTCATCGCCCGTTCTCCGTCTGCGCTCTCACGATCACCTCCGCCATTTCCTGCGCCAGCAGGATCAACTCCGGCCCGGTGACCGGCACGCCGCTGTAGATGCCGGCCTTGAGCGCGGCTTCGAGGATTGCCTGCCCGAGTGCGTTTCGCTCGTGGGTGAGTCGGGCCTCGCTCTCGCGGAGCCTCCGCACCTCGGCCGTTAGCCGCACCAGCGCATCCGCCCGCTCCTCCAGCCCGTTCACGGCGCGCTCGATGAGCGCCATGTCGGGCTCCTGGATGGCGATGTCGATCACGCGGTCGTACGGGTGCTGCTGGCCGTGCGCGACCGGGTAGCTTCTGCGCCCGGCCTCTGATCGGAGCTCCCGCTGGCTGTTTGCCGTCCACCACTTCCACGGGCGCGCGGTACCGCGGATGGCAGCGACCTTGTCCTCGCGGGCAGCGGTCTCGATGGCGGCGAGGTCGTCCTCCGCGAGCGCCGCCCGCTGCTCCGGGGAGGCCGCCGCGCGGAAGGGGGCGAGGGGGTCGGTGGGAGAGGTCATCGCGACGCCCCGACGAGTTTCTCTGTCCCCTCTCGCAGCGAGAACACCACCTCCATCCGGTACGCTTTGCCGCCGCGAATCCGCAGACCAGAATGACTGTCGCCGCCCTCCCACGTGAGAAAGAAGTCGGCCTCGCCCTCCAGAACCTTAGCCACCTCGGCCATGTGCTCGCGGAAGAAGTTGCCGGAGCCCTCGCTGGAGATGCCGAGGTCCACCTCGGCGTAGTCGTCGTCTCCGAACTTCAGGTCGTCGACGAACCAGATCTCCGGCGACTCACCGCGGAACTTGCGCCGCAACTTCGCGGCGTTCTTCTTCGATATCCGAAGCTTCTCTCCGCCGATCTGCTCCCACGAGTCGATGTTGTAGCTCACGTCGTCCGCTCCTATCTGCTCACATCCACAACCACGCCACCACACTCACACCCCGCACCGCCGCATCCGCCGCGATCTCCGCCAGCCACGCGTCGCTCCGCCTCGGCCCGATCCCGCGCGCGTTCAGTCATCGTCATTGGGGCGGCGGGAGTCCGGGGCGTCCTCGTGTCCGGGATCCGTCATCCAGGCAAACGGACGCTCTCCTCCGTTGTATCCAGCCGCAAGAAGTGCCGTCTCCAGGTCGTCCGAGAACTCGGCGTCGACCACGCGCCGCCTCTGCGCGTACTGCCACAGCAGATCCTGTGCCGTCGGGTCATTCACGCTCAGCGGCACCTTCCCGCGAGGCGTCGTCGGGTACTTGTCGCTCTGAAACTCGCCGTCGATCAGATGTGCTCCCATCGTCGTCTCCTTTCAAGATGCGCGTCGTTTCGCTCGTCCAGCGCCGCCCGTGGCGGGTACAGGGTCCACCACGGGCGCACTCGCAGACAGCCTAGCCGCCGCTCGCGACCATCCAGTCCTCCGCAAGCATGTCCGCCTGCGAAGCGAGCCAGCCGGGCTGATGCTTGCCCTGCGCCGTGAACATCACGATCACGGGCTCGTAATGCCGCTCCGTCCCCTTGTAGATGCCCGCCTTCACCGGCATGCGGTAGCCGTCCTCGAGGTAGACGTGCATGCCCTTCCCGTTCCAGCCGTCTCGGCAGACGCATGCGCCCGCCTTCATCCGCCGGATCGCCTCACCAAAATCGAACCTATCCATGCCGATTCTCCTGTCTCTGTTAGCGAAACCGCTTTGACTGAACTTGCTTCATGACAGCGCCCGCATCGCCGCGAACTGCGCCTCCGCGTCGGTGAGGTGCGCAGGGGAGAGGCGGGGGTAGAGGGAGGCGAGGATGGTCACGTGGCGATGCTGACCGACTCGTGAAGCGGCATCACGATCGCCACGGGCGCGCCATCGACCACCGCAACGACGGGATGCGGAGACTGTGCCAGCTGTTCCCACGTGGCAGACGGGTACAGGTCCGCGATCAAGTCAACGTACCCAGATGCGATGCATCTTGGCCCGAACGCTACGACGTGTCCGCCAAGCGTCCGGGAATACGGCCCACGGCGGCCAGGGCTCACCGGCGCGCGCATCTCAGCCAGGCGCTCCTCAAGTGAGCGACCCCGACCGTCGGGGCACTCGCTGGTGGCGGGCTCCTTGGATGAGATGGCGGAGCACCCGTCGGCGATCCACATGGCGCCGCCCACGTTGACCAGAAACAGCGACCTGCCGGCGGAGTACCGATGCCGAGAGCAAGCCGACCGCATCCACTCCGGCGTCCCCGCTGGCGCGTCAACGATCTGCCCGTCGCGAGCCAGTGAGTCAGTCCAGTCGCCGATCAGGTGGAACTTCCCATCGGCTACGATGGCCGATGGAGCCGCGTTCTTCACGCGTGCGCCTTCGTACTCCCAGTCGTCATCGTCGTCCAGAAGCCCGGCACGCTCGGCCTCGTACGCGTCCACGTGCCGCTCCAGGTCGGAGCGGTCCTTGGCGGCAACGTAGACGTGCGTCCGCTTGACGAACTCTACCTTGTAGACCGAATAGCCTTCCGGCAGTTCTACATCGCTCATCGTCTCTCCAGCGCGCCTCGCGGCGCCGTCAGGTCCGACAGCCTATCACGCCTCAGCGAGAGTGCCACTCTCCACCGGCCGAATCGGCGCCACGGACCAGCGCATCATCGTCGCCTCCGTGCTCCTCGGCCGCTCCGTCGCGGCGGCGTGTCCTCCGCGGCTACCTCGACACCGACCGTCGTCCCTAGCAGGTTCAGGAGGCGCGGGCGGGGAGCGGGAGCGGGCGCCGGCTCGGCCTGGGGCGCCGCCGCGTCCGCCGCTGGCGCGTCCGTCTCCTCGCGCCGTGAGCCTGTCGCGCCCTCACCGCCTCTCCCGTCGCCTTGAGCCAAGCTTCCACCTTCTCCTGCACCAGCCGACCTCCGCCATCGGCGCCATCCCGCAGCCCCGACTCCGCATCGCAGCTCGCCCCGGCCTGGAGGAGCCCGGCCACCTGCGGCACCGTCTCCGCGGAGAGCCCGCCGGCCACGCCGATGCCGAGCGAGGGGAACATGGCCCGGAACTTCTCGAACCAGAACGCAGCGTACTCCGGGTCTACCGGCTTCCCCGTGCCGCCGCTGGCGTCGATGAGGACGTCGGTGGCGACTCCGCGCCTGACGTACAGTCCAACCTGTGCCGCCGTGGTGCCGAGCCCGGCCTGGAGCACGATCCGCGGCGTCTTCCCTGCACGTTCGAACATCCGGCAGAGCGTCTCGATGTTCGCCGACCAGGGCCACGCCCCGTTGAACTGGAAGCCGTGGCACAGCGGCCCAGCCAGGTCGAACAGCCGCGCCAGCGTCGTGGCATCCGGCGGCTCGTCGGCGCCGAAGTGGACCAGGTTGAGGCAGCGCGGGTCGTCGAGGAAGACGCCGGCGATGTTCTCGACGCGCGGGTAGCGCCTGAACCAGCGGTTGCGCTGGCCGGCGAGGGTCTTCTCGCTGGCGAGCACGCCGACCATGAGTTGCCGGCCGAAGTCGGGGAAGGCGGCGAGCGCGGCGAGGACCTCGGCGCGGGAGACCAGCCCCGAGCAGCCGATGTAGCTTGGCGGCGCGCTCACGCCACACCTCGCGTCCCGTCACCCAGCACCTGCCGCACCTGCTCCCGCCAGAAAAAGCAGCACGCCAGCGCCTCCACGGCAGTCCGCTGCCCCACCGCTCGAATCGAGAAGATCGGCCTCATGAAACCACCGCTCCTTTCCTGATCTCCCGCACCAGCCCCGGCACGTCCGTCGCGATCCCGCTGTCCTCGCAGTCGACCGGCACCAGCTTCGCCAGCCGCTCGATCATGGTCGCCAGCATCTCGGCCGTGCCGGTCTCAGCCTCCGAGAGGAAGATTTCGCGCGCCTCCGCCTCGCTCGGGGACAGCGCGCCGAGCCGCAGCGGGATCAGCGTCATCGACAGGTCGCCGTCCTCGTCGAGGTAGACGACCGCGTGGAGGCCGACGCCGGTCACGTGGCCTCCGCGCTGGCGAGCGCCGCGGACGGGACCGCCTCGACGCGCTTGAACTCGATCACCCAGACCCACGGATTGCTCGACCACGGCGCGCTCTCGCCGTTGATGCTGTTCCAGAGGATCGCGAATTCGTCGTAATAGGGCGAGCCGGTCGGATCGAAGTTCTCGTCCCGCCACGAGCACGTGGGGAGGTGGTGCGGCCCGGGGTCCTCCTCGTCGCCCTGGCACGGGCACATCGGCGCGTCCTCGTGCAGCTGCACGCCCTCCGCCCGCGCGTCCTCCTCGCTGATGGTCCGGAGCCGCTGCACCCGCACGCCGGTGACCTCGAGCGTGATGCGCGAAGCCCAGCGTGGCGCGTTCGGCAGATCGGCCGTCGATGGTGTCCCCCAGCGCTTTCCGCTCCTGATCTTGGAGATGGTAGGCTGCGTCACGCCGTGTCTACCCGCTAGCAAAGCCTGCGGTTCTGTCGATGACCGAATCGCTTGCACGTCGGCCTTCGTAAGTCTCGAGCTAGAGGCTCGCTCGCCGTGGAACGATCCGGCGGCGACAGCGTCGCGTGAGTTCTGCGCCGGGCTGCCCCAGTCGAGGTTTTCAGGACGGTTGTTGCGCCTGTTCCCGTCCAGGTGCCTACATTGAGACGCCGACGTTGGCGGAGGTCCATAGAAGGCCTCGGCAACAAGTCGATTCACTCGAAACGGTCTTTGGTCGCCGTTGTACCGAAGCGAGATCTCTTCGTAGCCATTATGGCTAAGGCGCGGACGCATACGCCGCGGCGAAACACCATCTACGCGGTAGACGTGCCCGTCGTCGCCCACGCCGAATCTCCCAGCCCCGAACGCCACCGGCTTGATCGTTATGGCCCACAGCGCGTCCCCAGGTGCGCCGTGCGGGCACGAGTCCTGGTAGGCGCCGGAGTTGATCGACCACACGGCGATCGACTCCTTCTTGGTATGCCACACCCAGTCACCAAACCAGCCAGCGTCGCGAACCGGCTGCGGCGTCATGAGTCGTCGCAGCTGCGACTTCCGACCCGCGCTGATCGCGCGCGCCTCCCAGCCGGAGAGTAGGATAGGCCGCTCCTTCATCGCCGCCGCTCCACGTCGCCACCCACGGCCGAGCCGAGGCGGAAGAGCATTATCCAGACCAGCAACATCACCTCCGCCTCCTCTCCGCCACCGCCCCGAAGTCCGTCGCGACCAGCCACCCGAACAGCATCGCCAGCACCAGCCCGCTCATCCCGCCGCCTTCCTGCGCACCCGCACGCCAGAGCTCCCGACCACCTCACCAGCCGCGTTGACCCGCGCCGACACGGCCTCGACCCAGACGCCCGGTGCCGCCTCGACGCGCTCGCCGGGGAGCATCCGCTCGGCGAGCTCGGCCCTGGCGCTGGCCGCCGCAGCCTCCGCGAGCACCAGGCGCCTCGCGACCACGTGGAGCGGCAGCGGCGGCTTGCGCTGCGGGCGTGCGCGGACGCCGGAGGGCTCGTCGGCGTCCCAGGCGAGATCGATGGCGGAGAGGTCGAGGGCGGGGGAGGTCACAGTGGAAGATCCTCGCCCGGCTCCTCGTCCCAGTCGGCCAGTTCATCATCGCGGTCGCCTGCTTCAGCCTGGCCGCTGCCACGGCACCAGAAGCAACGACCGTCCCAGCTTGCGTCATCGATCCCTGTCCCGTTGCACAAGTAGCAGTCGACGTAGTCCATGGATCGCGTGGTCTCCCAATGCGGCAAGGCCAGGGCCCTGCGGTCGCGGTGCCTCCTGGCCTGGCCTTCGTCGTCTTCGCCTACCCGTCGCTCTCGGGCACGACGGGCGCCCCGGTTTCTCGCGGAACCACCGGCAGGGCGCGGCGCATAGGCATCCTCCTCGGCATGGACTCGTGTCCTTTCAACGGCGCGAACCAGCCGCCTCCGGTTTGCCGGAGAGGGGCTGGCCAAGCGGCTCCGCGCGCGGTCAGAAGGGCACGTCGTCCATGCTGCCGTTCGCGTCGAACCCATCCGCGTGCTGCTCGTAGCTGCCGGCCGGAGCTCCACGGCCAGCGCCGCCTCCGTTCGAGTAGCCGCACGCATGGCCGCCGTTGCTCTGGCCGCCAGACGCCCACCCGGCGCGCAGCCTCGCGGCCCACCCGCGGGCGCGCGCGGCGTCCTTGCGGTTCATCGGGGCCGTCGGCCGCCCCTTGGCGTCCTTCTTCCCCTGCTCCTCGTCCTTGTCGGCCTGCCAGTCCTTGAACGAGGCGAGTACGTCCAGATACTCGGGCTCCGTCTCGCTGAGCTTGTAGCCGACGTAGCTCTGGCCATTCCAGCGCGGCGGGTCGCGCTTGATGCTAAAGTTGCCGTACTCGCTGTCGAGATCTCGGTCGTCGGCCACGCCACCACCGCCGCCGTTCCCGCGTGCCCCGGGCGCGGCGCCGTTGCTCCGCGCGCCGCCCGCCACGGCCGCCTTGATCTCGGCCACGTCGCGCTGGAGTTGGAGCAGCGCCGCGAGGATCTGCGCGTTGTACTGCTCCGGGCTCATGACTGACCCGCCCTCACCTGGAGGCGTTCACGCACGGCGTCGGAGCGGGAGGGCTCGGGGGCGGGCGCGCCAACGACCTCGCCCGTCTCCAGGTCTGCCACCTCGCCGATCACCTCCACGATGTCGGAGTAGTCCTGCGCCTGCCCGGACTCGGCCCGGTCGTCGATGTCGAGTGCCTTCGCGAAGCTCTTGTCCTGGCTCATCGGCGTCGTCTTCGAGAGACGGCGGATCGCCGTCTTCTTGCCCATCTCGACGTAGTGTTTGACCCAGGCATCCGCGTTCGCGCCGGGCGACGCTGCGCGGATCTCGTCCACCTCCGCCTTGGTCATGAAGGCGAAGTCGGTGCCGCCGCGCTTGAACTTCACCACGGCGTAGAAGCCTACGAGGTCGCCGCGGTCGCCCGTGACGCACGGCTTGTGGAACAGCCGCTTGTTCGTGCCGAGTTCGAGGTCCCAGGCGTCGTTCGTCCGGATCTCGTGTGCGTAGATACTCTCCACGTCACCGCTGTTGTAGGCCAGCTGGCAGAGGCCGCGGTACTCGACGACGAGCGTCGCTTCCTTCTTGCCCGTGCTCTTGTTCTTGAACGGCACGAGCGCGCACTGGTGCAAAGGCGTGTTGGGCTCCAAGCCCAGGGTGCCCGCCTGGACGACGGCCAGCAGGACCGACTCTTTGGTGCAGTCCAGCAGGTCCGGGTTCCTCGACGCGGCCGACGTGGCGATCTTGATGAGCCGCTCCGGCGTCAGGTGCTTCGGGAGCACCGCCGCGATGTTCGGTTTGGCCTTCTCGAAAAGCTCCTTCAGCGTGTTGAGCCGCGCCTGCGGCCCCTTCACCACCGCCTGGCTCTGGCCGTTGCCGTTCGTCGTCGTCATGTTCGCCGGTGCCTGATTCGCCATCTCGTCCTCCGCGCCTACGCGGCGCGCTCCTTCCTCGGGTACGTGCGCAGCGTGCGCACGCCGTTCTTTGCAGACTTCCAAGTCGCGCGACCCCATGACCCCTCAATCCCCACGGCGTCGCCGATTGCCTCCCGCAACTTGTTCGCGGCCAGCTTCTTCCGGTCGGTCCAGCGCTCGATCTCCGCGTCTGCCGCCTCGTGCTCCTGGAACCAGCGCTCAGCCTCGGGCGGCGCCGGCTTCAGCGGCGCGTAGCTCGTCGGGTAGAGCGCGAGCAGCGTCTGGCGCGCCTCCTCGGTCTCGTCAACCGGCGGCGGCTCGCCGTCGAGCACGCGTTGCCAGAAGCGCTGGCCGATCCGGAACATAGCATCGATTATCGCGTTGTCTCGGGTGAACTCGTAGATTCTGAACTCTGACGTTGCGCCGAAAATAACGGCGCAGTCGGCGCGGTTGATGCCGCGAACGAACATCTGCCACGCCATCTGGAGAGCGACGTAGATCGGGGCCCCATCCGCATCCATCGACCAGTGCGCCATAGGCCGCATCCCGACCCACTTGCACTCGACGATGCGGGCGCCGTCGGCATGCTCGTAATCGGTCGTCGCGAGCGCCCACGGGTGCTCCGGATGCGCGACCGTGCCGGGCCCAGGCACGATGGTGACGCCCATCTCCTGCGCGTACCGGCGGGCGATGATGGGCTCCATCTGATCGCCGAGCCACGTGGCGTCGGTCGGCTCCTGCGGCTCGACGAGTCCGCGCTTCTCCAGCCAAACGCTGTGCGCGTTCTTGTATGGGTGCTCGCCGGCGACGGCGGCAACGTCCGAACTTCCCAATCCGGCGGCGCGCCGCGCGCGCTGCTCTTCAGTCAGCATCTACTCCTCCAGCAAAAACCGTTTCCGGTCGAACCGCTCATGCTCGACGATCGGCCGCAGACCTGGCGTGCGCTCGAACAGCGCGACCAGCGAGCCAGCGCTCTGCCGGTACCCCTCCACGCTCAGCCGCCCGGCCACGTACTCCTTGCGCAGCCAGATGCCTGCAAGCTGCCCGGCGTCCTGTACGTTGTACTCTCGCAGCACCTGCCACTGGCCGGCTTCGACCAGCGCCGCGACGTCGCCGCCGTCCACGCCCATCTTCCCAGGCAGGCCGCAGCGCCGGGCCCACGCGTCCTGTCGCCCGGGCCGACCGGCCTTGTACTGCGACAGCGTGTCCTGGAGGTCCTCGCTCCCCTCCGTGCCGTAGCGGTAGGTCACCTCTCGGCTGAACAGCCACGGGATCTGGATGCCGTGCTCCATCGCCGCGGCGACGATGACGCGCAGGTCGAAGCCGTCGCCGTTGTAGGTGAGAAGCCGGGGCTTCTTCGCGAGCGTCTTCGCCAGCTGCTCCAGGATCTCGTGCTCGTCGGCGCTGCTGCTGAAGGCGCCGGCGCGCGTGGCCTCGTACCAACCATCCCGCTCCTCCAGCACCACCCCCGCCGCCGCGACGATCCGGTGATGCGGCGCCGCGGGGCACCGGTCCTCCTCGACGTCCTTGTCGCTCGGCGGCACGTCCGGGTGCCGGATGGTCTCGATGTCGAGGGAGAGAATCACGCCGCGCTCCGCACCAGCGGCGCCCTCTGCGCCCGCAGGCTCCGCACCGCGCTAACCACCTGGTTGTCGTCGATGCCGTCGCCTTGCTCGACCCCGGCAGCGTCGGCGACTTGGGCCAGCGTGGCGCCGCGCCGCATGAGCGCGTTGAACAGGTCGCGCGCGCCAGTTCGCTCCTCGGCCAGCTCTTCTCGCAGCCTCCGGATCAGGTTTGCCGCGCATCGCGCCGCGTGCGGGCTCGGCTCGTCCTCGGGCTCCCCGCGGAGTTCCCGCCGGAGGATGTCCTGCATGTCCATCTCCTGGAGCTCGATATGCCGGTTCCGCGCGCGCAGACTCCATAGTTCCTGCTCCATCTCCCGGGCGCTCTCCGGCATGAACGATGCGCGCGACGACCATGAGAGCCTAAAACGACCGATGCGAATATCGATGTCCATCACATCCTCCTCAAGCCAGCCCCACTTCCGCCACCCGATACACACCGACCATCCCATTCCACGCGAGTCCCGCGCGCAGGCAGAGCGCCGCCTGAGGCACCACGCCGCCCACGCAGCCGGGCGCCTCGCAGTCGACCGTTCGGCTGGCTCGCCACCTCGCGGCGCGGAGCTCCTCGACGACACGACCGACGCCGCGGCAGCAGGGGCAGTGCTGGGCGGCGGTCATCGCAGCCCCGCCGATGCAGCGAACCGGAGCCGCAGCGCTTCCGTCTTCCGAAGCTCCCTGTCGACCGTCTTGACCAGCGGCGCGTGGTACGCCGGGCCGTGGACCGTCTTGACCTCCACCACGTAGCGATCGCTGCCCGCCACGTCCTGCGCATGCACGCGCTGCACCTTGCGACCGGCTGCCGCGATCGCCGCGCGGAGCGACTGGCCCGCGGGCAGGATCGCGAGGACGCGCCCGCGCTTCGCGTCCTGCAAGGCGCCGACGCCGCTGGACCACTCGAGCGGGTCGCCAGGGCGCTTCAGCGGGGAGGGGGAGGTCATCGCCGCGCCTCGGTGCTGCACGCCTGCACGACGGCCTCGAGTTCGTCGGCGGCCTTGAGGACAATGATGCCGTATGAGTTCCAGCGCTCTTGTCCCGCGCGCATCCTCGCGATGAATGGCCAGACGCTTTCGCCATCTCTCGCGGCGCGGATCGCCCGACGGAGCAATCCCATCGCGCGGCTCAGAGCATTGGACTCGTCCCTGTTGATGTTATCCGCCCACCGTCCAGCGTACTCCTGCACCAGCGCGCGGATGCGGCCGGCGAGGTCGGAGGGCTGCGTCGGGTACACAGTCACCCGCGCCGCCCGTTGCCCCTCCTCGTACGCCAGCGCGATCGCGTCCTCGATGTCCGACAGCGCGCGGTCGCAGCCCACCAACGCGAGCGCTTGCTGCACATCGTAGCCCATCGATGCGGCGGGCCGCGTAGCTCGCTCCGCCTTCGCGCCCTCGGCGCGGCTCTGCTCGATGAGGCGAGTCAGCCAGCCCACCGCGTCGTCATGGGCGGCTTTGTAGGTGTCTTCCTCGTTCATGCACGCCAGAGCGCGCCTATCGTCGCCGTATTTGAGCAGGGCGAACCAGCAAAAGCGCTCCTCCTCGTCCACCCGGACGATCATCTCCCGCGCGATCTCCTCGGCGGGGCGGAGCGGGCTGGCGGAAGCGGCGGCGGGCGACGGCTGCTCAATCGGCCAGCGGTGATAGACGGGCCGCCCGGCGCCCATATCGATGCCTACCGCCAGATGGTGACCGTCGAAGTGCGCCGTGCAGAGGCCGTGGACGGATCCGGCTCGGCAGCCGGCGCCGTCACCGATCAGGTACTCCGTGTTGCCGCGCTTCTCGATGCGCATCACGTCCACCCGTCCTCCTCCATCTGCTCGCCACCATCGACGCCCGCGTCGGCGCAGACGCCGACGTTGCATGCCTCGTGGCATGAATCGCGCAGCACGCCGCAGTCGCTGTGGCAGTCGCCACATGTCTGCGGCTCGTCGCTGATGCACGCCGCGAGCAGCAGTGCCGCAACCATCAGAATCGCCTTCATGCTCCCACTCCCGTCTTCAGAACATCCCCACCTTATCGTCGCGCTCGAAGCGCATCCCGCGGCCCCACGCGGCGCACGCACCCGACAGCATCGCGATTGCCTGCTGTTCGGTGGCGTAGATCCCCTGGATGCCCATCGTCGACCGGTCCTCGTCCTCGGCGCAGATGACCGAGATGTGCCGCGACTCGTCTGCGGGCTCGATGGTGAACACCACCCGGCCGGCGCAGGACCACGACAGGACGTCGTACTTCTCCCCGGCGACCTCGAACCCGGCGCGAAACCCGCGATGCTCCGCCGCGCGAACCTGCGGCTGAAGCCCACCGAACCACACCAGGCGCTCAAACTCCTTCGCGGCGCGCTGGACGGCCTCGGTGGAGGTCCACGCGCGCGCCAGTGCATCGCGCGCCACCGGGTCCAGCACGCGCTCCCCGTACTCGCGCCGCACGTTCTCGATGCTCGCCCTGATCATGAACGTCGTGGTCAGGATGCCGGTCTCGATGTACTCCCGCAGCCGCTGCGCATCGTCGCAGTTGAAACATATTGCCTCGATGCGCTCGTTGCCGCGCCTCCGCTCTGACCACCCGCGCTCCAAGCTCGCGCGGCATCGGTCGCAGTTCGTCGGATCCGGAAGCTTTGCCGTAGATACGCCCATCGCCTCTCTCCTCACGCCGCCATCCGCTCCCCCCGCTGCTCATCCAGCCGCCGCATCACCCGCGCCCGCTCCAGCAGTGCGTTCGCCTCGGCCTGCTCCTCAGCGGTGAACGCGCCGGCCCAGTCGTCGCCAGTTCGCGTGTCGACCAGCCGCGGCGTCTCGCCTTCGGCCAGCTCGACCACCGCGACGGCGTAGAGCTCGACCCGGCACGTCACCAGCCGGCCGGCGCGCGTCGTCGCCACACGGCTGACCCACATCAGGCAGGCGACGCGGGTCACGGCTGCTCCGCCCTGCGCAGGGCCACCCGCGCCGCCATGGCTTTGGCCAGCGCCGTCTCGGCGGCGAGATGCGCCGCGAGCGCCCCGAGCCACGCCACGCTGCACACGAGCCCCAGAGCCTTCCGCCCCAGGGTCACCACACCAGAATCACGCTTTGCCCCCATGAGTGCCTCCTACTCCGCCGCCATCGGCTCATCGCCGAGCGTCTCCCCGACGCCCGGCTCGTCCAACCCATCGATCGGCAGCCATTCCATCGCCTCGTTCAAGCCCGGCTCGTCCAGTCCCATCACCGCCTCGCGCTTCCGCGCCATCGCCGCGCCGATCTCGCCCTCCAGCCGGAGCACCTCGGCGTAGAGCGCGGCCGCATCGACGCTCTCGACCAGCACGCCGGGGTCGCCTCCTTCCTCACGCAGCCTCGCCGCGAGCCGAACGACTCGGCCGCTCAGGTACGCAGGGTCCTGCATGACGCCGCGCAGGCTGAGGCGCAGCGCGCGCCGGACGTCGCCGATGCCGTCGATGAGCGCCGCGTCGCGGGCGGCGTCTGGGTCGCCGAATCCGGCGGTGCCGGAGCGGTTCATGCTGCCCTCGCGTCGGTGAAGAGCACCCCGCTCTGGTCGCACGCGCTGCACCCGAACGAGGCACACGCCTCGCAAGACTCCTTCGCCGGCTCGTCCTCCGGGAGCTCCCGCAGCACCTCGCGCAGGCCGAGCATCAGCTCGTAAGCCTGCCGCCATGCCGCGCGGCGCTCCGGGGACACAGCCGAGCTGCTGGCGAGCCGCGCGTCGAGGATCAAGCCGCCCGTGCCGTCGAGCCCGGCCAGCGCGCAGAGCCACGTTGCAACGGCGCCGGGCTCCGAGAGATGCGGGAGGGCGCGCACGCCGCGGACAACGTGATCGCCGAGGCCAGCCGTCGCCGTCGACAGCGCAGCGAGGAGGGCAGAGCGGAACGTCTCGAATGCGCCCATGTCAGCACCTCACCGTCGGCACGTCATCCCACCACTGCACCGAGGCCGGCGGCTCCGTGTCCGCGCCGCAACAAGCCATCTCCCCGAGCTCCACCTCGCCAGACGGCGGCAGCGTGTCGCCCGTGGCATCGCGCGCGGCGCGGAGCTCCGTGGCCAAGTCGTCCCCGTCGTCGGAGGGCGGGGGATGGATGACCGGCGTGTGGCGCGGCGTTGACGCCGGGGAGGCGTCTAGAGCCTCGTCGAGCGCCAGCAGCTCTCCGAGTCGCTCGATCAGCTCCCCCGACTCCTCCGTCCAGTCGGCGCGCCACGTCTCCTCGTCGAGAAGCGACGCGAGCCGCCACCGGATCCACGGGGGAGCGCCGCACGCCTCGGCGAGGCGCTCCAGGGCCGCAATCGTCTCCCGGCGGTGGGTGTCGACGAGGTACTCCGGGCCGCGCCAGACGACGCCTGAGAGCTTCGCCGCCGCGAGTACGGCCGTCGCGAAGGCGCTGTGGCCGGAGAGGGGGATGGCAACGGCGGCGCTCACGCGGCCTCCAGAGCGGACAACGCGATCACGCCGTGCTCCGCCGCCAGGGCCCAAACGCGAGCCAAGCCCCACCCGGGCAGCGCCGCGAGCGTCGCCAGCGCCTGCTCCTGGGACCACAGGCTCTCCCGCGGACAGGCAGCGTGCGCCGCAGCCAGGGTCCAGGCGACAGCCTCGCCTCGCAGGTCGTCGCCGAGCGCGAGCAGCAGCCCGTAGTAGTCCGAGGCGACCGGCTCCTCGCCGGTGGACCAGTCCTGAGCAGCGGCCAGCGCATCGCGGTCGGCCACGTCGAGGGTATCGGCGAGAACGACGCGGCACACCGCGACGAGGGCAGCAACGGAGGGGCGGATCACTGCGTCACCCGCCCACGGCAGATGGTCAGTCGGCCGAGCTTGGGGCTCGCCAGCACGCGATAGCCGCGTCGCGACATCCAGAGCGCCGCGCACTCCACGGCCGCGCGCTCGGAGGCCCATGGCGACTCGACGACCTCGACCCGCACGCGGCCGGACGGGAGCTCCGTGGCGAACCAGCGCAGCGCGCCCACGGGCAGGCTGCTGCGGAAGCTGGCGAGCTCACCGCCAGACCGGAGCAGGACCTCGACGGCTCGGTCAGCGAAGGTGGCAGCCGGCGTGGGGCGCGGCGCAGAAGCAAGGGCGGAGACGGACAGCATCGGGCCTCCTCGGACGCGGCGGCGTCCTGACGACCCTTAACTTAACTAAAGTTAAGAACGGCGCAAGACAAAATCGTCAGCCGGAGACCACCGCCCCGGGTGGCTCCGCTGCTGCCCGGGGACTACCTGCCAACGATCTGGCTGGAGGGCGGGCCGACGATGCTGCGCTCGCAGGCGCGCAGGAACCATGCTGGGAGGTGGCGCTGCCGCTCGAGAAGTGGAGCGACGCCGCGTCGCAGCACAAATCCGGCAGGCGCGGCGATCTCGGCCGCCAAGAGCACGACGTCGGAACTCGAATGGCGACCGAAGACGTCCGCGAGCCACAGCCGCGCGATGCCGCAGAGCACCATCAGTCCGCGCTCTCGCTCATCTAAGCCTGCGCGCACGATGATGCGGCCCGGGAGCGTGACCACATCGATATCGTCCGGTGGCTCACCATCCCGAACCGAAATCCCCAGCGCGGCAGCCAAGTCTTCTGGCGACGTCAGCCAATGCGCACCACTCTCGTCCCTCAGCCGATCAGCTAAGTCGACGACGGTCGCCGCCCCTACCTTTGGGGGCTCCACGCCAGCATCTTCGAATCTGTCGCGGAGGATGAGCTCGATCCGTGCCCGTGCTTGCGCCATGCCACCCCTCCGTGTGCGATCAGAATCATTATCCGCTATGGAGGGCGTGGTGATCCAGTGATTGTTTCAGCAAAGTAACAACGCTGCCGTGCGTCTTACGGTGGGCGTCTGCTGCGCTCCCGGCGGTCGACAAACAGCATGTAGGCCATATTCCCGACGAACCTGGGCGTCAGTGGTCTCGGGTACACGTCGCTATCGTGGACCTGTCCAGCAAGCTCGAACGACTCGTCGTCGAGTTCTGGTCGATCGGCCCGCGCTTCTTCGAGTACCCGAGGCCACTCCTCGCGCTCACTGAGGCGAGGGTGCTCAACCTTCGACCGGGATCCAGATTTCGGGACGCCGCCGGACGACGCGTACCATTCACGGGCCGCCGCCTCGAGTTCGCCGACGCTGCTGTAGCCCAGCACCCGGCCGATCCCCTCCGCCGCCATCCAGCCGCCGCCCTTGCCCTGGTTGATAAGGCGGCTTACGTGCGACTCCTTAAGGCCAGAGCGGCGCGCGAGGTCTGCCGCCGACCGGTGGTCTCGGTCCTCGTCGAGCCACTCCAGGATCTTCTTCTTCAGGAACGGACCAATGTGGGGACCGATGGCTCTCGACATACCGGTGGACCGTATCACGCCGTAACTTAACGATAATTTAGACGTCACGTTGGCCAACCTTGACGCTGTTCTTAACTTGAGTTAAGTTAAGGCCATGCCCAAGAAGCCGAGCCCCGGCGCCGCGCTGCGGCACATGATCGAGGCCGCCAAGTCCCTCGACCCGGAACTCACCGACTCAGCCGTCGCGCGCGCGATCGGCGTGTCCCAGCCGGCGCTGACCAGCTGGTGTGATGAGGACAAGACCCCCACCGCCAGGAACAGGCTGGCCATCGAGCGGTGGATGAGCGGCCTGCTGGCGGCCCTGCCGAAGGCGTGGACCGACATCGAGGCCGCCGATGTCGCCGCGAACGTCACTCCGTTCACCGCCAAGGCGAGCTGACCCATGCCATCCCTCCTCCAGACCATCGCCGACCGCCTCGTCCAGCTCCACGCGCGCCGTGACCCCGACCGCGGCCAGGTGGCGATTGCCGGAGCCGGCGTCGCGGTGACCCGTGGCCAGCCGGTCGCCGACGCTCGCCGCGATCTCACCGCGCTCCGGGCTGCCATGGCGCAGGTACTCGGCCGAGAGCTGCCTCTGAAAGCAGAGGACGTCGAGGCGCTGGTCGACCGGCTCGTGGTCCTCGAGGAGGCCGACGGCGTCGCCACCATCCGCGTCTGCGGCTCCGAGCTCTGCGGCGTCGAGGATCTCCAGACGGCGACCGCTCGCGCCCGCGCGATGCGCGCCTTCCTCGCGGCGGAGCTCCAGCGCGCGCTCTCCGATGAGCCGCCCGTGACGCGCCGGTCGGCGCCACCCAGCAGCGTGGAGGCGAGATAGTCCATGACGTACGTCGAGCAGCAGCAGAGCGACGCCGATGACTCCGTGGTGACGAGCGCGCGCCCGCTGAACGGTATCCAGGCCGGCTTCGACCCCGAGGCGACCTGGACCGGCGACGAGGAGGTGAGCGAGCTCGACGGCCTCCGCAGGCGCAACGCCTTCGTCGAGCGATGGGTGGAGAACCTGCGGGAGCAGCTGCCCCGCGAGCGAGCCCGCGCCTCCGCATGCATCTCGCGCGGCCTCTCCGCCGTCCCCGACGACGACCTCCTCGCCGAGGTCCAGCGCCGTGGGTTCGAGCGGCCCGTACCCGCCACCGCCGTTTCCGTTGCCCGGGACGATGCCGGCGATCACGCGGCTCAGAATGCTTCCGAGCGACTCAGGTGAGTCGCTGTCGTTCAACCGTCTTCGGGGGATTGAGGACTCATGAGTATCTTCCGTGACAAGCGACGTATGTCTCCCACCGGAGAGCGCACCAGCGCGCCTCCGCCGGCCAGCGGCGTCAGTCATATCGCAGAGCTTGCGGCGGCGGCGGCGGCCCGCAACGCTGAAGCGCTGGTGACCCCGTCACCTGTTCGGGTGAGCAGCGCCGTCAGAATCCGCAGTGAAATCAGAGCGGGAGCTCGACCCCGAGCGGTCGAGTTGCTTCGCAAGGCGTTCCGGTCGATCCCGCAGGCGGAGCTGGCCGTCATTCTCGATGAGCAGCCGCAGCACCTCCATCGGGCGCTGTCGCCGGAGTGCGCCAGTAAGCCATTCCCCGCCGAGAACTTCGTTCTTGTCGCCGAGCGGAGGCCGCAGCTCGGCGCTGACGTGGTGCGAGCCTACGTGACGTTGCTGTCAGCAGATCTGATTGATGCGCTCGCGGACGATCTGCGGCGCATGGCGCGGGAGAAGCGAGAGAACGAGGTGGGGTCATGATGGCATTGCTTGGACTCATCGCGATTGGCTCCGTGTTCATGTTCTTCAGCGGACTCGTCGTCGGCCTCACCTACGAGCGCTCGCTGCGCCGGTGGTGGTACCGGAGCACCGTGGAATCGGCCGTGTACCGGCTTCTCGATGCCGAAGCGGCGGTGTGCAACCCGAGGTCGAAGTCCTCGGCCGTGCTGGAGTACGAGGAGGCAAGGGCGCGTGTGGCTCGGCTGGTCGCGTGGCGGCGTCCGGCGCTCCCGGTGCGTGCGCCCGCGCGGTCGACGGCGGCGCCCGCAGCAACGGAGCTCGCATCATGATCCGTCGGGGGGCAATGCTGATCCCGTGGGGCGTCGTCGGGGCGCTGCTGCTCGCCTACCACGTCGCAGAGACCCGGCGCGCCGCGAGCGCAGCCGCCATGGATGATCGACTGCGGCGGGCTCGCTCGCGGGTGCGTGTCGTGGCCGACATCGCCAGGCGCTTCCGCGACGAGCGTGACGAGGCGCGTGCAGGGCTCGATGCGGCGGTCGAGTACGTGGCGAACATCAAGGACCACGGGCTGACGATCCTGCGGATCGCCGACGTGGACCACCTGCGCGCCGAGCGCGACCGGGCTGCGCTGGCAGACGCTGAGGCCTGTCAGCTACGGGGCGCTCTGGAGCTCATCGCGGACGGGTGCGAGGTGCCGCAGCGGATCGCTGTCGAGGCGCTGGAGCGAGGACGGGAGGAGGAGTCATGTCGAGCGAATTGAGCGATACGGTGCAGGTGCCCCAGGTCTTCGAGCCGGGGGCGAGGCTGCGCGGCGGTCGAGAGGGCGCCTGCTTTGTCCTCGGGCCGCAGCAGGAAGGTCTCTGGTTCGTGTACGGCATGCCGTTCACGGACGACGAGCTTCGGTCGCAGTTCACGGTCGTCGCACCGGCTCCGCGCGCGGGGCAGCGGTGGCTCGGCGGCGGCCGGCTCGTGGTGCTTGGCGAGAGTACGGTCCCTGTGTCGAAGGGTCTGTGGCTGCTGGAGCGCGGGCTCCGGTTCGACGGCTTCGTCGCCGACGCCGCGCCCGCGACCCTCCGCGCTTCGGAGGCAGCGACCCGCGAGCCGTCGCCGCCCGCGCCGTGGACCCGAGCCGCCGCTCGCCGTCTCATCACCGAGACGATCACCAGCGCCAAGCCGCGCCGGCCGGGCGCGTTCACCTCGGCGATGTGCTCGATGGCGGAGACCGAGACGCCCGACGCGTCCGTAATCCTCGCGGCGTGCCTCGCGATCTGCTGCCTGGAAGAAGACCTGCCGGAGCATGGCGCGCCAGCGGCTTGGCAGGTGGAGCGTGCGCGGGTCCTCGCCGACGACGTGTTCCGGAGCGCGGCGAAGCTGGAGAAGCGCGAGAAGGTGCCGGCGCGCGTGCGCGAGGCGTTCGAGATGTACGTGGCGCGGAGAGCAAGGAGCTGAGGAACATGGCGAGAGCGAATCTGATGACGGCGAGCGACGTTGCGGTCTTTTGCGAGGTCGACCTCAAGACGATCCACAACTGGGCGGACAGAGGGCACATCCACTGCTTCCGCACGCCCGGGCGGCACCTTCGGTTCAAGCCGGAGGACGTCGCGACGTTCATGCAGCGCCAGGGCTACGACGTGCCCAAGGCGCTGCGGGCCTACCTGCCGGAGGAGCGGCCGTCGACCGGGCCGCGAGCGCGCGTGGCGGAAGTCCTCGGCGACGGCTCGGTGACGCTGACGATCGGCCCCGCCGACGCGGAGGCGTTCCGCGCGATGCAGGGCCGCGACGTGGTGCTGGCGCTCGCACCGACGGGAGCGGCCGCGTGATGGAGACCGAGACGCACCGCGGGTCGTCGCTCGACGCAGCGATGGACGATCGCGAGCGCGACATCGAGGAGCGCCGGCGGCGGCGCGGGAACAGCGACGTGAACTACGGCGCCAGCGAGGAACAGGTGCCCGAGATCGGGTGGATCCCGTGAGGAGGAGCGAGATGGCGTTGCAGGACCAGGCCAAGAAGCCCCGCGGGTTTGCGGCCATGACGCCGGAGCGTCGCCGCGAGGTCGCCAGCGCCGCCGGGAAGGCTGCGCATGCGCAAGGGCGTGCGCCCGAGTTCACTCCAGAGCAGGCGCGCGCGGCGGGCCGGAAGGGCGGGGAAGCCGTGAGCGCCGACCGGGAGCACATGCGGGCGATCGGGCGGCGCGGCGGCGAGAGAACGAGCGCAGACCCGGCGCACATGGCCGAGATCGGTCGCGCCGGAGGTAATGCCGCCCACGCGAACGGCGCGGCGCATCAGTGGACTGCCGAGGAGGCCCGCGCCGCTCGCCGGAAGGTGGGTGGGAAGCGGAAGACGGAAGCGCTGCAGAGCCGCAACGCGGAGAGCTGAGGAGGGCGTCATGGGCGAGACGATGGTCACCGGCGGGCTTCAAAAAAATCGACATGCGTCGTCGGTCTTAGAAACCGCTGCTCGTGAGCGCAACACCGCGCAGCGTGTGAGCATTGGCCCGTCGGCGACAGCGCAATTCAGCGCATACTGCGCGCAACGGCCGAGTGTGCGGCGGTTTGCCCACATTCGTCCGTTCTGCCACGGTCGGCCCATGCGGTTTCCGATTGCTGGCGATCCGATCGCACTGACGCACCTTGTGCCTGGTGAACTGGTCAATCTTCGCGACGGAAGCAGCGAAGATGTCGTGGTCGGCGTCGACCTACCGACGTGCCACCGCGTGCCGAAGCGCCGAGGCATGTACGCGTTCGCGCGCAACGGTGTCGAGGCCTGCATCTACCGGCGCAGGTGGCGCTGGTACATCGCCGTGGGCGACCATCCGGAGCGCGGTCTGCACAAGACCGAAGACGCGTCGCTCGCACAGGCCTTGTGGGTCGCCGAGTGCCACATCGACCGGTTCTACTTCAGTGACGGGACGCGGCGCCCGTGCCCAGAGGGCCACGTCTACTTCCTCCAGTCGGTCCGCGGCGGCCCGATCAAGGTCGGGTACGCGGCCGACCTCCGTGCGCGGGTCTCGAATATCCAGGTCGGCCACCCAGAGGAGCTGGAGGTGATCGGCGTGGTGCGCGGTACGCCGGAACTTGAAGAGGCGCTCCACAAGGAATTCGCCTGGTGCCACGTCCGCGGGGAGTGGTTCGCCCCCAGCGAGGCCTTGCGCTTGGCGATCGATGACCTTGAGGAGCGCGACGAACTGGGGGAGCGACTGGTCGACGTCGTGCGGAGCGGCTTGTTCGAGGAGGAGGACTGCGATGCGTGACGTCACGGTGGACCAGATCGTCGAGCGTGTGGTCGCGGTGCTGCGTCCTGAGCTGGACGCCATCCGCCAGCTCGTCGAGCGCTCTCCCGTTCCGGGTAACGACGCCCAGACGGGCCAGCTCCTCACGCGCGAGGAGCTCGCCGCAGCGCTCCGCCTCAGCGAGGCGACGCTGAAGCGTTGGGACCAGGACGGCTGCCCGCGCGTGCTCATCGGCAACCGGCTCCCGCGATACCGGCTCGCCGACGTTCTGGCATGGCGCAGCACGGCGCCGTCGAAGCCGGCGCGGGTCTCGGCGGTGAAGCCCGCGCCCGTGCGGCTGCTCTCGCGGGGGAGGAGGTAGCCATGGGCAGGCCCAGGACCGGCAACTTCAAGCTCATCAACGGCACGTGGCACGTCCGCAACACCGTCGAGCCCGGCGTGCGCAAGACGTTCGACATGGGCACGTCCTCGCTCACCGAGGCGAAGCGCCTGAACAAGCAGATCCTGGCGAGGATAGCAAAGGGCGAGAGCCTCGACGACCTCGCCGAGGCCGCCGCCTCGCCGGGGACCTTCGCCGAGTACGCCAAGACGGTGAACGACCGCCGCCGCGCGCGCGGCATCGTGAGCGCGACCGACGAGTGGCAGCGCCTCCGCGACCACGCCTTCCCCATCGTCGGCGGCATGACCCTCCGCGACGTCAGGCCGCGCCATATTCGCGACGTCCTCGAGGCAGCCGTCGCCACCGGCGCCGCGCCGCAGACGATCCGCCACCTTCGTGCCGCGATGTACAAGGTGTTCCGCTCCGCGGTGGTCGACGAGCTCGTCGAGGAGAACGTCGTCGCCAAGGTCGACCCACCCGCCGGGGTGCGCGTGAAGAAGGTCCGCGTTCAGCTCACGGACGATGAGTTCTCGCGTCTCATCGACCACCTGACCGAGACCATCGAAACCGAGGATGCCGATGCGAAGGCGGCTGCGGCGCCGACGTGGATGCGCAACGCGCGCACACGCGCCGCGTATGACAAATGGCGGCCGCACATCGAGGCGTGCGCCGCGTCCGGCATGGACCACGTCGCGTATGCGAAGCAGCACCGGCTTCGATCCGACGTCCTCCTCGGCTACATCCGACGGGCGCAGGACTACAGCAGCCGCGAGCAGGCGCGCGTCTTCGGCCGGCGGACACCAGCTGGCGAACTCCGGATGCTCGCGATCGGCGCCCGCACCATCGGCGGGCAGCGCACCAGCGACCTCATCCGCGCCGACTGGCTCAACTTCGACCTCCCGGCGTTCACGCGTGGGATCGTCGTCAGCAGCAAGACCAAGAAGCCGCGTCCGCTCCTCATCCCTGATGAAGTGCGCCCGCTCCTCATCGACTGGTGGCGGCGCAGCGGGTCGCCCACGCACGGCCCGGTCTTTCCCGTCCTCCGCGGCCCGAGGCTGGGGCAGCGCCGGCGCGAGCGCGGCGTCTCGTTCGCTGCTCGCCTTCGGACCGCGTGTCGCGCGGCCGGGCTTACGCGCCCAGGGCTCTACGAGGAGACCGACTACACCCTGCCGGCGGACTTCCACAGCTTCCGCCGCGCCTTCGTGACGGCACTGCGGCGCGCAGGCGTCCCCGCCGATGTGGCGATGAAGTTGAGCGGTCACTCCAGTCGCGAGATCCACGAGATCTACGTGGGCGACGACCCGGCCTTCCAGGCAATGCCGGCCGGCGCAATCCCGCGCCTTCCCAACCTGAGCCTGACGTCACAGGTGGTCCCGCTGACTCTGCCCGGGGCTTCCGCTTCTGCCTCGCTCGACGGCGAAACCGCCATCGTCCAGCGAGATCCCTCGCGCGCCACGCAGGATTCGAACCTGCGGCCTTCGGCTCCGGAGGCCGACGGAGAGAGCTCAGAGGAGCCTCCAAGTACCTGTCCTGCGCCTCTGGCGCGGGACGAAAGCAGCTCAGAAGAGCTCACGGCGGCTCACGGCGGATCAGGGTTTCGGCTTTTTCTGCCACAAGGATCCGACGTGTCCGGAGCCATTCCGCCACGGGTTCCGCCGCACCGAAGCGAGCGGGCTGGGCAGCGGCTGGAGGAGGGGCTCCGGGTGGCCATGGGTCCTGGCCCGGTGCGGGTCCGCGAGGAGCGTGTCCTTGAGCTTCTCGCCGGCGCCTGCGCTGACCTCTGCCTGACCCCCTCGCGCTCCGGCGCGGCTGGAGGTGGCCGGTGAGGCGCCGCCCCCTTCAGACCGAAGCTCAGCGCGTCGTCGGCGCCGCGGTTCGTGAGCAGTTCGGCTACCCGCGCGTCAGCAACGTCCGGATGCGTCAGCTCAAGCTGGCGTGCCTCGAGTGCGGCGCGCCCATGGAGACATGGCGCATGCACCGGGCGTGCTGGGTCTGTCCCAACCTGGCGCACTACACCGGCGCTGAGTGGTTCTGGTCGCGGCGTCTGGACCGGAAGCGCTACGGCCTGAAGCTCCAGAAGAAGTTCGGCAACCGCTACGTGCGCCGGTACCTCGTTCGCGTGCCGCCCCGCCGCGTCCGCCGCGCGGTCGTCTTCGGACTGATCGCGATGGTGAGGTTCGCGCAGGCGCACTCGTGCGCCTCGTGCCCGGCCGTTCCTTCCACTGCCCAGGAGACCGCCCGATGAGCGACCACGTTGCGATGCAAGGCAGCGCGTTCGTCTGCCTCCACTGCGGCCAGAGGTACGAGCCCGCGATGCCGTGCCCGATCAACATCTGGCTGGCTTCCTCCAAGGCGTTCCAGAAGGACCACCGGCGGTGCAAGGCGCCTGAGACGCCGGTCTGCCGGTTCTGTCGGTCGGCCACGCACGACGACGAGAACCACGTCGCCGCGACCGTGAAGCACCCGATGGACTGGCCTGGCTGCGGCGACACCGGCCTGAGCTCGCAGGCGATCTGGCAGCACATGACCGGGCTCACCCTCCCAGGAAGGTGGAGCGGCCGCATGGAGTACCCGCTCGACCCGGACGACTTCGGCCGCTGCTACCGGCTGCTGTCCGCGCCGTGGGCCGCTGAATGGCGCGCCCGCGTCGGCGAGATGGCGAAGTACCCGGGGTGGCCCGGGCTCGTGGCCCGCTGGGATGAACTGGAGGCGCTCTATCGAAAGGAGCGCCCGAAGGGCAGGGCCCCGAAGCTCTACGCGGCGATGCAGGAGGCGCTCGGCCGATGAAGCGCCACCGCTCAACCCCGCGCACCTTCCGCCTCTACGAGCGCCTCGCCGACGGTCCGCGCGGCTACGTCGCGTCGCTTGGCTGCCCCGCGTGCGGCGGCATCGACGACGACCACGCGCCTGGGTGCCGCCAGGCCAGCCGGGCGCAGTTCGGTGCCCACCACGTCGGCAAGGTGAACGCGAGCTTGCCCGGCGACTACGCCGCGCTCAGCGATGAGCCCGGCGCGGCGGGGCCTTCGCGCGCCCGGAGCACGCACACGTCCAGGTCGTCGACGGTGCAGCGGGACCCGGCTCCGGTTGGGAGGTCGCCCCGATGAGCATCGCCTCCCTCATCGACCGGGCGCAGGGCGCGCACGAGGCCGCTCTCCTCCGCCGCGGCGTCACCGCTGCCGAGATCGCCGACGCGCCCGATGCTGACCGCGAGCGCCTCGAGCGTGTCCGCGGCAGCGCGAACGAGCGGCGCGTCCTCGCTGCCCTCCACCGGGCCGCGCTCCCGAACTGGATCGTCGGCATCCGCGCCGGCCGGACGACAGAGGACCGGCGCGGCGGCGACATCGCCGTGCTCTGCGACGACGGGAAGCGGTGCTGGCTCCAGGTGAAGAGCAGCACTGCGGGCGCGCAGAAGTTCATCGCGGAGGCGCGGCGCCGGGGCCGCGTCGGCGTGATCGGCATCGTGGTCGTGCCCGACCGGATCACCGATCGCCAGATCGTCGGCCGCGTGCTCGCGACGCTGATCGAGATGCGGGCCCAGCGCGCGGGGGAGGCTGGCCGATGAGCGTCGACGAGCTGCTCACCGCCGTCGCGTCCGACCTCCGGGCCATCGGCCACGTCGTCCCGGAGTCGCTCGCGACCGACACCGAGCGCGCCGATGCACTATTCGCCGCCGGCGCCGCGGTCCGCTGCATCGACCGCCGCATCCACCTCCGCTTCGCCGCGCGCTTCCTCGCGTGTGCCTTCGAGGCTCGTGCCGAGGGCGAGCGCGAGGAAGCGGATCGCTGGGCCGCGAAGAGCGCGGCGGAGCTTGAGCTCTACCGCGCGCCGGCCCCGGAACTCCAGCCGTACGTGACCCACGGAGGTGCCTCGTGACGCAGCTCGCCTTCGCTCTCGACATCGCCGCGCCGGCTGAGTCGCCGGCTCCCACGCCAGCCACAGGGCGCGCCGCGCGCAGCCCGGATCGGAGTTCTCAGCAGGTGCAGCAACAACAGCAACGTCAGGGACCCGCCGTCGACTTCTCGCAGTGGCTCTCTCCGGACGAGATGGAGCGCGTCCAGGCCTACGCCGACGAGGTGATGCGCCAGCTTCACGAGCGGCCGGCGTTCCGCGATGGCGACGCGAAGGACCGCGCCCACCTGCTGCGCCGGTACGCGGCCGGTCTGCTCCTCGCCGGCGGGAAGGCGCTCGCGCTGGCGGATCTGGCCGAGGCCTCTGGCGCCGCGGAGAAGGACTCGGCCGAGCCCGCGCCTGCGCCGGTGAAACGCGGCCCCGGCCGGCCCAAGAAGGGCCCGAGCGCTCCGTCCGCCGACCACCCCGCCGCGGTTAGGATGCGCATGCCGTCTGCGCCGCGCCTCAGACGTGGCCTGGAGGAGAGCGCCGCGCCCGCGCCTGCCGCGACGAGGAAGCCGCAGCCAACGGCCGACGAGGTGCTGGCGAAGTACCGCGGGCTGAAGACGCCGCAGCGCGCCGGGAGGTCGGGGTGATGCTCGACGTCCTCCAGATCGCCGCGAGCATCGCGCCCGGGGACCTCGCGGCGCTCCAGGCGCACGCGTCCGAGATCGTCGCCGAGGAGATCCGCGACGCGGGCGCTCGCTTCGTCGGGCCGGAGTTGCTCTACCGGCTCGAGCACACGGCGATCCTGCACCTGCTCGTGACCGGGCTCCTCATGCGTCACGTCGAGGCGACCGAGGCCGAGCCCGTCGAGATCGTCTCTGCCGGCCGGCGTCGCCGGTGCGCTCCTCTTCGCCGATGGCACGGACGTCTGCGCGCGCTGGCCTTCGTGACACAGCGCCGGCGCGGGCGACGAACCCAGCTCCGCGTGCGCTGCCGTTGCGCCTGCGGAGAGATCGTCACCGTGCTGAAAGACGACCTCCGGCGCCGCAAGGTGCGGAGTTGCGGGTGCCGCCGAGACGAGCTGACGGCGCAGCGGAACCGCGAGCGAGCGGAGATGAGGAGGGCGGCTTGAGTCGCAACGATCCAATTCCTTTGCAAGAGCGCTACGGCCGCCTGCGTGTGCTGCGTCCCGCGGAAAGTGGGAAGAGCGGGCGCAGGATGGTTCTAGTTCAATGTGACTGTGGCTCTAAGCCCAAAACCGTCGCATGGACGAACCTGCGCGACGGATTGACTAGAAGCTGCGGGTGTCTCCAAACCGAACGTGCACGAGAACGGATGAAGATTCTAGCGACAGCCACAACAAACGGCACCGCGACCGGGCGGGTACACGTGCCGCTTCAGGTTGGCGATGTGTTCGAGCGCCTCACCGTGCTCGCAAAGGCGCCAGTGAATCGCGGGGGCGTGCGCTACTGGTGCCTTTGCGAGTGCGGCAACTTCGCCTGCGTGCCAGCATGTCGACTGCGCGCGGGTCGAAGCAGGAGCTGCGGCTGCCTCGCTGTCGACGTGCGCCGGGCGAATCATGCGGCCAAGATCGCCGAAGCAGCCGCGTCGGCCACGGCGAGCATCGCATCGGCGACGCGCGAACCGCACGTCGACACAGCAGTCCATCCAGGCAATTCTGGAAAGAAGAAGCGCGCCCCAGAGAGACAGCCAGGCCAATCCGTGGAGGAGTGGTTCTGGTCGCGGACTCTGCGGGCTGCGAACGGGTGCCTGGAATGGCAGAACGCCATTCACGACACTGGGTATGGTGTTTTCGCCATCGGCAAGAAGATGTTTCGTGCACACCGGTACGCTTGGGAGATCACCAACGGACAGATCCCGGTCGGGCTCTTCGTCTGCCACCGATGCGACAACAGGAAATGCGTAGACCCGGCTCATCTGTTTCTTGGCACGCAGATGGACAACATGCGCGACATGTCCAGCAAAGGCAGGTCGGGCAGTGTTGTACGCCCGGAAAAGTTGAGCCGCGGCAGCCACAGGTACAACGCGAAACTGTCGGAGGAAGCTGTCCGATTCATTCGCGCAGCGTACGCCGAAGGTGGCGTCACACAGAAGGAGCTTGGTCGCAAGTACGGCGTGCCGAGAGCACTGATCACTAAGGTGATCAACTGGGAAGCGTGGAGGCACGTCCAATGACGGCTCTGTTCGTCGTGCTGGAGTCCCCTGACGGCGCCGGCAAGTCCACCCAGGCCAAGCGCCTCGTCTCGACGCTCTCCGCCTCTGGCCGCAGTGTCGCGCTGACGGTCGAGCCCACCCACGGCCCGATCGGTCGCCGGATCCGCGAGCTGACGGTCGCCGGGTCGCAGTCCGACCCGAAGGAGATCGCGCTGCTCTTCGCCGCCGATCGCCAGGCGCACAGCCGGAGCATCCGCGACCTCCTCGACAGCGGGGTCATCGTCGTCTGCGACCGATACGCGCTCTCGACGGCCGTCTACCAGGGCGCCGCGTCGGGCGACCTCGAGGTGGAGCTCTGGGCCGACAGTCTCTCCCGCTACGCCTGCCCGCCGGACCTGACGCTCGTCCTGGAGGCGCCGCTCGATGTTTGCGCGGCGCGGCTGCGAGCCCGGGGGAAGCCGGCTGACCTGTTCGAGGCCGCGGAGACGCAGCGCCGGGTGCACGAGGCGTACGGCCGGGCGGAGACCTTCCTGTGGGGCGAGACGGTGCAGCGCATCGACGCGACCGGCACCGAAGACGAGGTGGCGGCGCGGGTGCTGGAAGCGGTGGAGCGGAGGCTTGCTGAGGGGCCGGCGGCGGAGAGGAGCGCCGGGTGATGCAACACCGATGCTCTCGGATTGGCCACCTTCTCTCATGGCGCCTCGGCTCCGCGCGTGACAGAGTCCGCTTCTGCGTCGAATCCGCTCATGTCGGCACGCACTCCGGAGGTGGCCTTTGAGCCAAAGCATTCTCTTCACCGAGCCGCGGACGTCAGACGCGCGCATCAGCAGCTGCGGTCGGTACCGGTACTGGCTCATGCGGCGCTGGGCACCTGGCCAGCGGATGCTCTACGTGATGCTCAATCCGAGCACTGCCGACGCGTCGCTCGACGACCCGACGATCCGCCGCTGCATCGGCTTCGCGAAGGCGCTCGGCTTTGGCGGCCTCGAGGTGGTGAACCTGTTCGCCTGGAGATCGACGAGCCCGGACGCCATGTTCGGCGTGGCTCGGGGTGGGCAGGACATCGTCGGCCCGGACTGCGACACGACGATCCTCGATGCCGCCCGCGGGGCCGGACTGGTTGTCGCGGCGTGGGGTGCCGACCATCGGGCCTCCGAGCGCGCATCCGCGGTGCTCGCCATGATCTCCAACGTTGCCGACGTCCACTGCTTGGGGCGCTCGGGAAGCGGCGCGCCTCGACACCCGCTCTACCTGCCAGGTGCGGCGCGCCCTGAACTCTTCCGCGCGAAGGAGGCTGGTGCGTCATGACGGAGCATAGACCCTGGTGCCCGCTGCTCGGCGGCGGCCGGTGCGCATGCGCGGAGACGCGCGACGACAGGACGCTCGACCTGTTCGCGGGCGTGGAGCAGCCTGGTCTCGCGGAGGCGCTGGCTCTGGTCGAGGAAGCGGTCAAGCGCGCATCCAAGGAGGATCCGTGAAGCGCGCCGCATTTCGCCGCCGCAAGGCTGCTGCTCCGTCCGGTGCCGCGGCGACGAAGCGGCCGAAGAAGCCGGCGAAGGCGTTCGACGTGGCCGCCGCGATCGCGTTCGTCGATGCGCGCCTCGCCGAGCCGCCTCCGCCGGAGAAGCGTCTCAAGGCCGGCCGCGTGCGCCCCGGTGTGCGGCGCGTGGAGGGGGCTGGAGCCTGCATCCTCCGGTGCGTCCTGCCGCTTGAGGACGCCCCGACAGCGAACCGGCTGATCGAACTCGGTCGAATCGGCCCGTGGGCGCTCGCGAAGCTCAAGAAGCGGGTGCTCTCGCGGATGCTGCTCCAGGTTCGCGCCCGCGCCGCCAAGCCACTCCAGGGCCGAGCGATGGTCCGCATGGTGCGTTTCACGCACACCGCCCAGGACTACGACACGAGCTGGACCAAGATCCCGCTCGACCGCCTCCAGGTCGGCAAGCGCGAGAGGCCGGAGCACCTGACCGCGGAGCAGTGGTCCTCCGTGCAGGCGCAGTTGGGCCTCGCCGAACTCGGCTACATCCGCGGCGACTCGCAGCACGAGATCGACTTGGCCGCCTGGAGCGAGCCCGCGCCGCCAGGCCGGGGCTGCGTGCTGGTCGAGGTGTGGACGGGGAGGGTGGGGTGAAAGAGCCGTTTCGCGTTCTGCTCGCCGACCCGCCGTGGCTCTTCCGGGACAAGCTGCCTGGTCGCGGCCGTGGGGCCAGCAAGCACTACAGCTGCATGGGAATCGATGCGCTGAAGCGCTTCGAGCTCCCGCCGCTCGCCGACGACTGCGCGCTCTTCCTCTGGCGCTGCTCGGCCATGCCGCAAGAGGCGCTCGACCTCATCAAGGCGTGGGGCTTCACCGTCAAGAGCGAGATCGTCTGGGAGAAGTGCAGGCCGTGCGGCCCGTGCAAGGGCGCCGGCGCGGTCGTCCGCCGAGGCGCTAAGTCGAAGTGCCGCGGCTGCAACGGTCTCGGGGTGCGCCCGTTCTTCGGCATGGGCCGCTACGTGCGGAACAGCCACGAGACGTGCCACATCGCCGTTCGCGGCCGGCCGCAGCGTCGCAACGCAACCTCGGCGCGGAACATCCTGTCGCGGTTCGCCGCCCCGATGCCGATTGGCGCCAACGGCCGCCCGATCCACAGCGCGAAGCCCGACGCGATCCACCAGTTCATCGAGCGGATGTACCCGGGCCCGTACGTTGAAATCTTCGCCAGGAGGCACCGGCCCGGGTGGGTGTGCCTCGGGGATGAACTGCCAGGCCAGAAAAGCGAAACGCCGGCGGGTGGAGCCGCCGGCGTCTCAGGTGCGGAGGTAACGCAGCGATGAAGGTCTTACAGCAGCAGAAGGAACACGTCAAGGCGCTCCGGCAGAAGCTCGATGAGCTGGAGACTCGCGGCCTCCTCCAGGACGTCAGGCTCATCTGCTCGCGGGAGGGCGCGATCGTCGAGGAGATCTTCGGCGACCGTCGCAGCGCCCACATCGCGCGGGCGCGCCGCATGGTCTGGTGGGAGCTCAAGGACCGCGGCTGGACGTACGCCTTCATCGGCGAGTTCTTCAACCGCGAGCACTCGACAGTGATGAGCGGCATCCAGCGCGCGGCGCGGGAGCTGGGACTCAAGGCGCTGCCTGGGGCGCGCGCGATGAAGGAGGCGGCGTAGATGGGAAGCGTTCGACGCGTCGATCCATGGAACCACAGGCAGCGTCCGGCTCTCCTTCGCCTCATCAGGCTGACCGAGAGCCCGGCCGAGGCGCTGCTCCTCCCCGCGCTGCTCGCCCACGGTGGCCCCGAAGCGCACGTGATCGGTCCGGCGGGGCACTGGACCCTGGAGGCGCAGGTCAGCGTCCAGACGCGCGGCCGCGCGTACCGGGTCGACTTCGCTGCAACCTGGGGCGATCGCAAAGTCGCCATCGAGGTCGACGGATGGGCGCACCATCACGCGACTGAGGACCAGGAGTGCTACGACGCGACCCGCGACTGGGCCATGGGCAACGTCGGCTGGGTCGTGATCCGCCTCGATGCCTACAGGGTCTTCAAAGACCCAATGGGTTGCGCCGCTGAGGTGGCCGAGCAGCTGCACCAGGTCGATATCCAGGCGCGGACGGTGGCGAAGACGCCGGTCGAGCATCAGACGGAGGAGGAGTTCGCGGCCCTCGTCCTCGAGTGGGAGGGCTACATCGCCGAGTGCGAGAAGAACGGCTACCCGGAGGGCGCCGCCGAGAACCGTCGGAAGCTCGACCGCATGAAGATGGCGCGGTCGAAGGCGAAGGCGGTGCGAGACATGGTCAAGGCGGCCGGGTCCAGCGAAGGTGAAAACGAAATCCTGCGAAAGCTCTTCTCCGAGCGCGCGCGTCAAAAGGGGCTGGAGTGATGGCGGCACCCGACCTGTTTTCGAAGGTCTCGCGGCGGATGTGGCGCGACGAGAAGTTCGTCGCCCTCAGTGCTCCGCCGCCGAACGCGCGCGACCTATGGGTCTACCTGCTGACCGGTCCGCACAACGGGACGATCCCCGGCCTCTTCGTGCTGGGCGAGCTCGCGCTTGCCGAGGACATGGAGTGGGACCCCGAGCCGACCCGATCCTGTCTCCATGAGATCCTCGCGAAGGGGATGGCCCGCTTCGACCGGAAGCGGCGCCTCTTCTGGCTGCCGAACGCCATCGCCCACAACCTGCCGCGGAGCCCGAAGCAGGTGATCGGGTGGTCCAAGGCATGGAAGCTGCTACCCGAGTGCTCGCTCCTGGCCGAGGCTGCGGCGGGCATCCGGGGGCATCTTGCCGCGAAGAGCCCCAAGCTGGCCGAGGCATTCGACCAGGTGGTCATGGGCCTGGTCGAGCCAGTCGACTCGTCCGGTGAGCTCGACCTTGGCGACGAGGTGGATCCTCCGCCCCCCACAGCCAGGTCCGCTACCTCAGAAACCCGCGGGATTTCTCTATCGGATAGAGAACGCGATTCCTATCCGATAGAGAACGCGGTTCCTATCCGATTCCAAGAGCAAGAGAAAGAGCAAGAGAAAGATCCCCCCTTCGGGGGAGTACGCGCGTGCGCGCGGGAGGCACCCTCTGGGGTGGGCGAGGACCGTTCTGGGTTCGGCGACTCGCCGGCGGGCCAGGAGCGGCGCGACGTCCAGCGTGACGAGCCGGAGGCCGAGGGGTCCCGCATCGGCGCGTCCACGGGGCAGCGGCGTGGGGGGGATTGGCAGCGACGCTCTGGGGCCGCAGCACGCTCGACGGTCGAGTCCGACGAGGAGCGGGCGATCCTCCAGATGCTCAGGTCCATCCCGAGCCTCCGGTCGGTGGCCAACGGCGGCCTGGCATGCCGGATCGCTGACCACGTAGCCGGGGGCCCGCACACCGGGAAGCTTCCGCTGGAGGACGCCATGCTGGCCGTGCAGCGCGCTGGCGAGCGGGAGGCCGACGAGGCGGCCGGCAGGGGCATCGGGCGGGAACAGGGGCAGCTCTCTGGGTTCGTGATGTCCTTCGTGAAGTCGCAGCAGATCGGCGAGGCGCGGGCGGTGGCCGCGCGCGAAGCGGCTCTCGACCCTGGCCTGGTCACCCGCTTTCGGGAGTACTTCGACAAGGAGTGGTCGAAGGCCAAGCGCGGGCGCACGAGAGCTCACGCTGCCGGCGACGCGGATCACGCCGAGCGCCTGGCGCTGCTCGCGCAAGATGGGGCCACGCGCGCCGGCGGAGGCATATCGGCGGAGGCTGTCTTGGCGCACTGGACCCACGAGCACCTCAGGTGCATGGAGAAGTTCATCGCCGACGCGGACCACCCGCTGCGCCTGATGGCGAGCCGCGTGGACAGCTACGGCTTGCCTCGGCCGAAGGCCGCCCGCGCGGTCGAGCAGACCACGAGCGCCAGGCCGCCGGCCAGCAGCCCCGAGGACGCGGCTGCCGCGCTGCACCGGATGAAGGCTGGCGCCGCAGCTGCGCGCGCTGCCTTGACCCAGCAGGTCGGGTCCGTCGACGCCTACGCGCCTCGCCGCGCGATGGGGGCCCAATGAGGGGCAGCCGTCTCGCTCGGAACATCCGCGATCGCGGCGAGGCCGGAGCTCGCCCTCAGCGCGTCGCGGGGAAGGTTGCTCAGATCGACCTGCACCTCGAGGGAGGCGTCCTCGGCACGTGCCTAACGGTCGAGCAGCGGCGGACCGAGGCGCTTGAGTACGTGCGCCCGGAGTACTTCTGGAGCGGGCCGAACGAGTGGCTTTTCCGGGCGATCGTTGACCTGAGCCTGACTGGCTCGGTCGTTGACGCGATCTCGCTCGCTGCTTGGCTCAAGGACCGCGGGCGATTCGAGGTGGTCGGCGGCTTCGAGTACATGAAGGAACTCAGCAATACATTCGCCGAGGTCCACGACATGCGCTCTGCCGGAAAGCGGCTCTGCGATCTGTGGCGCATGCGGCGTGTCATCGAGGTGTGTACGCGCGCGAACGCGGAAGCGTACGCCGACGAGGTGGACGACAGGAGCGCGTGGATCGAGCGCGTGGAGGCGTCCATCTACGAGGTGGCGCACCCGGTCGAGCGATCTGAAGTCAAGCACATCAACGACGTTCTCAAGGTGTCGTTCGATCGGATGGTCGCCGCAGCCGAATCGGGGCAGAGGATGCGCGGTATCCCCACGAGGTACGATCTACTGGACGCGATGCTCGCGGGGCTGCACGACGGCGCCCTCACGCTCGTGGCCGGTAGGCCAGGTCAAGGGAAGACGTCGTTTGCTTTGAACCTAGCCGTGAATGTCGCGTCGCCACGCAAGGCGGCAGTGGCCGATGGTGCTACCGGCGAGCTGCGCGACGTCGACGCCCCGGGGTTCGGCGTTGCGGTGTTCTCGCTGGAGATGATGAAGGAAGAGCTCGGCGAGAAGATGGCTTGCTGCGAGGGGCGCGTCGACATGGAGCGCCTCCGCACCGGTATGGCGCAGCCGGACGATTGGCGACGCTTGACCGATGCGTCCCAGTATTTGTCGACGCTGCCGATTTGGATCGACGAGCAGACGTCGACCACGCTCCTCGAGATTCGGTCGAAGCTGCGGCGGATTCAGGCGCAGTGGAACCGGCCGGCAACGGACGGGCAGCCAGAGCGCCGGATCGGACTCGTGGTGATCGACTACATCCAGCTTATGAAGGGGTCCGGTGAGACGGATAGCCGCGAGCAGGAGGTGGCCGAGATATCGCGCGGGCTCAAGCAGCTGGCCAAGGACTTCAAGGTGCCGGTGGTGGCGCTGTCGCAGCTAAACAGAAGGGTCGAACAGCGGAGCGACAAGAATAAGCGGCCGCAGCTCTCCGACCTCCGCGAGTCGGGATCGCTGGAGCAGGACGCGGACAACGTGCTTTTCGTTCATCGCGAGGAGTACTATCTCGGCGCCGACACGCCCGCGGATCTCAAGGGCATCGCTGAGATCATCGTCGCGAAGCAAAGAAATGGGCCGACTGGCAAGGTACTGATGCGTTTCGCGAAGGCGTACACGCGCTTCGATACGCTTCAGCGCCATGAGTACCCCGACGGGCTTTGCGATGAATAACCACTCCCGCCTTGCCCTCCCAACCCCATCTGCTAAACCCCACTTGCGCAGCCTGGAGACAGTGAGCGCGGAGGAGAATTGACGATGTGTGTTGTCTCGATGGTTCATGACCACTTCGAGCCGAAGATTCCGTCGGATTGGAACCCGCACGGCATCCAGATCGGTCCGGCTGTCACGCCGCCGTTCGTGATTCCAGTGCCAGTCGATGCAGCGACCGTCGAGGCGCTGCGTGCGGAGATCGCGAACCTGACGAAGGTGGTTGCCGACTTCAAGACCGCCGTGGAGGCCGCCCGCAAGGTCGACTCGCTCACCGCACAGCCAGACTGCGCGGACCCCGAGAAGGCGAAGCTGGAGGCTCGGGTCGCGGAGCTTGAGCGGCGCCTCGACGCCGTGTCGAGGGCGCTCGGAGCGTGATGCTGGTCCCTGTAACCGACCTTCTCGTCTCCTCGTCGCACCACGCGGCCAGCGACTCCCTCAAGGACGCCGACAACCTCGCCTTTCTCGCCGACCAGCCTGCCGACGTGCGCGCGGTGTGGATCGAGCGCTGCCGGCTGCTGCGGTGGGTCGACCAGCTGGCGGAGAGCGACCGGTGGGCGTTCGCCCAGTTCGTGCGGCAGTGGCTGAGGGTGACGACGCAAGGCGCCGCTGGCCCTGGAGGCCTGGAGGAGATGGCGTTCGCCGTGCGTGCGGCGTGGGGGCACGGCTACGCGGGACGCAGGGTGCTGGCATGGTCCACGTGGCTGCATGCCATCGCCGCCGACTACGGCAGTTCCCTGGCGCCTGTGACGCTCGAGCAGCACGACGCGATGGTGGAGCACGTCGGCGGCTTCTTCCGGCTCTTCCCGTACCTGACGGCGGATCGGTGGGAGGCGATCGGCGCGTTCGGCGCGCTCGACCAAGCCTGGAACAACGTGCGCGACATCGCCGAGGATGCCGCGGCGGGCAAGTGTTACTTCCCGGAGCAGGAGCTCTACCGATTCGGCATCGATCGCCAGGTTGTTCTGGATACGTCGTACAGCCGGGGTGTCGGGTGGCGCCGCTTCGCTGCGTGGTGGCTCTCCGAGTACCTCCCCACGCTCCGCGAGCGCGCCCGTCCGTTCCTCTCGGCCACGGACCTGCACCCGTCCGTCGAGGCGATGCGCGACGCAAGCCTGCGCCGGTACGCGCGGGTCGAGCGGGTGCTGCGGGGGCTGGACTTCGACTACCGCGCCTTCCCCGAGGCGTACGAGGGCGAGGTGAAGCGGGAGATCGGGGAGATGGCGATGGGCTCGAAGGAGATCACGACGTGAGAGCGAACGAATTTTGCTACTGGCTGCAAGGATACTTCGAGATCGGTGAGGCAGACGGCGGCGTGCGCGATGTGCTCACGGCTGCGGGTGTCCGCTGCGTCAAGGCGCATCTCGCCCTGGTAAAGAAGGTGGAGCCTGAACACGCGAACGTGTTTGTGGCGTGGCTGAGCGAGCGCCTGGAGCGCGCCGACGGCAACAAGGCGATTGACTCCGCGGACATCCGCCGCTTCCTTGCTGCGCAGTTTCAGCACGCGATCGACCCGTCCTACGGCGGAGATCAGAAGGAGCTGGGCAAGGTTCACGGGACCAGCGGCTCGGGCTGGCCCACGGACGGACTGATCCGGTGCTGAAGGAGGCTCCCTGATGTCGAAGACACAGACGGTGCCCGTGCGCTGCGAGCCGACGGCCTTCTGCGACATGCCGGATCAGGCCGCCCAGGTGGCGAGCGCCATCGCAGCGGCCACGGGCCGAGGCGTGGAGGGCGAGCGGGTGGTGGCGGCAACGCCGGCGTCGCCCATCCCCGGCCCCACGGCGCGTGATGCCGTCGCCGGCATGCTACTGCGGCTCGGCTGGGACGACACCGCGGTCGATCTCGCAACCAGCAACATCTGCGTCGCGGACGCCGCTGGACGCATCAGGCGCGCATACGCCTGGCCGAGTCCGAGCCCGACACCGCCCGAGGACGCCGCCTGCATCGCCGCCCTCGAAGCCCTCGCCACGCGCGAGGCATGCACCGTCGGCCACGGCGTCAACGACGCCTGCGCGGAGTGCGCGCCGGGGGAGCAGGTGGAGGGCGCCGCGCCGGATCGGGAAACGCTCGGGCGCGCGGTGCATGAGGTGTGGCGTCGCCACGGCGTGCTGCCTGTCGAGTGGGAGGAGATCGGCGCGCAGGCTCAGGACGTTTACCGCCTCATCGGCGAGCGCCTCTTCGCCATGGGCGTGGAGCATGGCCGGGCGCATCATGATGACGGCGGGATCCGGGAGGTCTGGGCTCTGAAAGCTCAGCTGAGCGGCGTCATGGTCGCGCTCGGGGGCCGAGACGGCGAGAGCGCGGTTGATGCGGCTGTGCGGGTGGCCGGCGAGGCGATGAGCCTGAAGGCCGAGCGCGAGGAGATCCAGCGGCAGTGGGAGGAGCAGGGCGCGCGGCTGCATGCGCTGGAACAGCAGCACGAGGCGCACCGCGACGCGATCTGGGAGGTCAAGGGCATCCTGGGCGCTCCGTCCGTCGAGAGCCTGAAGACGCACGCGGAGAAAGTGAAGGATGCGCTCTTCGGTGCGGTGGCCGAGGCGCGCGAGAGCAAGGACGCGCTGGAGCGCGCGGCCAAGGAGCGTGAGGCGCTGCGGAAGCGGGTGGCGGAACTGGAGGAGGAGAACTCGAAGCTGTATCGCGCGGCGCAGGATGCGAAACGAGAGGGGCGCCTCGAGGGTCAGATGGAGATCGACCGCCTCGGCAAGGCCCACGAGAGCGCCTGTGCCAGGGCACGAGACGCCCGCTCTGCCGGCGCCGCCGAGATACGGGAGCGGGCGGCGTCGCTGGTGCTGAACTGGGAGCCGTGGGAGGGGCTGCTGAAGCTCGCCGAGCGCATCAGGGAGCTGCCGATCGGCGATGCTGGCGCGGCCACGGTGGAGGCGAAGCGCCCGCCCCTTGCGGCAGGGCAGGCCTGGCGTGACGGGAAGGGGCGGCCGATCGCGATCCGACCCGGAGCAGTGGACGGCTTACTCCAGGCCGTCGGCCCGTTCGGGCAAATCGCTGTGTTCTGCGATGGCGCGGCGGCGCCGGAGGAGTGGAGCCTTGACGAGCCGGCGGCGACCAACCCCGGAGGCTCCGAGGTCGAGCCGCCGAAGCCGAGCCGCGTCGAGGTGGGCCAGGTGTGGCGCTGCGTTGGCATCCGCGGCGATCTGGAGGTTGTTGAGGTTCTCCCGACCCGCGCGCGGCTGACCGACGGCCGCGAAGGCGGATCGGAACCAGAGCAGGCCCCGTACGGGGCTCGCATGGACGCGATGCTCGATCTGCCGCAGTGGACCTTCGTCCGCTGGCCTGTTCGCTCGCCCGCCGACGTCCGCGCCGCGCAGGACGCTGGGGGTGGGCCGTGAGACACCTGCGATTCGTGGCCCTGTGGGGTGCGGCGTGCATCGGACAACTTCTGTCGATCCTGCTCGGCGCGCCGTGGTGGGCGTACCCGGTCATCATCGTAGTGGCCGCCATCGTCGAGCGACGGCTGCTCTCCTACGAGCGCCGACGCCACGAGATATACGAGATGGTAGAGAAGTGGATGACGGCCCATCCGGGCCGCTGCCCGGTCTGCCACTTCCACGCGGACGCGGTCTCGCGCTACGGGGCAGACCGCATCAGGCCGCTGCCACTCCACGACTGCCCGGAGCACGGGCCGACCGGGCACTGCTCGCGCTTCGGCGGGGAAGGAGCCCGATGAGAACCGCCGCGGCCCTGCTCGCGGTCATGGCGATGCCGCTCTCCGTGGTAGCCGGCGTGCAGCGCGCGGAGGCTCCCCAGGCGGCGAGCCTCGCTGCGACGATGGCGGGCGCGTACGGCGTCGGGGCGGTCGTGCTGTGGCTCGCGGCCGAGGCGATAAGGTGGAGAGGGCGGAGAGGCGGAGGGTGGAGATGACCGCGCACCTCACGCCGCGCCGCTGCCGCCCGAGCCCGACGACGAGGGGAGCCGCTACGACGCCGAGGTGGCGGAGAGGATGGGGAGATGACGTCGGAAGCGCGCGAGACCCAGCTCTCGGACGAGGAGATCGAGGAGGTGGTCTGCCCGCGGTGCTTCGCCAACACGGGCGAATCGTGCGAGACGCCGGCCGGCGAAGTCGCCGTGACGACCCACGCCGCGCGCAGGAGGAAGGCCGAGAGCATCCTCGAGGACCTCGCGACGCTGGGGCATCTGCCGGAGCTCGGGCCGGAGACGGAGCATGCTGCGGGGCCGCCGCCGGCGCTGGTGGAGGACCAGCCGGCCCAGGATGACGAGACGGACCCTGAGCCGGCGGTGGCGAGGGGGAGGCTACAGGCCCAGGGACCGCTCGATGAGCGCCGCGACGATCATGGCCACCGCCATGGGGACGGCGACGCACATCCGACGGAAGCGGCTGCGGGAGGAGTACCAGGGATGCAGCTCGAGGAGCCCGCTGGTGAGGGTCAGGAGGAAGAGAGCGACGAGGTAGAAGGCAGGGGTCATTACCCCGATGTGTCCGGGGGCCATGTTGCGGTGATTCCGGAGGGAGGCGCGCGTGGCTGACCCCAGGCTCTGGCTCGCTCTGGTAGCCATCTTCGTCGCCTATTTCTCCGGCCGGAAGGCCGCGGCCTCTCTGCGCGCCGCTGCCACGCCCCTCGTCTGGCGCAACCTCGCCACGAGCGTCGCCGTCGAGCAGGGCGAGATCCGGATCCGCGTCGAGCTCGACAACGAGGTGGCCGTCAACCTGCACATGGGCGCCGACACCTCGCGGCGCATCGCGGAGAAGGTGCAGCAGGAGGAGGTGGCTGGTGGATGAACCGCAGGTCTTCTACTTCGGCGCGTGGGGTGCAGCGGGCCACTACCTGTGGACGCCGGACGGGCGGACCGCTTGGGACGCGCAGCGGATGCTTCCGTGGAGGGACCTCGACGGCGTGCTGGCCGGCGACCCCGCGCTCGAGGACACGTGCCGACGACGCTATTGGTCGAGCGACAACCAGCCAGAGGGCTGGGCGCGACTGCATCGCCTCAACGGCTGGACGGCGCTCGCGTTCTGGGATCGGTCCTGCGACACGAGAGGCGGGTCCAACTCGGCGCTCATCGCCCGCGGCGAGCACACGGCGGCCGAGATGGTGGAGCTGTTCCGGCGGGCGTTCCCGGCGGTGTGGGAGCGGATCACGCGGCGGTTCCAGCTGGTGTTGCCGATCGAGGAGGGCCGGTCGAGCAACGACTTCGAGCGCGGGCGTCAGGCGGCGATCACGTGGGGCGGGGACACGTCCGGTGTCCGGGCAACGGCGCAGCGGGTCCTGAGCGCTCTTCGGCACGAGGCGGCGACGCACTCTGCCCCCTCCGGCGTCCCCGCGGGGCTCCGGGAGCTCGCCGACGAGGTGGAGAAGATGGCCAGGGAGGCGAGGGAGCGGGCGGAATCGGGCGGCGCTAGCCAGGAGCCGTCGGGGCGCCACGGCGTCTGTGTCCGTCAAGCTGAGCGCGTTGACGCTGTCTCCGGCTGTGACGGGGGTAGTAGGGGGTTGACCGAGGATCCGTGTCAAGAGAAATCGCCAGAGCCTCCGGATGTCGAGGCTCCGGAGGGCAACCGATGAGCGGGGCGTGCTGCTCGGTGGGGGCCCGTCCCGACGCGGCGGAGATCGACGCGGCGCTGAGGGCATCAGCCGAGGCTATCGCGTCCGGGAAGGACCCGCCGGAGAGCATCAACGCACTGGCGCGGCGCACCGCGGCGTCGAAGACATCCATCCTGCGGCACCGGGATCGGTGTCTTGGACTGGTCCATCTGGCTCGTGGTCCAGACCAAGTGGAGGTGGACCGGGTGGCAAGAACGCCGGATTTGTCCGGTGGACCGGCGGTGGACCGGCCAGTCCAGCTCGGTCCGAGCGCGGCGCCGCTCGAGGAGGCGGTCGACGAGCTCGCGCGGCCCCTGGCCAAGGTCCCCAACCCAGGGGACGACCCGGTGACGGCCCCGCGGAAGCTCATCACGGCCGAGGTGGAACGGCGCGTGGTCCGGCTACGGGTCCGAGGCAAGACATGGGAGGAGATCGGGGAACAGGTGGGCGTCGACTGGGGCGCCGCGATGGACGCAGCGGAGCGGGTGCTGCTCCGGACGCGGGGCAGAGCCGACCGGCTGGCTGACCAGTACCGCGAGATCGAACTCCGTCGCTGCGACGAGCTCATCGACGCCCTCTGGGACCGGGCAACGAACCCTGACATGGCCCGCGTCGAGGTGCCCACCGAGGAGACGGTCAAGGAATACGACCTCCAGGACAAGGCCGTCGAGCGCATCGTGAAGCTTATGGAGCGCCGAGCAAAGCTGCTCGGACTCGACGCACCGACAGGCCCTGTGGTGCAGGTCAATATCGGCCTGGATGAGGCCAGCCGCGCCATGGCCGCGTTCCTCCTGGCCGCTGCGCCGCAGGTGCGCCCGTTGTTCGTCGAGTGGCTGTCGGCCATCCGGTCCGGCGACGCACAGGCCAAGACGGACCCGGCGGCCTGGGTTGCCGCGCGACCAGTCGAGTACGCGGAGGCCAGCCGCTAATGGGGGAGCCCGCAGACAACCTGGAGCGCTTCGCTGAGGCAGCTCTGGAGGTAGCCAGCGGGGACGTCGCCAACGACAACGGCCCAGCGCTCGGCCCAGGTCTCTCCTTCGAGACACTGGTCACACACCGGGACCTCGCCGCCTTCCGGGCGTCGCCGACCCAGCTCGCACTCATCCGCTCCGCCGATGGGCGCGGGGACGAGGTGCAGCTCCCGCCCGACCGGATGCTGTTCCACTTCAACCAGGAGCGCCTGCCGAGCGGTCGCCCTCGCCTTGTGGTGCTCCGGACCGGGGTTCGCGCGGGGAAGAGCTTCCTGGCCGCGATGGCGCTGCTCCTCTCGGTGCTCACCTGCACGTTCCGGCGCGCGCCGCTCGAGCACGAGGTCGCCGATCCGGACGGCATGGTGGGCGTCCGCAAGGGGGAGTTCGTCCGGGCGCTCATCGTGGCCCCGGTGATGGAGCTGTCGAAAGCCGTCCTCTACCACCTCGTGGGGACGATGCAGTCATCGCCGAGGCTGGCGAAGCTGCTCGTGAAGGTCGGCAGCAACTTCTGCGTCATCCGTCGGGAGGACGGGCACAATGTCCTTGTCAAGCTCGTGGCCGCGTCGGGCGGCGGCACGAACCTGCGATCGACGTGGCTTGCTGGGGTGGTGTTCGACGAGGGGGCGTTCTTCGACGAGGACGGCAAGGCTGTCACGCTGAAGGACCAGCTCCGCGCGGCGATGGCGCGCCTGCTGAAGGGCGCCCAGGCATGGGTGCCGAGCTCACCGTGGAACGACTCGGACCCGTTCCACGAGCTCTTTGAGAGGCACTTCGGCAAGCCTGGGCACGCGCTGGCGTTCCACAGCGACTCGCGCAGCATGAACCCAACGCTCGACCCGGATGAGGAACAGGCCGAGCGCGAGCGGGACCCCGACAACGCGGCGCGGGAGTACGACGCGGTGCCGCTCCCGACAGGCTCGTCGCTGTTCTTCCCGCCGGACGCGTTGGTCAAGTCGGTGAACAAGGACAGGGAGATGTACCTGGCGCCGCTGCGCGGGGTGGCGCACTCTGCGGCGTCCGACCTCGGCCTGCGGAAGAACAGCAGCGCGGTGGCCACGGCCCGCTTCGAGGGCGGCAAGGTGCGGCTCGCCTACCACGAGGAGCTCCGGCCCGAACGCGGTGCCTCGCTGAAGCCGTCGGCCACTTGCGCCCACGTCGCGAGGAAGGCGCTCGCGTACGGGTGCAGGACGGTGCGCGGCGACATCCACTACGCCGACACCGCGAAAGAGGAGTTCGAGAAGCTGCGCGGCGAAGGTCACGAGATCTACTACGACGAGTGGACACCGCGTGCGGAGGCGACCACGGCGATGTTCACGGAGTTCCGCCGGCGCATGCAGGAGGGGCTCGTCGAGCTGCCAAACGACCCGCGGCTACTCGGGCAGCTGAAGGCGGTGACGTGGAAGGCGATGGAGGGCGGCGTCATCAAGGTGCTGCTGCCCAAGCAGGGGCAGACCCACGGCGATCTGGCGCAGGTGGTGGTCAGCGCCTGCACAATGGTCGAGATCCCGACTCCGGGCGGCGTGGCATCGATCAAGGACTACACCTTCAGCGCCGACTACCGCTTCGGCCGGGGCAGGGGCTTCGGGTGAGCGCGGCGTCGCGACCTAAGACGGCAGACGCTCTCCCACGCTAACATAGTACGCCGTGGCGTATCAACGTGCAAGGGTGCAACGCACGTGGCGTGTCGATTCTTGGAGGCGGCGCGAGTCGGAGCCTCGGCGGGTGTGGCTCGGCCCTTGCTGATAGGGCATGCGCCCAGGCCGCCGTCTGGGCAGCTGCGCCAGCCTGTGGCGATGCCCGCCCCGCTGGCCTTGGGCTGAGGGGCCGGTCGCCCGGCCCCCGCCTCCCTCACCGCCAGCCGCTCTTGAACAGGTCGGCCATCATCTTGCGGCACTCGGCCTTGGTGATCTCCATCTCGCGAGCGCCCTTCTCGTCCGTGGTGATGACCTTGGTCATGTTGCGCTTCGAGCTCTTCGCCAACTCCACCGTCGTTCCCGTCGTCCTCTCCGTCAGCTTCACCATCGCCGCACCTCGTGACCTGATGATACGCCATGGCGTATCAGTTGGCAAGGACTGTTTGAGGTGGTCGGTCGTTTTTTCGGAGAGGCCACTGCGGCGGTGCGGTGGACGATGTGTGACAGCGTCTGTGCTATGACGCTCAGCCAGGCAGCGGCGCCTGGCCGGAGCTGCCCCGGGGCGATCACGAGCCCTTGGCACGCGGCTTCCGCTTCTGGGCCTCCTCGCTGGCCTCCGACGGCCTCGACGCGCGGCTGGTGCCGAGCTCGGTCTCCCCGGTGATCTCGAAGCGGTAGCCCGTGACCTTGGCGATGTCGCGCAGCGCCTCCAGGCTGGGCCGCTGGCCGCCGTATAGCTCGCTCATGGTGGCCCGGCGGATCTTGCCACCGGCTCCGAGGATGCGATGCATGACGGCAGCCTGGCCTCCGGCTGAGTCGATGGCGGCCCGGAGCTGGTCGGTGATGCTCGGCGGCGTCTTGCTCATGCCGTCATGATACGTCGTGGCGTACCATGGCGCAAGCTCCAGATGCGAGCTGGCCAGCGCGAGGCGGCACCTGGGGGAATCGACAGGGCGCCCCCAGAAACCTCTTGCGCCATGATACGCCATGGCGTATCATATGGGTATGAAGTCGACGACGCGAGCCCGGGGCCAGAACATCAAGGTCAACGTCCGCTACAGCAGCTACAACGACGTCACCTTCATGACGGTCCAGGCCGGCGTCGTCTCTATGCGCGGCTCGGTCGAGGGCCGCGGCATCCCGGACGTCTGGCACGTCGAGGTCGGCACCAAGAACTGGGGCCGCTGCGTGACCAGCGACCTCAAGCTCTACACGATGCGCGGCCGCGGTATCGCGGCGATGATCAAGGCGATGCGGACGGGGCGGATCTGAGGGGCGGCGGGCCCGGGAGACCGGGCCCGCACCAGCGGAGGAGGCAGCGATGAAGACGACGGATGCGTGGGGCAGGACGAGGGAGCGGGCAGTCGAGAGTGCGCGCAGGGTGGCGGCGCTCCACCCGGGGAAGGAGCTCGTGCTTGGCCGGCTCTACATGAGCCCGCGGCGCTGGCTGTGGGGCGAGCGCTTCGGCGACAAGGTGGCCCGGGAGCTCGACACCGGCGAGCGCTGGGAGCCTGTCGAGGTCGTGACGGCGGGGTGATGGCAGCGCCGGTGTGGGCCGAGGCGTAGAATCGACATGACCGTGACGATTCACGGTTGCGCAGTGTTACGCCACGACGTATCATGGTAGCGTGGGAGAGCGTGGCCCGCATAGGGCGCGATGTCGACAAGGAGGTGGCATGATGCATCGCATACAGAATGACTCTCGCTTTCAGCGGTTGCGCCATCGTCGGCGCACCAGGGCAGCTGAGCGCCGGGCGTTGTCGCGAGCGAAGCGGACCGTGGCTCGGTGGCAGCAGTCGCGTCGCGGGATGACGCCATCGAGTCTTTACCTGGAGCGCGTCGCGGTGGGCGGCTGGGTGTACGTGCTCTGCGACCTGGGCGACTCCAGTGGTAGAGCCTTTGCTAGATTCCGCGCCTGGCGATGAAGCTACGTCTCATGTCGATTCTTCCTTGCGCCTCACTGGCCATCAGCTAGATATGGTATCGGACGGGAGCGCGCGTCTCCCTGGAGCTAACATGAAGCGTTCGCCCTACCGCCCCACGCCGCCTGTGCCTCCGCTGCTGGTGTGGCCGCGTGTCGCTCTGGCTGCCTACGATCTCGGCCGCGCCATCCGTCGCCACGGACCGTCCCGTCGAGCGCGCGTCATCTTCGGCACCGGGCTGCTCCTCGGCGCCGTCGCCGGGGCGCTTGCTGTCCGCCCCGCGCGCCGCTGCTACCTCGAGCGCGTCGGCTCCGGCGTGGCGCTCGTGGCGGATGCGCCGCTGTGGCCGGACCGGGAGATCGCCTACCTGCCGCGCGTGGACAAGGCGTTCGAGCTAGCGCGGCGCGTGGGATGCGAGGTGAGGCCGTGACGGTCGACGCGCACGGCCCCACGCTCGACGAACTCGCGGCCATGCCGCCGCAGCTCTCCAGGCTGCTCTTCGGAGTGGAGGTGTCCCGCGTGTTCGACGACGCCGTCCTGCTCCGGTACGACTCGGCAGGAGGCGCCGCTGCCGGCCTCGCTGAGGCGGTGTGCTCTGCCAGCGCCGTGGGCCTGGAGCCCCGCCGACCACGCACGGCGCTCGGGAGCGGGGTGGTTACGGCCGATGGCTACGGCCCGCGGCGCGCCGCGGCGGTTGAGGTCCGCGCTGCGAGCGCGCGACCGTGCTGGCGGATCACGGCTCCATCCGGGCGGGCGTGGTACGTCGCCGACGACGCCTTCGTGTACCTTGGGTTGCCGGGCTCGTTCAAGCTGGAGCGCGTGGCCGCTCCTCTGGTGTTCGAGGTGAGGCCGTGACGGCCACGAACCTGCGGATCGGTCCTCTCTGCGCTCACGTCGGCGACGGCATCTACTGGGCTCGCCTGTGGGAGCGTGGTCCGGGGCTCCATGTGAAGGACAGGTCCAGGCACCCACTTCTCTTCAGCGGGCGCGGTGTGCGGGTTGGCCGGTGGCAGCTGCGCGTGCTGGGGATGGCGACACCGTCGCCGCGAGGAGAACGGGATGGGCAAGATCCGTATTGAAGTCCGCGGCCCCGAGGCCGACGTCAACGAGGTGGTGCGCTGCATTCGCGCGTGGAGCATCGACGGGTGGGAGGTCAATGGCGTCCCGCCAGCGACGCCGTCGTCGCGCCGCCTGACGCGCCTAGGCGCATTCTACGACGGTCTGATGGTTGGCGTTCTCGGTCTGACGGCGTGGACCTCGCTGCGTCAGGACTACCTCGACGGCTACATCGCCACCGTCCGAGCTGGGTGGGCCGACTGGCGCTACACGGTGCCGCTCGCGATCGTGGCACTGGTCGCGTGCCTCGTCGTTGGTGTCGGCACGATGCGCCGGGCGCGCGCGGCCGACTCGGTGGAGCGGTGACGAAGCGATGACCGTCCCCTGCCCGCACACGCCGCCGCACCCGCACGACCTCCGCCCCTGCGAGCCGTGCAGCCACTGCAACGCGCCGGCGGGCGTCTGGTGCGCGCCGCGCTGCCCGCGAAAGCTGGAGCGCACGGGCGTCTCGCACGGCAACGCGGGGCCGGAGCGGTGGCCGGCGGAGTGGTTCCGGAGGCCGGCGGCAGCCGAGGCGCCGGCGGTCGTGACGTTCCGCACGGCGGACGGCGTCGAGCTCGGCAGCGTGGTGGCCGACGTCCTGGAAGAGCATCTGTGCGGCGGTGGCGCGGGCGGAGGCGGAGGCGAGAGCCGATGAGCAACGAGAAGGCCCGCATCGCGGTCAACAGCGTGGCGCCGCCGGGCGCGGTGGAGCTCAAGGTGGCGGTCAAGGAGGCTGGCTGATGAGAAGCGTCGAAGACGTGACGCAGCGAGCGCTTGCCGGCGGGCGCTGGTGCGCGCCGGACTTGCGTGAGCTTCGGGCGCGCGGGTACGACACAGGCGCGGAGCCCGTCTATTGCTGGTTCGGCCTGTGCTGCTTCATGGCCGGCGAGCCGTACGTGATCTGGGACGACCACAGCACGACCAGTGTCAGCGAGATCGCCGACCCCGCCGGCGGGTGGGAGCCCATCGGCGATGACGTGACTCCGGTTGACCCGCCGCCTGTGGGCACGAAGCGCTGGCTGGAGGCGCTGGCGGCGAGCTGCACCGGGGTAGCGGCAACGGCGCGGAACCTGTGCCCAGGGACCGTGCTTGTTGAGCTGGCCGGCGAGCCTCGCCCCGACAGCGTGGGCGCCTTCGTCCTCCAGGCGACGCAGTGGTGCAAGGTCGCGATCGAGATCCGGTGGACGGAGAAGAGAGACGTCTTCGATGCAAGCTGACCTCGAAGCCGAGCTGATGCGCCGGGTCCACGACGGGGAGTTCGCGCGCGACGTCATCGGAGACCTGCTGGCCCGCGGCGCCATCGCGAGCCCGAAGCAGGGCTGGCGCACGCTGGAGAAGTGGTGCGACAAGGGCTGGTACAACTTCGGCGTGTCGCTCGACCTGGGCTGGATGACCGAGAAGGCGCCGTGCGGGAGGTCGGTGGTGCGGGAGCTTCCTGCGTGGCTCGCACCGGCTCCGTCTGGGCACGCATCGGCGAAGGTGCCGCAGGAACCGGCGAAGAGCCCGGCGGAGTGGCGGGAGATCATCGAGCAGCAGCTGAAGGAGCTCGGAGGCGAGTCCGTCGTCGGGCCGCCGCTGCTGCGGGAGCTGACGTTCAGCCTCGCTCCGGCGCCGCTGCCGGAGCAACCAGCCGAGAGGAAGCTGGCGATCACGGTGCTCGTGGTGGGCGGAGCTGGCGCCGGCGAGAAGACGGCATGAGCGGCGCGCGGTGGCGTGGCGAGATATCATGAGAGCGGAGGAGCGATGACGGAACAGGAAGAGAACGCGTACCTCAGAGGCGAGCGCGCGGCGCTGGTGCGCATCATGACGGAGTGCGCGCGCCAGCTCGGCTACGAGGACCCGCTGGCGAAGGCGGCGTTCCTGATCGAACAGATCGAATCCGCCAAGGCCAAGCTGCGCGAAGCCTGCGAGGAGTTCGGCGATCCTGACTTCGAGGACGATCTGCACCTGGCCGACATCATCGACAACCACCTACTCGACCACCTTCGAAGCGAGGAGGAGGGCGGCGGATGACTCACTGCGTGACGACCGAGGATGACGTGCAGGTGTGCGGCTTCACGGGCGAGGCGCCGCGCGTCGGGGAGACCATCATGGCCTTCGGCGGGGACAACCGATCGTTTCGAGGGAACTGGACGGTTACTCGCGTCATGTGGGTCATGCATCCGGAAGAGTCGCGGCGCGCGGTTGCGCACGTGAGCGTCGCGCCTGCGGACGATGCGGCGGCGTCGTGGCTGGAGTCGGAGCGGCGGGCGAGGAAGTGATGAGCGACCGAGAGCAGGGCATGGATGCGAGGGTGCGCGAGTGGATGGAGTCGCTGCGGCCGATGGCGGGGGACCACCCGCGCGTCACCGTGGTGCCGCTGCCGCCCGGCGCGCACGTAGAGGATGGCAAGTTGGTGCTGACGGCGTCCGTGTCGGTGCGCACGATGGAGGCGAAGTGAGCAACAAGCAGGCGGCGGACCCGATGCGGGAGCTCGAAGCCGAGGTCGACCGCTGGCGCGAGACGTGGGGCGCGTGGCTGCGAACGCTGTCCACGTTCGAAGCGGAGACGGACCTTGCCCGCGCGAACGAACTGGCGACAGAGGTGGCGCGCGGGATGCCCTTCGCCGTGAACTCCAGGCTCGCATACCTCCGCCTGCTCCCGCTGGACATGCGGCGGCGTGAACTGGAGGCGACGAGCGCGCGCTTCAAGTTTGCGGTCGAGCTGGCCGCTCTGACCGACGCGGTAGAAGCGCATGCGGCTGCCGGGGTACCGCCAGCGAAGGGCGTGGAGGAGCGATGAGCGACGACAGGATCCTCGAAGCGGCTAAGGACTTCATGCGCGCCTACATGGGTGATGGGCGCGTGCGGCAGCCAGGAGCGTTCGACGAGGAGATCATGGGCAGGCCGAGCACCGTTGATCTCGCGATGATGCGGCTGCCTGCGTGGAACGCGAGCATCTTCTGCAAGGCTCTGGGCGAGTTGGCGCGGACCGGTGAAGTGCGCGCGTGGCAGGGAGACGACGGGCAGTGGTTCTACCAGATGCCAGGCGTGCCCGTCTCATAGCCCTGACAGCACAACGCCCGCCACCTCGGCCAAGGTGACGGGCGTCTCGGGGCGAGCGGGGAAGCAGCGACCTGGAAAGGCACTGAACGATGAGAAGTTTGTTTGAACTGCACGAAGTGTGGAACCAACAGGCGGAAGCCAGGGTGGCCGCGCTCCACGCCAGGAGAGAGGCCGATATCGCCGCCCGTGCAGCGGCCAGGCGGGCCAGCAAGGCACGCATGAAGGACATGGCCGATGCCGAGACCCATCGGGAGGCGCTTCGCTTCTGGGCACTCGGCGCCGAGGCGATCGGAGAGCTGGTCTACTCGTCGCCCACGCACGTGAGGCTCCTCGCCGAGCGGCTCCGGAACGGCCTTTTCCACGCCGGGAAGTCGGTGGTGTACTTCATTGGCGCAGACCGAGCCGACGCGCCTGTCAAGATCGGAACCACGGTCGTGCTGGGCAAGCGCCTGGGCGAGATTCAGATCAACACGCCGGAGACCCTCCGGGTTCTCGCGGTGATCCCCGGCGATGCATCGATCGAGCGCGTGCTCCACGGCGTCTTCGCGCGTGATCGTGTCCGAGGCGAGTGGTTTCGGCGCTCACCCGTCATCGTCGACTTCATCGAACGCCTAAACCGCGGGCCCAAGCCGGAGCAGAAGAAGGCGCGGCGCAGGTAGTCGCAGACAGCGACGCCCGCCCCCGTTGGCAGCGAGGGCGGGCGTATCGGGCCGCCGGGTGAGGTGGTCCCACCGACCTAATACCACGACGGACTGGTGCCGTCGAGGAGGCTGCGAGTGGGACGTATCCAGAAGACGCGGGGCCCAGCGGACCGCTTAGCCGACGACCTTCGCTGGTACTTCTGCAACTCCGAGAGCGAACTCGGGCTGCGCTCGTCCTTCGGGGCGTTCGTGGATCTCTCGATGTCCGGCGTTCAGCCTGGCGGTCGCTCCAACGGGGCCGAGGACCGCGCCGTCGCCATCGTCGACAGGCTGCACAAGCCAACGGAGGCGCACCGCAGCGTGCGTCGCAGGGTTCAGGCCCTCGGCGCCAGATCCCCTCGGCTGGTCGACGTGCTCTTCGCCGCTTACGGTCCGACAGACTGGGGACGTGTCGCCGATGCCGCGTTCGGCCGCGGGACGGGGGAGAGGCTGGCGAAGGCTCTCGGGTCCGACCGGGTCGGTGTGGCCTTGCTGACCGAGCGTCTGGCGCGCGCCCACGCGGAGTGGCCGACGCCGCCGGCGGGACGACCGCCGACGCCAGGCATGGTCCTCCGCGCCATGGTCGTTGTGGCGTACCCCAACCAGCTGCCGAAGGGGGCGGCGCAGCGGCGGGCGCAGGTCGAGGCGCTCCGGCGGGTCAACGCCATCCGGGACGAGGCCACCATTCTGCTCCAGCAGGCCAGGACAGAACTCCCAGAGGTGGAACGGCGGGCGCCCGCGTCTCCGGCGCCGCAGGCGTTCGTGCCCCCGGCGCTTCGTCGGAGGGCCAGGCCCGTGATGGCCTACGAGGCCCTCGTGACGGTGGTGGATTGCGCAGCCCCGTCTCGCGCCGCCGCAGCGAGGTGGATGTGACGGAGCCCCTTGCCGCGACCGACCCGGCGGACAAGCCGTTCCGCGTTTTCCGCGGGTGGGAGTCGATCGGTGGTGCCCTGGAGGTGGACTCAGACACCGCCTTCAAGTACGCCGCGCGCCCGTTTGACCCACTCCCGGTCTACTACGACCATGCCCGCCGCCCCTGCTGCCCGTGTACGGCGCTGAGAGACTGGGAGCTCCGGCAAGCGCTCCCGTTCTTCGCGTACCACGAGCTGGAGTCACGTGGCCGGCTTCCGGCCCAGATCACGGAGGACCCGTCGCGGCAGGCTGCTCGTCGCACCAAGGTGGCGCAGAGGGGGCGCGGCGGATCGAGTTCTCGGTCCGTTTCGGGTGACGCGACGTAAGCGGCTGGAATTGCCGAGCAAAACGCCGCGCACATTCGGGTGAACAAGGATTTGCGCATTTCGGTGCGCGTGGTTCATGATTCGCCTCACGCTCGCGAGACGTATCCCCGACGGGACCTCGCGACCCTGACGCCGGCCCCGCTCCCAGCGGCAAGCCGGCGTCGCCACATCGGCGCCAGGCCTGCGCCACTCCCCCGGCTGGTTCGGGGCAAGGGGACCCGTGTCCTCGGGTCGCTATCGGCCGCGGCTGACGCTCTGGGGCGGCGGCGCGGCAAACCACGTCAGCCCCACATCCACCGAAGCTCATGCCGAAGAAGTCGATCTCGAACATCGTCCGCTCCATGAGCGATGCCGCCGTGGCGGCCGGCGCTCGCGCCCTCAGCGACAAGGACCTCGCTACGGCCATCCGCCGCGGCTCCAAGGCGCTCCATGGGAAGGTGCTCCCCGCCGTCATGGGCGAGGCCCTGCGTAAGGGCGAGATCGCCGTGGTCGACGGGCCCGACCTGCCGCCCGACATCCGGAAGGCCAACAAGGCGCGGCTGGCGAAGCTCCCGAAGCGGGACCGCGACGCGCTGGCGAACTGATGGCCATCCACGTCTGCGTCACCTGCGACGAGCCGGGCTGCAAGGCCGTTCAAAGCGCTGGGTTCGATGGCCTCGCCGAGAGCTTCGGCGACCTCGTGTCGGCCCTGCCGAGCATCGGTTGGAGCGTCGATACGGACGGCAACAGCCGGACCGCGCGCTGCCGCTGCCCTGAGCACGCAAACGGGCTCTGTCTCGACGTCGCCGCGACGGTGGCCGCCACTTCTCCCTGAACGACCCCTGGAGACATCCTCATGAGCACGATCGGTAGCAAGGGCGCCATCCACTTCGGCGACACCGCCGCGCAGGCCGTCTCGCAGCGCTTCTACGGCGCCGTCGACGCCGAGACGGACCTCGACGACATCTCCGAGGACGTCCGCGTCGACGGGATGGTGGCCGTGGTGATGGCCGACTACTCCGTCTGGGTCTTCGACGCCGACAGCTCGGCCACGGAAGCGGCCGGCACCGTCCGGGAGCCCGCTTCCGGCGACGGCCGCTGGCATGTCGCTGTGGCCGGCGCTTCCGGCTCGGCCGGCGGCATCGCCAAGCGCACCGTGACGGTCGGCCACGCGGACCTCACGGCCGCGGCGCTCACGGAGGCGATCGACATCGGGGAGGACCTCCCGGCCAATGCGCGAATCCTCGGCGTGGCCATCAAGCTCACGACGGCGTTCTCGGGCGGCGGCGCTTCTGCGGTGAGCGTGGACATCGGCTCGAGCGGCGACGCGGACGCCATCGTGGACGGGGCGAACCTGTTCGCGGCTGCGGTCGACGGACAGGCATCGACGCAGCCGGCCGGGATCGCCCCGAGCAAGCACTTCGCCGCGGCGACGCAGCTCACCGCGACCTTCATCTGCGACGTCAATGTGGTCGGCCTGACGGCGGGCGCGGTGACGATCGACGTGATCTACGCGGTGCTGGCGTGACGAAGCTCCTCCCCGGCGGCCCGGTTGAGATCGACATCACGCCTTCGTGGTGGCTCAAGCAGCAGCTCTCGCTGTCGCTCTACGCCCGCGGAGCCGCCGTCCTTCACGCGCTCGCGTCTCCGGACCTGGAGGTCGAGCTGAAGGGCTGCGGAGCTGAGGTGTCCATCGGCGTCGACGGGGTGACGCTGCGCTACCAGCGGCCCGAGGCGATGACCGACAAGGTGCTGCGCCGCCAGCGGCTCACGATCATGGGGGCGCTGGAAGATGCGCGGCCGGATGTGCTGCGCGGCGGGCACGTGGAGCTGGCGGCGCTCAGCGAGCAGATGCGGCGCAACAGCGATGTGCTCCAGCGCGTCGTCAGCTCCCCTGTCGGCGTGAAGGTTGCCAACGTGGCGTCGGCTGCGGGGTTGAACGCCGCGCAGGGCGAGCCCGCGGCCACGGCGTAGCCACCACACGAGGACCCCATGACCGCGACCGCACGCACTACCACCGCCCTGTCGATGACGGGGCTGTGCGTCGCCCGCGAGATCAGCGGCGTGATCGCGGCCGACAACTCGACGCTCACCGACGCCAACATCGACCCCGACGCGGCCATCAACTGCGCTGGCTTCGAGACGATCTGGGCCGGCGTCGAGGTCACCGGCGGCAGCAGCCCCACCGTGACGCTCGAGCCGCTCTTCTACGACCCGAGCGCAGCAGACGGCTCGCGCTGGTGGCGCTCCTACGTTGGCGCGGCCTCCGGCATCACCGCTATCGCGGCGCCCGTCGCCCAGGTCACGCCCGCGCTCGGCGCCGGCCAGATGGTCGAGCTCCGCGTCGACGGGCACCCCCAAGTCTACCTGCGGCGTACGGCCGTCGCGAACTCCGGGAGTACGACAGCCATGCGCATCCTCGTACGGCCCGGAAAGCAGCTGCCCCGCGTCCTCCGCTGATCCATGGGTGTCATCACATGGCTGCGCGCGGCCGCGAGCAGGCTGACGCGGCCTGTGGCGATCGTCGACTCGCCGTCAGTCTACGACCAGAACGAGCGGATCGGCGGCTCGCTTACCCCGCAGGACGTCTCGCAGATCTACCGCGAGGCCGACACGGGCTACATGTGGCGGCTCGTCGATCTCGCCGACGAGAGCCGGCAGAAGGACTGCCACCTTCAGTCGATCCTGTTCACGCGGGAGTCCTCTGTCGCGGGGCTCGACTGGCAGATCACGCCGGCGAGCAACACGGCCAAGGACAAGAAGATCGCGGCGTGGTGCGACGAGTGGATGCGGGGCTTCGGCGCTGACGACCCGGGGCCCGAGCCGCGCGACCTGCCGAACCTCATCAGCCATCTCCAGGGCGCCGTCTACTACGGCTACGCCGTCGCGCAGATCCTCTGGGAGCGGAGCGAGGGGAAGATCATCCCTGTCGGCGCTGAGCCGGTGCACCCGCGCAGGTTCTGCTACGAGCCCGACCACGGGCGGCTGCACTTCTGGGACAACAACGGCACGGTCCCGTACCCGGGTGTCAGCCTCGTCGAGACGTACCCAGGGCACTTCATCCAGTACCAGCCCAGGCTCAACGGGGGCGTCGCGACGCGTGAAGGACTCATGCGCGTACTCCTCTGGGCCGCGACGTTCCGCAACTGGGCTCTCTCCGACTGGCTGAAGCTCGCCGAGATCGCCTGGAAGCCGTGGCGGATCGGCAAGTACAACAAAAAGGATTCCTCCAAGGAGGACATCGCGATCCTCCTGCGCGCGTTGCGGGAGCTCTCGTCGAGCGGCGTCGCAATGCTGCCCGACTCGGTCGAGTACGCGATCGAGTGGGCGAAGGCGAGCGGAAGCGGGGGTAACGGCGGCGAGCACGCGGCGCTCTGTGCCTTCCTCGCTGCCGAGATGACGAAGGCGGTGCTCGGCGCGACGCTCGGTGTCGACCAGGGGCGCGTCGGGTCGCAGGCGCTCGGCAACGTTCACGAGCGGCGCATGTACAGCGCCTTTGAGTGGGACGCGCTCAACATCGCCTCGGTCCTCCGTCGGCAGATGATCGCCACGGCGGTCCGGAAGAACTTCGGCGTCAACGCGCGCATCCCCGGGTTCGCCTTCCTCACCGAGGACGCCGCGGACTTCGAGGCGACGGCCCGCGGGTTCCTCTACCTGCGGCAGGCGGGGCTCCGCGTGGCCGCGAAGGACCCGCGCGATCGTCTCGGTCTCTCTGAGCCGCTCGACGGCGACGAGATGCTCGATGACGTGGCCGACGCGGCGAGGCTGCCACGCGGCGTGCATCGCGACGGCGAGGACGAGTCCGGCAAGGACGGCGGCGACAAGCAGGCCGAGAACGACGCCGCGAAGGGCGACGACGAATGACCACCAGGGGAGTCGAGCAGATGACAGCGGAGCTGACGCAGGCGGCGCCCGGCGGAGACGGCGGGCACCAGATCCGCGCGCCGCATGCCGGGCTGACGTTCCCGCTCGATGACCTGATGGCCATGGAGCCTCGGGCTGCGGCCCGGCCCATGCTGCCGCCGCTCGAGACGCGCGACGCGAGCTTCGACCGCTGCGGCGCCGTCGCCGTCATCCGCATCGAGGGCCCGCTCATGCAGCGCGGCGGGTGGTGGTGGGACGGCTACGAGGCGATCCAGGAGCGCTTCAACGAGGCGCTCAAGGACGCGACCGTTGGCGCCATCGTGCTCCGGATCAACTCCCCCGGCGGCGTCGTCGCGGGATGCTTCGAAGCGGTCCGGGCGATGCGCAAGGCGAAGGTCGCCGCGGGCAAGCCCGTGATCGCGTTCGCCGACGAGGCGGCCTACTCCGCGGCCTACGCTGTCGCGACGGTCGCCGACGAGATCTACCTGCCGGAGCCAGGCGGCGTCGGGTCGGTCGGCGTGATCGGGTGTCTCTTCGACGAGACCGAGGCGATCAAGGCCTACGGGCTGAAGATCGTGGTGGTGACGTCGGGGAAGCTGAAGGCCGACGGGCACCCGGACGTGCCGCTCTCCGACGACGTGGTGCAGCGGTATCAGGCACGCATCGACGACCTAGGCGACCAGTTCGCCGCGCTCGTGGCCGAGGCGCGCGGCAGGACAAGCCGGTACGTGCTCGGGCTCGAGGCGGCCTGCCTCTATGGCCGTGACGCAGTGTCGAAGGGGCTCGCGGACGGCCTCCGGAGCTTCGACGACGTGCTCGCGATGGCCGAGGAGCGGGCTGCGAAGGCAGCCAGTGGGATGGTCCAGCGGGCCGCCCACGGCGTCGTCGCGAGCCAGCGCATCGCCACGCCTGCGGCGGGGAGAACGCATCATGCCCATGGATTCGACCACTTCCTTCGCACCGTCGCAGCCGGCGTCGCTCACGGACACGACATCGATCCCGACCTCGCAGCGGCACTCTCCGGAATGCCTGCCCGGGGTGCAGGTGGCGATCCCGCGGTACATCGACCGGATGATCTGCGTGTGCGGGCGGTCAACCTGCGTGCGGTGCGCGAGGCAGAGCGCGAGGCGGACTGGGTAGCTTCCACCGACGGTGAGGCCGCGGACGGCGCGATCCTGCGCCAGGACTGGCGGCTCGAGCGGTTCCTCAAGAACCCCGTCGTGCTCTTCGCCCACGACATCTGCTCGCTCCCGATCGGACGCGCCAAGCACGTGCGCGTCGAGAGCGGCCAACTGCTGCTCACCGTGAAGTTCGCGACGGCGAAGGCCAATCCGGTTGCCGAGTTCTGCTGGCAGAGCGTCCTCGAGGACATGCTCCGTGGCGGCTCCGTCGGCTTCCTCCCGGGCCGCATCGAGCGCGAGGAGGTCAACGGCGCGATCAGGCCGGCGCTCTACGAGAACGAGCTCTACGAGTTCTCTCTCGTACCGGTGCCGTCCGACGAGGACTCGCTGGTCGAGCGCATGGAGCGGTCGATCGCCGGGTGGAGCGGCGCCTCACGCAGCTTCGGGAGCCACGCGGCCACGGCCAACATCACCAGGCCTCACGGCGAGGCGCATCAACCGGCCGCAGTTGGCGGCCAAGAGGCAAGTATGGATCTCGAGAAGATGAAAGAGGCGCTCGCCGCGAAGGAGCGAGAGGTCGCCGACGAGAAGGCCAACAACGAGACGCTGCGCGGCGCCGCGGCGAAGTCGCTGCGCGAGGCCGACGAGGCTCGAGCGGCGGCGGCGAAGGCCACCGAAGACCTCGGGGCCGAGAAGGCGAAGGTCGCGGCGGAGAAGGAGCGCGCCGACGGTCTCCAGAAGGAGATCTGCAAGCGCGACCTCGAACCGATGGTCGGGAAGCAGATCTCGCCCGAGGAGCGGGACGAGCTCATCGAGATCGCGATCGAGAACCCGAAGCGCTACGAGCGCATGGTGGCCTCGGCCAAGGGCCGGCAGGTCCAGACGGGCCTCACCGACCGCGTGGAGCTCGGCTCGAATGGGCTGCCCGAGGTGGCCGGCGAGCAGGGCCAGGCCGGCCTGATCAGCATCATGAACCGCCACGTCGAGACCGGGGCGCAGCTGCGCGTGGGCGAGCTCGCGACGGGCGTCGTGGACGCCGCCGGCCCCGCCATCCAGCCCGCGAGCGACGGGCTGGCGAGCCTCCTCCAGCGCCACGCCGGCGCGGCCTAGCCGGCATTCGCCCAACCACAACAAGGACTATCCGCCGGCCGCGTAGCGCGCCGCGAGCGCGGGCGTGTGCCCGCTCGGAGACCAGCACATGACCGCTTCTCTCGACCCCCATCGCAACATCGACAACGCCCTCATCCGCAACTACACCGTCGCCTCCGGGCAGACGGTCACGGGCGGCGCCGAGGTGATCTTCGCGTCGGACGACGAGGAGATCCAGGTCGCCACCGCGAACAGCGCGGCCGCGTTCGGCATCGCGCGCCATCCCGGCACTACCTACATCGCCGGCGAGCGCGTCGAGGTCATCATCTACGGCACCGCGATCGTCCCCATGAAGGTGGGCACCGCGGGTGTCACGCGCGGACTCGAGGTCACGCAGACCTCGACTGGCGTCGAGGACGCGCCCGCGGCGAACCCTGCCGGCGCAACGACCACGTGGATCTGCGGCCGCGCCCTCCAGAGCCGCGTCGTCAACGATGAAGTCGGCGTCGCCATCTACAAGCAGTCCCGCATCACCGCGTAAGCGGCCCTCCACCACAGGAACACCACAGCTCAGAGCTATCAGCCGGCGCGCCAGCGCGCCGGATGGGAGACGTCATGTCCAGCAACATCATCTACGTCCGGTCCTCGGTGGAGACGCCCGGAGATCGGTACCAGCGCGCGCTCGGCTTCGCCAAGCGCATCGCGAGCGGCGACTTCTCCGGCCTCTCGCAGCGCGAAGCCGCGATCGCGAAGCGCGAGGTCGACGACCTCAACAAGTTCTACCTCGCTCTCAAGAAGCGCGAGATCTCGCCCGACCAGGTGCAGGACGATCGGTTCCTGACCAACCTGTCGGTGCAGTACGGCAACGACGAGTACATCGGCCTCATGCTGATGCCGCCGGCGGCCGTGCCGAATCTCTCGGGCGAATACCCGACGTACGACAAGTCGACGCGGCTCGAGGGGCCCGACGACGAGATGAACGGGCGCTCTACGCCGAACGAGATCGACGACGGCAACCGCAGCACCGGCACCTACCAGTGCAGCGGACGCAGCCTCAAAAACACGCTCGACTGGGTGACCCTGATGAACCAGGTCAGCCCGCTGAACGAGATGATCGACCTCACGGGCGCGCTGCTCGACGTGATGGCGATCAAGCGCGAGATCCGCATCGCGACGGCGCTCACCACGAGCGGCAACTTCGCCTCTGCGAACGTGGTCCCGGTGGCCGCGAGCAACTACTGGGACTCGGCCGGCGGCGGCGACCCGATCGGCGTTTTCCAGGACGCGACGAGCCGGCTCTGGAAGGGCCGCGGCCCGGCCAAGACCATCGCGTACACCTCGCTCGAGGTGTGGAACGTGGTCTCGCGCCATCCGGCGATCCTCGACCTCAGCAAGCACACCGTGCGCGGGCTCGCAACGCCCCAGAGCGTCGCGGAGTACTTCGGCTGGGACGGCATCCTCGTGAGCCAGGCGCGGCGCAGGACGTCGCGCAAGGGCCAGACTGCCACGTACAGCCGCATGTACGGCAACAACTTCGGCATCATCCGCGTGGCGACGTCTCCGTCGGTGCGCAACGCCGTCTTCGGGCACACCTTCCGCTGGCAGGGGGAGCGCACGCGCGTCTGGTTCGACCCGGCGCTCTACACCGACGGCGGCTACGTGGCGAAGCACTCGCACCACGAGGACTACAAGATCATCGCGTCCGACACCGGCGCACTCATCACCACGCCCATCACGCCGTTCTGATGGGACGCGGGAAGAGCAAGGGCCGGGCGCGGCCGCAAGGCGCGGCGCCGGCTTCGCCCGAGCACGAGGCGGCGGACGCTCCGGTTGACGCGGGCGCTGGCCTCGAGTCGGAGGCCTGGGTCGACGGCGACGAGGCTCCGCTGGATGCCCCCGATCCTGGGGGCGACAGCGAGGCCGAGATGCAGCCGGCCGCGGAGGGCGACCCCGCAGCCGACGCCGTGCCGGCCTCTAGCGAGTCCGACACGGCGCCTGCTGTCGACCAGTGGCCTCCGGCGGCCAGCGACCAGGCGGAGGCGTGCCAGGAGCCCGCAGCGGCCCACGCTGCCCCGCCGCCCGTGATGCCTACGCTGCGCCGCGGGCACGTGCGCGCTCGGGTGCGCGGCCCAGGGACGCTGATGGCCACGGGCTACGCGCTCACCGGCGAGCAGCGGTCGCGCTGGCAGGCCGGAGACGAGGGGCAGTTCCACCGCGGCGACGTCGCGTCGCTCCCCGACCACTTCGAGGAGCTCCCGTGACGTACGTCGCGCTGTTCTCCCAGGAGGACCTCACTGCACGCGTCAGCGAGGCAAAGCTCGTCGAGGCGCTCGACGACGACAACGACGGGCAGGTCCACCCGGCGGCGTTCCAGCGACTCCAGACGGACGCCTCGTCGTACGTCCTCGAGACCTACTACGGCACGTTCGACGCCGTGCCGGACGAAGACGCGATCCCGCCGGCGCTGAAGCGCCTCGCGCTGGATGCGGCCCAGGCGTACCTCGGCCAGCGGCATCCCGAGGTGTTCCGCATCGACTGGGAGAAGCTCTTCCGCTGGATCGACGCGCAGCTCAAGCGCTTGAAGGAAGGCGCGACGCGCATCGGGCAGACCCCGCCGGACCCGGCAGCCAACCACGGCGGCGAGATCGCGTCGAACAACCCCTACGACGACTGCCCGCCCAGGTTCGTCTTCCTCAAGGGCATGGGCATCTTCTGATGCTGCTCCAGATCCACGCCGACGCTCGCGACATCGAGGCCGCGTGGGGCGCCATGGTGATGGAGTTTGCGCGCGGCACCGTGCGCGGGCTCGTCATGGGGCTGCGCGAGGGGGAGCAGGCGGCGCTGTCCACCGGCCGCTGGAAGGACCGCACCGGCGAGACGCGGCGGAACACCAAGGGCACCGTCGACTTCCTCACGACGAACGGCGGCGTCGGGCAGCTCAACAGCCTCGTGCCGCATGCGTCGTTCCTGGAGGAGGGCACGCGGCCGCATGTTATCCGCCCGAAGGAGGGCGCCGGCTTCGTCGGCCCTCTCCAGCAGGGCCAGAGCCGCCGCAGCAAGACCGACATCGGCACGCACCGGGTCGCGCTGCGCTGGCAGGATGACGGCGGCCAGGTCCACTTCGCGCGGGTCGTCCACCACCCGGGGACGAAGGCGACCGGCTACATGGCAGCTGGCGTCCACCAACTCGAGCGCACGTTCCTCCGGGAGCTCGAGGTGAGCGTCGCCCGCGCGCAGAGCATCGCCGACAGGTACTGACCCATGGCCGACCACTACGGCGCGCTCGAGCTCGACATCCCGGCGGTCGAGAATGGGCGAGAGGATCCGTGTGGCGACCCGGCCCTGAAGGTGATCGCCGACTTCCTCAAGGCGGCCATCAACGCGCGGGCGACCACGGCGTGGCGATCGGTCTCGGCGGGGCTCGGCAAGACCGGTAAGGACAGCCCGGTCAACGAGGCGCACACCTACGACCCGGTGAACACGAAGTTCACCGAGAAGTCGCTGCCTGCGATCTACGTCTTCCGCAACCAGGGCGGCACCTTCGACGATGACGCGTCCGACTACCGGGTCGCGCGCTCCGCGTGGGTTCTCTGGTGGATCTTCCGGCCGACTACCGACGACAAGTTCTCCATCCGCGCTCCCTTCGCAAACGCGATCGGCAAGCTGATCGATGCCTCGCTCGATGACGGGCGGCACCCGGCCTACGTGCGGGAGGGGGACACCGACGTCTACGCGCCGAGCTACACGGCTGACGTGGACTCCATCAAGACGTCGTTCGCCACGGACGCGGGGGAGCAGGAGTTCTCCGGCGCGGACCTCGACGGCGCCATCGGCGGCAACGAGATGGCCCCGCCGCGGAGCCCGACGCTCACCATCTCCGGAGCGGACGTCCTGCCAGGGTCCACCGTGACCTGGAGCGGGATCAACGCCGTCGACCAGGAGATCGCCGTCGAGGTCGAGATCACCGGCGCCGGGACCTTCGACGCGAACTACGACTTCAAGCAGATCACCTCGGTCACGCTCGGGGCCCAGTCTGGTTCGAACGCTACCGCGCAGCTTGGGACCGCGGCGCGCGCGGGGCTCGGGACCGACATCTACACGGCCGCTGGGCTCCACGACATCACACCGGGCCGGCCGACGGTGAAGGTGATCAACATCCCGAGCCACAACGGGGACCCGCCGACGCCGTACGACGCACTCGAGGTGATCCTCGATGTCGAGGAGCGGCTCGTGCCCGACATGGAGCAGTACGACCTGCTCGACGACGAAAGCGGCAGCGACGGTGTGAATGCCGGCGCCGAGATGACCTTTGTTCGTAGCGACGAGTCCGTGATCGACACGGCCTTCTACGACGACTGAACCTCCACCAAAGCGAGAACAGCATGCAGGAGACGTTGCTCGTCCTGCCGAACCCGTATGTCTTCATCGACGGGGACGGCGAGCCACAGGGGGCGTGCCCTGCCGATGGGCCCAACCACGCGCGCGGAAAGCGCATGTGGATCGGCGCGAAGCTCGACACCGCGCGTACCAAGCACTTGCCGGACTACGAGGACCGGCCGAAGACCCGGCGCGGGGGCAAGGACGTGGCGTGGTCGGGCGACTCTCGCCCGAGGCCGCAGACCACCAAGTTCGTGTTCGCGGCCAAGCCCGTCGAGATCCCGAAGACGCCGCACTACCTCGATCGGATTCGCGGCGGGGAGCTCGTGGCGGCCGACGAGGCGACGCACGCGAAGGCGTTTGGAGGACGGGTGAAGTACCTGGCTCCCGACGTCGCGCTGGCCGATGCGCGACGCGCGGCCTTCGACGAATTCAAGTCCGCACACGGTAAGGCGCCAGCGTTCTCGCGCGAAGAGTCGCCGTCGAAGACCACCGCGGCCGCCGCGCCGCCCGCTGACGCGCCCACCGCGCTCGAAGGAGTCGCACCGTGAGCATCCAGATCGTCGGATTCAGCAGCGCCTTCAAGGTGCCGATGTTCGCCGCAGAGACCGTGTTCGGCGCCGGCGCGCTCGCACAGGGGTCGATCCCCATCAACCTGCTGCTCGTCGGCCTCATCAGCGATGACGGCACGATGACCGAGAACGGCAGCCCCGTGCAGGCGTTCGACCAGAACGACGCCGACGACTACGCCGGCGCTGGGAGCCAGCTCGCGCGCATGTTCCGCGCTGCATCCATGATCCCGAACCTGCGGATCTGGCTGGGCGCTCCGCTGCGCGCGGCTGGGGTTGGGGCCGCGGCCACCATCACCATCACCGGCACCGCGAGCAGCTCGGGCGAGGTCTTCTACCGCGTCGGCGGCGACACCGTGTCCGTGTCGATCGCGAGCGGCGACGATCCCACGGACATCGGCGATGCGATCGTGGTTGCCTTCGCGGCGAAGTCGTTCATGGCCGTGACCGGCGTGAACGACACGGGCGAGGTGACGCTCACGGTCAAGTCTGAGGGCGTCGAGGGAAACCAGTACATCATCCATCAGGACGTGTCGCTCATCGCTACCGGCGTGACGTCCACGCTCGGCGGCGGCGGGGCGTCGGTCACCGGCGGCGGCGTGAAATTCACCGGCGGCACCGGGACGACGGATGTCACGACGTTCCTCTCAGCCATCTTCTCCGGCTGGTACCAGCGCATCGCGATCGCGCAGAGCGACGCTACGAACCTCGGCCGGTGGCGCACGCACATCAACCTCAAGGCCGGCCCGACCGAGGGGCGCATGGAACACGTCGTCTTCGCGACGAACGGCACCCAGTCGGCCGCGGCCACGCTCTCGACGAGCACGCTCAACGACCCGCGCTTCCAGAACCTCTGGCTGCTCAACAGCGAGTCGCACCCGAGCGAGCTCGCCGCGGCCATGGCGGCGCTCCGGACGGCCACCGAGGGCGATGACCCGTGCGCAGCCTACGACGGCTCGGTGCTGCTCGGGATGGCTCCGCAGGCGTTCGTGGCGGACTGGGCCAACGTGTCGACGCAGAGCTCTTGCCTCGACAACGGCGTCACGCCGCTGCTCACGACGAGCGACGGCCGCGTGGAGGTGTGCCGCTCGATCACCACGCGCTGCCTCAACGGCACGGACCCGGACTACCGGACGCTCGACACGAGCGACGCGGTGGTTCCCGACTACGTGCGCGACGGGCTCCGGCTCATCTGGACCAGCGAGTTCAAGCCGAACAACCCGCGTGTCGCCGATGACCTGCCCGACGGCAGGGAGCGGCCCGCGGGCGTTGCGACGCCGCAGCGCTGGACCGAGCGCATGACGAAGTATCTGCGGGAGCTCGAGGAGGCCTCGCCGCCGCAGATCATCGACGTCGACGACCACCTTCCGTACTCCGAATACAACAGCGCCGCGCGGCGGATCATGTCGGTTTGCCCGGTCGTCCCCGCGCCCAACCAGCATCAGATCGGCGTTTCGGTCCGCCAGACGGCGTGAGGTAACCCATCATGGCGAAGACGTTCAGGAACGCCTCGATCTACGTCGCCACGCGCAAGATCGCGGAGATCGAGTCCGGCAACTACGAGCACATGTCCGGCGACGAGGCTCAGATCGGTACCGAAGGGTACATGGGCCACTCGGACGGCGCCGACACGGTGCGCCTGACGTTCAACACGGTGACGCCGGTCGTGGGCCATGAGGCCACGTTGAAGGACTTCATCATCAGCAAACGGACTGCCCAGATCGCCATCATCGTGGATGGCGGGGCGGAGATGTGGGAGGGCCGGCTGACGCAGCGCTCGTACAGCTTCGACTCCCGCACGGGCGCTGTGAAGGGCGCCTTTACGTGGGAGGGCGGCACGCCCACGGTCACCTGATGGGTCGCTTCCGGGACATCGCTCGCGGAGCCCGCGCACGGCGCACGGTGGAGTTTCCCATCGCCACCGGCGAGCCCGTCAAGGTGGCCGTGGGAGTGCTCCTCGACGGCGCGGACGAGGAGATCGACCGGCTCTCGCGCGAGCACGCGAAGAAGCTCGGCGTCGAGGACCCGAAGCCGGGGAACAGCATCTACGACCGCGCGGCCGACCGCTTCACGCTGCTCCTCTCGTGTACCGACCCTGAGTCGCCGGACGAGGCGCCCGTGCCGTTCTTCGCGAGCGAGGAGGAGATCCGCGAGGGGCTCGACCGCGACCGGATCGCCTACCTCGTGACGGCGCAGGCCGTGTGGCAGGACCAGTGCTCGCCGCGGCAGTTGAAGCTCACCACGGACGAGTTCATCTCCAAGGTCGTGGAGGTGGCCACGTCTCCGGACGACCGCCCTTTCTATCTCATGCGGCCAGGTTTGCAGTGGATCTTCATGCGTACTTTGGCCGGCCAGTGCATGAACTCACCAGAGCTCAAGTCGCTCTCTGGCTTGGGCTCCGGCACGAGTTCGAACTCCTCCGACAGCAAGCTGGCTAGCTGATGCCCACGTTCGCCCAGGTGACCGCGCCCCAGAGCGACGAGGACCGGTATCGGCCGCCCAAGGTGATCGACGTACCGCCGGACGCGTTCGCGTCGGACTGGGCGGAGCGGCCCAGCGAGGCGGTGGCGGTAGGGCTCCGCATCATCCCGGACGACGACCTCCAGACGGCACGCGACAATGCCGCCGCGTTCGCGGCCCGGCGCTATCTGGACCAGGTGGACACGGTGGAGGCCGTCGACTGCTTCAACGACGCTCTCCTGCGTCACAAGATCGCGCGGGCGACCTGCATGCCGGAGGACGTGCGCCAGCCGTTCTTCCGGGCGGCCGAGGACACGGTCCGGTTCGCACTGAGCACCGACGGCGTGAAGCTCCTGGCGCAAGAGATCCAGCTCTTCGAGCTCGAGCGGTCACCCGCGTACAAGCCGGCGACGGACGACGAGGTCCTGGACCTGGCGGCGCTGCTCCAGACGGAGGCTCCGTTCCTCGGCATGAGTGCGATCGACGAGCAGGCGGTGAGGCGGCTGCTCGCCGTCGTCCGGGAGCGGATCGGCGAGGCGCTCGCGCGTGTCGCCGAGCAGAGCGGCGTCGCCGCGACCGACGACGACCAGCAATTCGACGCGATGGCACAGGGCTGAGCTCCGATGGAAGTTAAAATCCGTGTCGGCGCTGCGCTTGATGCGACGGCCGCGCTCAACAGCGCGAAGCGCGTTCGTCAGCAGCTCGAGGCGGAACTCGGCAAGCCGCTGCGCGGAGCCGGCGGCGGTGTAGGTGGCGCGCGTCAGCCGGTTGACGAGGCAGCCAAGGCGGCCCGAGCGGCGCAGCGCGAGATCGCCAAGCAGGCAGCTGCGCGCAAGGCAGCCGAGGTCGAGGCGCGGCGGGAGATCGAGAAGACCGCGGCGACGCAGCGACGCGCCGACGAAGAGGCCGCCCAGCGCCGGGCACGCGATCAGCGCCAGGCGATGCGTGACGCCATGGATGACGTCCGCGCACGGCGCGCGTCCATGGCGTTCCGGCGGCGCTTCGAGCGCCAGCAGGCGCATGCGGCGGAGCGAGAGAACCGCGAGGAACTGAGCTTCGGGCGCCGCACAAGCTACCGCGCGATCCAGCACATGGGCGGCGTGGCGCGTGCTGGTACGCAGGTTGCCAAGGACATCGCGCGCGGCGCCGGGGTGCAGACGGACCTCGGGTCGCTCATCGGCGGCGCTGTCGAGTTCGAGAAGCGCGCCGTCGAACTCTCGAACCAGGGGTTCATGCCGGGCGCGAAGGGCCCCGCCGGCGTCCGACAGGACCCGCGCGCCCTCATGGCCGAGGCCAGCGCCATCGGCAACTTCGCCGCGTTTGATCCGGTGAAGGTGCTCCAGGGCCTCCAGGCGTTCGTTGCGAAGACTGGCGATCTCCAGGCCGGGCGCGACTCGCTCAAGGACATGGCCGAGCTCTCGCGCGCCACAGGTGCCGGACTCGAGGACATGGTGGATGCGGCCGGCGACGTCGCGAACGCCCTCGGCGAGACCGACAACAAGGGCGCCAAGACCGCGGCCATCATGAGAGTCATCGCGGGGCAGGGGAAGATCGGCGCGGTCGAGATCAAGAACCTCGCCACGCAGATGGCGAAGCTCGGCACCTCGGCGACCGCGTTCGAGGGCGACCCGATGGAAAACCTGACCCTGATGGGCGCGCTCGTGCAGAAGAGCCGCGCCTCCGGCGGTTCCGCGAGCGCTACGCAGGCCGCTACGAGCGTCGCGAGCTTCGTGAATACGCTCCGCACTCCTGCGCGCATGAAGGCGTTCGAGGCGGCCACCAAGAAGAAGGTCTACAACGAGGAAACCGGCATGTTCCGGAACCCGGAGGAGATCATCATCGATGCCCTCCAGGCGACCAAGGGCGACCCGGCGAAGTTCAAGAAGATCTTCGCCAACGTGCAGGGCGCCCGCGCCGTCGAGGGCTTCGCGACGACGTACCGGCAGGCCGGCGGCGGCGACGCGGGCATTGCGGCAGTCCGCGCCGAGTTCGACAAGTTCAAGAAGATCGCCATGAGCCAGGGCGAGATCTCGGAGTCGTTCGCTCGTTCGATGAACACGGCCGAGGCGAAGGTCGCGCTCTTCAACAACAAGCTGGGCGAAGTGGGCGGCCGCCTTGCTGAGCGCGTGCTCCCTCAGATGGACCGCCTCGGCCCCGTGGCCATCGACGCGGTGGACGGACTTGGCAGGTTGACCGCGTGGGTCGCGGAGAACCCGCTCAAAGCGGCGTTCACCGCGCTCGGCGTGAGTATCACGCGAGCAGCCGGAGAGGCCGTCATCCGCGCTGGCATCGAGAGCGCCATCAAGACTGGCTTCAACGCCGGAGGCGGCGCAGCGGCGGGAGGAACAGGACTCGTCGTGGGCGGCGGAGGCGCCCCTGGCAAGGCCGGGAAGTTCCTCGGGCCAGGCGGCGCGATCGGCGCGGCGGGCGCGGCGCTGGCGATCGCGGCCACGGCGGTGACCATCGAGCAGGTCGGCGAACTCGTCATCGACCGCGTGATGAACTCCACAGACGACGCGCGAGATAGAACACAGGACGCTCTCGCGTCGTCGTCGGCCGCGCGCGCCAACGCGGTGGTCTCCGCAGGCAAGCCCGGTGGCCCCGTCGACATCGCCAAGGGCGTGATGAGCGGCGTGGAGGGCATGGCCGCGCTGGGCCAGGCGGACCCGGAGGCAGTCAAGGCCCTCATGGCGGAGCAGGAAAAGCTCAAGTCGCGCGTCGATACCGCTGCGAACGCGGAGACCGGCGTCGGGTTCACGTCCTCGCTCACGCAGGGGACCATTGGACGTGGCGTTTCCGCGTTCGCGAACTACGTCTCCGGAGGCGCGTACGGCACCAGCCTCGATGCGCAGTCGCAGATGGAGAGCGACAAGGAGCAGCTCGAGGCGCTTCGCGAGCAACTGGTGCGCAACAACGAGGTCCTCAACCGCCTCGTCGGCGGGGTCCTCAACGTCAACGTCACCAACATGCCGCCGCCTGGCCCGCCGCCCGAGGCAGGAGGGGCGCGGCTTGGGCCATCTGGCGAGTTCTTCGGACCCTGAGTCATGCCCGCGTTCGACAACCTCCAGCGCGCCTCGTTCGCCGGCATCGCGTTCCCGGTCGAGGAGATCACGATCGACGGCGGGCTTCGCGATCACGTGCACGAGTACCCGCACAGTCCTGGCGGCGCGCCGGAGAAGCTCGGACGCCGGCTCTACACCTTCCGGATGCGCGCGAAGTTCCACGCGACCTTCCGGGCGTACGGGTTCACCGACCTCTACCCGCGGGCGTGGAACCGTCTCAGGAACATCTGCGAGGCTGGGCGGACCGAGGACCTCGTGGTGCCCACGCTGGGCACGCTGAAGGCCTACGCCGTCAGCTGGCCGGAGACGGCCACGGCTAGGCAGCGCAGCGGCGTCACGGTCGAGTTCACGTTCCGCGAGGACGTCGACACCTACTTCATGAACGGCCTGCTGAGCATCTCCAGCGCGTCGATGGAGCAGGCACAGCAGCGGCTTGCATACATGGCCACCGTCTACGAGCAGACGCCGCCTGGGCAGGTGATACTCGAGGCGATCCCGACGGACCCGGTGAACGCGCCGCTCGTCCCGCCGCCGGACGCCGCGAAGCAGGAGGTGCTCGACCTTCTCGGTGCCATCGACGCGGCGTTCAACCTGCTCCTGAGCATCGACGACCAGGCCGACTTCTACGCGACGCTGGCCGAGATCAAGGTCAGCCGGGTCATCGACCTGTGCAAGGAGGTCGCGCGTCGCGCCGAACTCCAGGATGCGCGCAGCGCGAGACTCCGGGAAGCGCTGCTCGGCGCGTGGTCCACGGCGGATGACCGCCGGCGAGACATCGAGAAGAAGCGCGAGCAGATGATTCTCTACATCACGCCGATCGACATGAGCGTCACCGACGTGGCCAAGGCCGTGTACGGCGATGCGTCTCGCGCGATGGAGATCCTCAAGCTGAACGCGCTGCGGAACCCGTTCCTGATCCCGCGAGGCTCGGCGCTCAGGATGTACAAGCCCGGCGTCAAAGCCGCTGCCTGATGGCCACGTTCAGCTCCGACACGCGCGGCGGCATCGACGACCGCGTGCGCATCACGCTCGGCAACTCCGAGGCGCTGGTGGTCGAGCGGTACACGGTCAAGCAGTCGTTCCTGACGCAGCCGTCGACGTTCTCCCTGTCGCTCGGGCATGCGGGCGTCGTGCGAGAGCTGCTCCAGCGATTCCCGCCTGGTACGCCGTACACGCTCTCGATCGGGACGGTGCTCCAGCAGACGGGCCGCGTCGACGACCAGGATGCGACCGGGGACGCGAACGGCTCCTCGGTGACGCTCTCCGGGCGCGACGCGCTGGCCCCGCTCATTGACGCGCGCATCACCGCGGACAAGAGCTACACGAACGCGACCTACGCCGACCTCGTGCAAACGGTGCTCCGTGAGTCGCTGGGCGCTGGCGCGACGCTGCTCTACACGAACGAGCAGAACCGCTCGACGCAGGCGGGCACCACGATCGTGCAGTCGGACCTACCCATCGACCCGGTGGGCGTGCGGACGGCAGCCTCGAAGGAGCGCCCCCTACAAGCGAAGGTCGGCGAGCTCCGGTACAAGTTCCTCCGCGACCAGCTCGACCGCGCCGGCCTGTTTCTGACCGCCGCGGCCAACGGCGACTTCATCCTCTCGGCGCCGAACGCCTCTCAGCCGCCTGTTGCGCGCATCGTGCGCGGACGCGGCGAGTCGCTCCGGGAGGGGAACGTGAAGTCGTTCCGGTACCGGAACGCGACGTCGGGCCGGTACTCGCGCTGCACGGTCCATGGTCGCGGCGGAGGGGGCAAGGACGGCCGGCAGAACTTCACCGGCGAGTACGTCGATCAGGAGATGGTCGGCTGGGGCTTCGACCGGCCCCTTTCTGCGCGCGATCCGAAGTGCGCGACGGCCTCGCAGGCCGAGACGATCACCCGCCGCAAGATCGCCGAGTCGAGGCGCTCCGGCTGGTCGCTGATCTACACGCTCGCAGGGCACACCACGCCTCGGATCGGCGGCCGGGACCGCGTGGTCTGGGCCGTAGACACGGTGGTGGAGGTCGACGACCAAGAAATCGGCATCGCCGGCACGTTCTGGGTCGAGTCCGTCGAGTTCTCGCGGGGCCCAGAGACGAACACCACGATCACGCTGATGCGCCCGGATGACCTCGTGTTCGGCGGAGAGAGCGAATGACCCCGATCCCGTTCGACCTCGGCATGAGCGCGTACACCGCGCGCGACGCGGACGGCTTCTACCGGATCCAGATCGCCGGGTTCACGAACGCCGGCTCTCAGCCACTCGAGGCGTACCACCCGGTCGGCTTCCTCGGGCGCCAGCGCGACCCGGAGGTGGACGCGGCCGGCGCGCCGAAGCTCGGGCCGACGACGCTCTACGGCTACGAGGGCAACCAGGGGCACGCGTTGCCGCTGAGCGACCCGCGGGCGATGGCACTGCTCCCCGAGGTGAAGCTGGGCGGTTCGATCCAGTACGCACACCTCGCGAGCGGCGTCGCCTACGCGCTCTTCGACGGCGACACCGGGGCATGGACGCTTCGCGTCGGCAGCAACACCGCTGTCGTCGATGAGACCAGCATCGAGCTCGGCGGGGCGACCGCGAAGACGCTGGTCAACGCCGACCTCCTCACCTGGATCACGTCCGAGCTCATCGCGAAGCTCGCCGCGGCCCCCGGTGGGCCGATCACCGTGACTCCGCCGAGTAACGTCACCACCACCACCACGCGGGCCGCCTGATGGGCGCTGGCAGCTACGGGGCGGGCGTCGGGCCCGCAGGCCACGACCTGGCGACCTCGGCGTCCGGATCGCCCATCCTGCGCGGGCACGGGGCGATCTGGTACGACGGTGCCGCGCGCGACTACCTCCTCGACGCGCAGGGCAACTACCGGACGGTTCACTTCGTCGACCAGAAGGTCGCGCTCGCGCTTGTGATCCGCGAGGGGGACGTGGCCGGCGTCCCAACGCTCGGCTCGCGGCTCGCGCTGCTCAAGCGCGGCAGCCGGACGCGGCTCCAGGCTGCCGCCGAGGACGCGGTGCGCCTCGCGCTCGCCCAGATGCTGGCCGACGGCGAGGTGGAGCTCGGGCGCGTCGACGTGGCCAGCCCAGCCCGCGGGAAGCTCCTCGTGACCGTCTACTACAAGAACCTCCTGCTGATCGATGAGACGCAGCGCCAGGTGCGCAGCGTGGAGATCGCTGCCTGATGGCGAACGACCAGCTGCCGGGGACGATGCTGCTCTACACGCGAGAGCAGCACGTCCAGAAGTACCTACGCGACTACCGCCTGGTGGACCCCGCCGCGGAGACGGGGCCGGGCACGCAGCCGTACAACGACGCGTCGGCGCTCGCCGATCAGCTCGTCGTCGTCGGCCACAACGCCCAGGTCATCGCGAACGGCACCACGGACGCGAACAGCGCGGGAGAGTGGCTCGAGGCGCGCGGCGAGGCGATCGGCGTCGAGTGGGGCGAGGCCACCGGCGCGAGCGGGTTCGTCCAGGTGCGCACATCGAGCGGCGGCGGCTTCATCGACGAGGACGTCGAGATCCGCCACAAGGCATCGCGGCTCCGGTTCAAGTGCGCGGTCGCCGACACATACGTGGACGGGGACATCGTGCCGGTCATCGGCATCGACACCGGCCCCGAGACGAACCTGGACCCCGGCGAGGCGATGGAGTGGCCGAACCCTCCGGTGGGCATCTACCCGACGGCCGAGGTGTTCGAGGCTTCGGACGGATCCGGGCTCACGGGCGGGCGAGCGAAGCAGACCGAGGAGGAGTACCGCGAGGATCTCCGGCAGCAGCGAGCGAACCCGCCGGCGAGCGGCAACGACGCCGAGTACGTCAAGGCCGTCAAGAAGATGCCTGGGATCGGCATCCAGCAGGTGTTCACGGTTCCTGCGATCCGTGGGCCCGGCACGACCGGAATCATGTTCACGCTGCGACCCGCGCGCCCAGGGGCAACGCGGATCCCGAACGCGGCGCAGCTCGCGCTCGTCGAGTCGAACCTGCACATGCAGTTCCCGGCCGACGACGGCATCTTCATGTGTGAGCTCCTCGAGCAGGAGGTCACGGTGGTGCTCCGCGTCCGCTGGTCCGGGAGCGCCGCTGGCTTCGTCGACGTGGTGCCATGGCCGACGTACGTAACGCCGACGGTTCGCGTGAAGTCGAGCCCGACGCCCACCGCGACCACGTTCACGCTCTACACCACCGCGTCTTCGCCGCCGAACCCGGCCATCGGGCAGACGATCGCGTTCTTCAACCAGCCCACGGGGCGCTTCGTGCGGAAGCGGATACTGAGCGTCTCCACGTCGCTCGTGAGCGGCGAGACCCGCTGGGCGATCGTGTGCGATACGACCAACAACGCGAGCGACACGAGCTACACGCCGGCCGCGGAGCAGCTGGCCTCGCCGTGGAGCGACTCGTTGAACACCGTGGGCCCGTCGGTGATCACGCACTTCGACGGGCTCGGCCCAGGTGAGCAGGTCTCCACGTTCTACGATGCAGGTCGTCGGCAGAAGCGGCAGCCGGAGAGCCCGGGGGAGTGGCCGAGCCAGGTCACGAACCGTCTCGTCGCGCCGATCTTCTCCCTCAGCGCTGTGGCCGACGTCGTGCTCTCCGAGCCGACCGTCCCTTACTCCACCACCGTGGGAACCCCAGGCGTCGAGTCGTACCTGCTCACGCTGGGCGACCTCGCGATCCTGAAGCAATAGGCCATGACCGACGCACTCGCAGAACTGTCCTGGAAGCTGGAGTCCGGAGACGGTGGCCCGCGTCGTCCGTCGCTCGCTGACGTCGGCGGGGCGACGCTCGAGGACGACACCGAGTTCCCGCCCAACCCGGCGAAGCACCCATACGCCGACCAGCTCAACCAGTGGGCGATGCAGATCGAGGCGGTTGGGCGCACCGTCGAATCGCTGGTGCTCTCGGTCGAGATCTCAGGAGGCACGCCGGCTCTCGTGGCGTTCACCTGCCCCCGTGACGACATGGAGATCGACGATTTTACGGTGACCGACAACGGCACGGGCGACACCACGATCACCTGGCCCGCGGACACGTTCCCGCCGGAGCTCACGCGGCCTGAGCTCACCATCAACCAGGACGTCGGCGGCATCGTCGGCGGCACGGCCGTGTCGGTGACCAACGGTGTGCGCGTGCGGACCTACGATGGCTCCGGGGCAGAAGACCTCCACTTCACCGTGACGCGCCGCTGATGCCGCTCCTCTCCAGGTTCACGCCATGCGGCTTTCTCGCGCTGTCGAGCCGCCCGTCGCACGCGGAGACCATCTTCCGCGCGATGGTGCGCTCCCAGGGCGACGCGTACGCCAGCGGCGGGCCGCACGAGGCGAAGATCTACGCGCAGGCGATGGGCCTCGCACGGGTGCAGTACGCGCTCGAGCGCGCTGGTAACCAGCAGTTCGCCGATCGCGCCACCGACTTCTTCGACATCCTGGAGCACGAGCACGGTCTCGTTCCTCGCGCCGACGACACGATGGCGGAGCGGACCGCTGAGCTGTCCGCGAGGATGCTGCTCCCCGGCGGGGCGTCGCAGTCGAACGTCGAGCGCGCCCTGACCGAACTCCTCGGCGAGGACTTCGTGGCGTACAGGCCGACGACCACCGACGAGATGGTCCTCTACCCGGAGAACATCGGCGAGTCGCCGATGAACCTCCAGGCTCCGAACGTCGTTCGGAAGCGCCTGATCATCACCGGCGCTATCTCCACCGGGCTCGGGGCGCCGCAGCAGGTGCAGTACCTGGAGACGCGGACAGAGGCCGAGGACACGGCGCTCCTGGCCGCCGAGGAGGACGTCCTCGTCGTCGGACCAGGGACGGCCACCGAGGAGCGCGTGACCGTCACGGCGATCTCCACTGTCGGCGACGACCATTCCCTCACGGCCACATTCGAGCAGCCGCACCCGCCCGACACACTGGCCATCACGGCGCCCTACCCGATGTGGACCTCGACGAAGCGGCACTCGCTCATCGTGCTCGCCGCAGATGCCGCCGCCGACGCCGAGACGCGGCGGAAGGTGCACGACCTCATGCGCAGGATCGCGCGCGGCGTGAGCACCTGGGACATCGTCGGGGAGTCGGACCCAGGCGAGACGGGCCCGTTTCTCCTGGACGAGTCGCTGATGGATCAAACGCCGTTTGACACGGTGGAGTTGTAATGGCGAACTTCGTAACGATCCGCCCCGGAGCTGTCTGGGCGGGCAACAGCGCGCTTCTATCGTCCGAGATGGCCGCGATGGACGAGCGCTGGCCGAAGCTCATCAACGCGACCGACGGCAGCACGCACGCGCCAGCGAACCCGATCATCATCGGCGGGGCCGGCGTCAACGTTACGGGCCCGCTCGACGTCGACGGCGACCTCGACCAGGACGCCGGCAGCGAATGGTCGATGAACGGGGCGGTGGAGTTTGAGGATGGCTCCACGCTCAGCATGGAGGTCAACTCCACGCAGGTCTTCGAGACCGGCAGCCTACTACAGATCAACCCGAGCGCCGACGTCAACATCTTCGGTAACGCTACGTGGCAGGACAACAGATGGCCGCTGGTGACTAGCCGAACCGTGAAGCGGTGCACGTGGCGCCTCGCTTCTGTGACGTACGACGGCACCGCCCCTGCATCACCTCGAGCGTGGCTGGAGACGACCCTAGATGGTCCGGCCATCAAGACGAGCGCAGAGACGACGGCGAACTACTTCTTCGTAGAACTGCTGGACCTGCCGGACGGCGGCACGCTCGACAGCGTGACCATCAGGACGCAGGGGGTAGACGGCAACAGCAGCCTGACTCTCCCGGAGTACACGCTTTTCCGATGGGGGATGGGAGCCACGCCGGTAGATCTCGGCAGCGCCAATGACGCGCACAACCCGTTGTCTTGGACCGCAGAGGCGAATACTACGCTCACGCCAGACGCGCCGGTTACAATCGACACCCAGTATCACTACGGTATTCAGGTGAGAGCGCCGTACCACGCCAGCGTGGCAGCGTCGATGTACGCGATGGACTTTCAGTCGTCGATTACCATCGAGCAGCTTCGAGGCTAGTCTTCGCACACGGCTAGCGGGGAATGGATGATGCCCAAATTGGGGTCGCAATAGTCGTTGGTGCACGGGTCCCCGTCGTCGATCTCGTCTTCCGCGTGCCTCGGCTCGCCGTTTTCGCAGTAGTCGGACGTGCAGGCATTCCTGTCGTCCAACGGCTCAGGCTCACTAGTGACGACGCAGGACCCGTCGCCGGCGCAGGTCTCTAGGCCGTTGCACGGGTTGCCGTCGTCGCACTCGCACGGAGGCGGACCACTGCCTCCGGCACCACCATCGCCACCCGTCGCATCGGCGCCGCCTTGCCCTGGTCCGGCACCTCCATCGCCGCCCCAGGTCGTCGAACTGCCAGCAGCCCCGCCGGCGCCCTCTGCGAGTTCCAGCGGAGGGCAGTCCTCGCAGAACAGCGCCTCCTCGTCCGTCGGAGCGCATGGGCCGAGGAACAGGATGATGAAGAGCAAGGCGGCCATCAGACCTCAGTGCCGCATGGTACGCACGGGCGGACGGGGCCGCTACGCTGTACGCGCGTTGCGTGGGTCGATGTGCGCTACTGGATGCGCCGCCCGGTGGACCTGACCGCGAGATCGCCGGATCGGTTGGCCTCCGGGCCCAGGCCCAGGCGCGACGCGACCTTGTTGACGAAGCACACGTTGTCGGCGGCGCCGCACTTGAAGAGCCGCTTCGTGCACTCGATGGCGTTCACCCGGGCGTAGCTTGCCCCGTGGATGGCGCCGTACCGTTCGGACGCATCGGTCGGTCGAGAGTCGCACGCCTTCGCTGCCGCGCTGCACGCGTCTGGGAGCGCCTTGCGGCGCATTGCCGGCACGAGGGCCGCGCGGTTCTTCTCCAGCCAGGCCACCAGGTCGCTGTGGAGCCGTTCCTGCCCGTCGGCGTAGAAGCGGTGGGCGTCCTCGATCTCGTGACCGCATGTGCTCGTGGCGGATGCACCGGGCGGCATGCGGGCCCGTAAGCCATGGACCTCAGCCAGGACGCCCTTCTCGCAGGCCAATAGCGCATCGAAGCCAACCGTCTCGTCGTGGCACTTCGCCCAGCGCCAGTCGGCCGCCGCGACAGCCTGCCCGAGGTCGTAGTAGGCGCGGAGCATCCGGACCGCGTCGTCCGCCTCAGCATCTTCGGCGCGGCCAGCACGCTCCGCCGCAGCTGCCGCCACGTCACGCGGCGGACTGGCCGGCGGTGGGCTGCTCGGACGCTCCAGCGCGACACCGACGCCGGCGACGACGACCACCCCCGCGATGATGAGGCAGCCGAGCCCGCGGCCCGTGAGGCCTCGCTTCTCCGCCGGCGCCGACGCCCCCGCATTGCTCATTGGAGCAGGGTAGGCGCGGCGACCGGGCGGCGTCCAGCGTGACGTACGTTCATGTACGTCGACAACGTTTCGATCCACCAGCGGCCCGCCTCCATGAGCGCGGGTCGCGCGCATCTCGGACGAACCCATGCCCACACCCAATGCGACGCTGCTGGCCAGCGTGAACGGCGGAGCTCCGACCACCGGCGGCATCACCGCGGCCGCAGGCGACACCGTCCAGTTTACCTTCCAGAACACCATCGGCTGGCGCAACAGCTGCCGCTTGGAGCTGTCGTTTCCCGACGGCTTCTCGCTGCCGTCTGGCTGGAGCTCGGAGACCGTCGGCGGCCACACGGTCTACTACGTCCTCGGGAACACGACGCCGCCGGTCATCACGCTGGGACCCTGGGGCAAATACATGCCCAAGCTCATCGTAAACGGCGGCGTCGCCACGGATGAGGCCACGGCGATCTCCGTGCCGTCCCCGGGCGGGCTACTCGACCTCGGGCATCGCGAGGCCGGGCAGTTCGGAGGTTCCGCAGAGGGGTGGGCGGCAGACCAGCGCGCGAACCTGCGGACGATCGAGGCCGGTCTGGGCGGAGGGAGCGGTGTCGTCGCCCCCACGGCCGACACGCTGCTGCTGCGCGGCTCCGCTGGCGAGGGGCGCGTGGCTCGCATCGAGACGTCGATCGTGCGCACTACGGCTGGGGGGGACACGGTTCTGCAGGAGGGAGAGGACACGTATGTCCGATTCCGCTCGCAGGACACGTGCGACCAGCCCGGCGACGTGCGATTCGACGCTTCGACGGGCGAACCGTTCGCGTACGTAGACGGGCGCGGCGAAGTCTCGCTCCGGGAGTGGACGGTACGCGTCCCCCGATTCGCGCCGGACGCCGCGGCGGGCGATACGGTCGAGATTCCCATCAGCGGTCCGCCTGGTGTCCTGTGGACGATCACCGCTGCTCGATACATCGCGAACGACATCCTGTTCGCGGACGCTTCCAACTACGCAGTTCTGAGGGTGCGAGTCAATGACGGCGGGTCGTTCCTGGGGGACGCGGCGATCGGTAACACCACGCCGAGCGGCACCAACTCCACCGGCGATTGGGTGCCCTACGCGAATGTTAATCTGACGCTTCAGGCTGGGTTGCTGGCGTTCCCATTCAATGGAACAGACCGCATCGCATTCGCGATCGGCAAGGTAGGCACCGGCGTAATCGTGCCGGCCGGGGTACTCGAGGTCGTCTGCGTGCCTTGGCAGGACCCCTGACGGAGGCCCCATGACCATCGCCGATCTTGTGCCCCTCGTCGTCGCGCTGGGCGGCGGCGGCGGCATCTATGCCGTGATCCGCGGGCTCCGCGGTCGATCTGCGCCCGACGCCGACCGCGAGAGCCCGGTCCCGCAGGACCGGAGCGCCGAGCGCGGGAGCCGCTGCGTCACGCACGCGGACCTCGCCGCTGCCCTGGCCCAGCACCGTGTCGAGTTCGATGCGAGGATCGACTCCGCCGAGGCGGATTGCGAGCGGCGCACGCAGGAGGCGGCGGAGCGTAGCGCGGCCCAGTACGAGCGGCTCGCCGGCCAGCTCGGCAGCGCGAAGGAGTCGGTGGCTCACGTGGTCGGGCTCCTCGAAGGCATCAGGTCGGGGCAACCCCAGAGCAGGAGGGGTCGCTGATGCGCACCTCAGGGACGGGCACCGAGGCGGACATCACCGGGCGGATGCGAGCCGTCATGGACGGCGGCTACTCCGAGGCGGAGCGGGAGGCCGGCGCGCTGCTGGAGAGCCTCGACGAGCTCATCTCGCTGCTCGACGAGGTGCCGCTCGAAGGCCTGCTGGAGCCGCGCTGCGCTGGGGAGTGACCCGTCAGTGCGCGCGTTCGGGCGCGGCGGCGTCCTTCTCCAGCTGCCGCTGGTAGGCCTCGCGGCGGGCGCGGCGCCGGAGCTCCCGCCCGCGGGCCGGTTCGAGGTCGTCGAGGCGCGAGCGGTCGAAGCGCTGGTCGGCGCGGTACCTGGCGACCTTGGCTTCTAGGCCCCTCACCTTGGACCACAGCCAGAAGATCAAGAGCCCGCATAGCCCTGTGCATGCCGCGCACACGGCCAGAAGCAGAGTCAAGATCCGCGCCGGTTCATCCACAGGGTGAGCGTTTCATAGCTTACCACGGCGCCGAAGGCGATGAATTGGACCGTGCGCGCGACGATCCAGTCATCCACGGGCACACCGCGGGCGTAGGCGAAGAGCGCGGACGCCTGACCGACGGTGAGCGCAAGCGGCACGAGATGGTGCGCCATCAAGACTTCGCCCTCCCGGAGGCGACGCGCGATCTCGATCCCACCCAGGACGAACACCCCCGTGCAGCAGAGCGCCGAGAACGCGCCGTAGAACCACCACCGCGGCTCGAGCCGCAGGGCAGGGTAGGCGAGGGCGGCCCCGATGGCTGCCACGGCCCAGAGCGCCGCAGCCGGCCACGGCGAGCGCCTCCGGAACACCACGATGGCTACGCCGAGGAGTGCAGCCGGCCAGCTCAGGAGCAGCGCCGCGTGCGCGTGCAGCAGGAGCGCCTCGGCGCCCGCGTACGGCACCGGCTCGGCCTCGATGCGGGCAGCGATCGCCCACTGCGCCAGGTCGTGCAGCGGAACCCACAGCAGCGCCAAAGCGACGGGTCGGTAGAACGGCCACATGGCGCGCGTGCCCCAGCCACGCCAGAGGGCGAGGCCGAGGAGCGCTGCGAGGCTGGTGAGGGCGGACAGCAACGTCACAAGCCCGTGACGGTATCACGGGCGGTCTCGGATCAGGTGGTGCCCTGCTTACCACCGATGGGCGGGGGATCGACGGGGGCCGGGAGCCGGCCGCCGATCGGAGGCGGATCGATGGAGCGTGGCGCCGTGGCCGCGTTGAAGGCGGCGATCGCTGTCTCTACGGCCTTGATCTTCTCGCTGAAGTTCAAGGCGCCCATTCCGGCATCCTTAGCGGTCGCTCGATCCAACAGGTCATCCGCGACACTCAGCAGCTTGTCGCGCACTTGATCAACAGACTTTGCCATGCGGTGACGTTAGCACGGCTGCGCCGTGCCTGCGTCCGCTCTCTGACAACCCGTTCCCCCAAGGACCAGATGCACAGGTTTCTCGTTCTCATCATCTCGCTCTTCGCTCTCACCGCGTGCCCGCCCGTGACCCCGGCGCCGCCGCCCGAAGCGGGCGCCTTCTCGACCGCCGCCTCCGGAGCTGGCGGAGACGCTGGGAGCGCTGAGGCCTCGGCCACGAGCGCCGTCTCGTCGGTCACCTCCCCCTCGACGGGCGCGCCCACGGATGGCTGCGTCGGCCCGAGCCCGAAGCACAAGACCTGCGACAACCCGGGCGATTGTTACGATTCGAGTGCCTGTACGGAGGACCTGTGCGACCTCGGCACGCCGCCTGACCCGCCCGATCCGTTCGGCCGCAAGGGGACCTGCCTCTGGAAGCTCATCGCGGATGGCGCGCCCTGCGACGTCTCCCCGGGCCACGACACCTGCCGGGCCGGTGCGTGCTGCCCGCCGGTTGATGGCGACGCTGGCGCGACCACCTTGCAGCTGCCGGAGGCGAGGTGACCATGCTCGCCGCCCTCAAGAGCTGGAAGACCACGGCCGCCAGCGTTGTTGCCGCCATCGGCGTGGCCGCGCAGGTCGTGGTCGAGATGGCCGAGGCGCCCGCGAAATGGCGCCTGATCGCGATGATCGTCAACGCCGTCGCGCTCGCGGTGCTCGGGGCCGTCGCCCGCGACAACAGCAAGACCTCGGAGGATGTCGGCGCGGCGAAGACGCCGGGGCCGATCGTCCCCGACGACGCCGTCCGGATCCCCGCTGGAGCCGACGCCGAGGCGATTTCGAAAGCTGTCCAGGCGGCCGTGACGTCGGCGCTCGCGCTGCGCAAGGCTGGCGGCGCCCCGCCGGAGCCGCCGCAGTGACCCGCGCCCTCGCGATCCTCGTCGCGCTGGTGGCGCTGCTCTCCGGGTGCGCCGCCGGCGTCCAGGACATCGGCCAGCAGGACCGGCGCGCTATCACCGCAGCCGACGCCGCTCACGCTCTGGTCGCGGCCCACGACCTGCTGGAGGATGTCGGCGACGCCCTCGAGGCGGTCCACACGGCTGCCGCTGCCCGAGCGCGCGCGACCGCACCGGACGACGCTGCGAAACACCGCGCGATCGACGAGGTGCAGGCCAAGTTCCTCCCGGCCTGGGACGCGTACGAGGCGGCGCAGGCCACGTACATCGCCGCGGCAGCCGTGGTGCGCGCTGCGCAGCTGGCCGAACTCGCGGGAAGGGCGCCCGACCCGACCGCGATCGCCGGGGCCGTGCTGGCGCTGATCGGCGCGTGCGATGCGCTCTCCCGCGCAGCTGCCGCCGTGGGGCTGCCGGAGCTGCAGAAGGCGGTGGGGCGATGAAGTCCGAGACCACCTGGACCGCGGTCGCTGTTGCCGTCGTCGGCCTGGCCACCGCGCTCGTTCGCGTGTTCGGCGGCCGTCGCCGCGCCGCGCCCGCAGCCGCGCAGCAGCCGCCCGCCTCTCCGCCGCCTGTGCCACCTGCGCCAGCCGGCCGCCGTGACACCGCCATCGCCGCCGCCGCACACGAGGCGGTCGAGCGTGAAGCCGCCGCGCGCCGGCCCGAGCCCGCCAAGCCCAGCGACGACTTCATCGAGCCGAGGGATCTCCAGTGACCGCACGCATCATCTCCGCTGGCAGCGGCGAGCGCCGCGCGCTGGTCCTCGCCTACCTCGTGCCTCCGGTCCGCCGCCCCGGCGACCCGCACCTCGACGACCAGATCCGCGCGGCGCTGCCCGGGGCCTGCGTCATCGCGTACAGCGACGCCGACGGCGAGCCGCTGGCAGCGTCGGAGGCGCGCGCCCGCGCGACAGGCT